TGCTCCTTTCCTACCTTGGCTTGCACATCGCCGACCAAACCCTTTTGCTTTCTGGTGATGTCCTTCTGGAGGATGCCCTTGGTGGCTCCTTGACCAGCCAACAAAGTGGCCTTGATGCGGCCTTGCAAGTCCATACCCTTGTAGTAGTTCTTGATAGTGTTCAAGAACTCCTGAGCTGATCGGGCACTCATCGTCTTACCAACCTGCTTCAAGAACTTCGCAGCCTCAGCGATGCGAAGATTGAACAGGGATAGATCTGCCGAGACGCCACGAAGGATGGCGAAAAACTTGTTGGCAGCCATCCCAGATTCCTCCGCTTCCTTTGTCATGGTCGCGAAAGCCAATCGAGTCTCCTCGATACCCATACCCATATCTCGAACCATCTCAGCTTGGAGTTGAGAGATTTCGGTGATAGGGACACCCAGCAGTCGGGAATAGGCAACAGAAACCGTGGTGATCTGTGCTCCGAAGTCCTTCATCGTTTTGCCCGCTGTCTGGGCATCACGGGCCATCATCTGGAGAGAGACACCTTCTTGAGTCAAGGTGTTGAGCACCTGCTGGTGTGTCTCGTTAGTGATTCCCCAATCCAGATTCGTACTAGCATCGAAGGCGGCATCTCGGATGCCATCGAGAGTGTCTTCTAGGGCTCGACCCGCGATCCTGGCATCCCCTTGCGCCTGGTTGAAAATCTCGATGGTGCTGGCTGACTCTAGTATCTGCTTGTTGAATGCCTTGGCCTGAGCCTGGGCATCGATGAACATCGTCACGACCTTGACGAGAATACCTGCCACCGTAACCAACGTAGGACCAAGCTTTGAAAAGACCCCGAGAAGCTTCCCGACTCCGGCCGTCATGGCTCCACCAGCAGACTTGTTGAATCCAGCAAGTCCTCCTTGAGCCTTGCCAGCAGCTTTCATGGCAGCCCCTTCTTGCTGCATCTTGCCGCCCTTGGCGAAAGCTCCTAGAGCCCCAAGCTTGATTCCCTTCTTCAGCACCTCCCCGAAGTTCTCGGTTAAACCCTTGGCGTCCTTCGAGAGGAAGGAACTGAAGCCCTGCTTGAAAGAGTCCTTGATCCCTTTCTTGAGTTCTCTTGACTTCCTGACGGCCGCCGCCAAATCCTCGGCCATCTTCTTTGAGCTACCCTTGTCCTTGAACTGTTGCTTGACACCCTCCATCCCTTCCGTCAACGCGGCCAGGGATTTGATCTGCTCATCGATAGCTGCCGTCTCATCTTCGGTAGCGCCGACCTTCTTTTCTTGAAGGTCAGCCAGTTTCTTGATCATCCTGGCTTCTGCCTCGTAGGCAGTATCGAGATCCTTGACGGATGCTAGGAGATTCTGGTTGGCGTCCTCGATGTCCTCGGCGGCATCCACGCCCGTCTTGGCCATCTTCTGAGAAGCCGTAGTGACCTTCTGAAGATGCTTCCGCATGTCCCGCTCGAACTGGGACATCCTCTTGATCGCAGTCTGTACGTCAGCCTCGACCTTAAAACTGAGGACTTCTTCGTTCTTCGGGTTCGCCACGACTACTTCTTACCTCTCCAAGGAGTTCCTGGGGACCGAGCAGGTGGAAGTGGGACAGCCGCAGAAGGATCACGATCCGTCTGCTTGATCGCTACCTTGGGCAGATTCCACTTCTCCATGAACTCTTCGTGTTTCTCGTCATAGAGTTCTGGATAAACGATCTGCGAGGCCGCTTTCTGCGCACTGATCTGCCGACTTCTGGTGAGCCGTTCACGCACCTCCTCTGGCGAAAGTCCCCGCAGCTCGGTACTGCCAAAGATCGTCTTCCCCCCAGATTCCTTCTGGTGCTGTTCGGCTACAGCACGAAGCTGCTCTGCCTTCTGAGTGTACCCCTCACGAATCCTACGCTCGTACTCATCAACAACCTGATCATGCCAATCCTTCTCACCACGGAGAGACTTCTCTAACTGGTCAGCCAACTCGACCACGGTGTTGGCTACGTGCATCTGGGCTCCTGGCTTCTCTGTTGGTCCATCCATGGGCTCACCAAGAAGAGCGTGACGCAAGAGTTTGTCCCTACGAGTGATCTGCTCGTTTCTTTCCTTCTCTCTGCGATTCTGGTCATGGGTGTGGATCTTGTTCATCCCCTTGCCAGCCATCGCACCCGCAACGAACTTCGCGTTCTCCCAGTCGCTCTCGGACTGATACTTGAGATCCTCGTAGTAGTTCAGCGCTCTCCAGGTGAGCTGTGCCCAGTTGAGCCCCAACGTGTTCGTACCCAGAATTCCTGTGACTGAGGTGGAAGTGAGATCCATACTCTGGAGCTGTGCCCACCGAAGCCTCGAAGCAGACTCGTAGGCAAACACCTCCGTGAGGAACACAGCTCGATAGGATCGTCGATTGATTTCCGAGAGGTGTCGAACTACCTTCTGTCGAGCTGTCTCCGGCATCTCCGAGAAGAACTTCCGCAACTCCGAGGTCCACTTGTCCCTGTCCGGCAAGATGTTCTGACCGTCCACCATCAAAACGCCGTAGGTCAAGAACAGGTCGTAGTAGTCTCTGATCTTGCTTGGCCTCTGGTTGAAATCCCCACCTGTCACGAGACTGATCATCTCGTACTCGTGGTGATTGATGGACTTGAAGACGAACGGGACACCGTTGATTTCGGCAAGCTGGGTCACGAACCCACGAAAGAGCATAGGCTCGACGTCCTTGTAGACCTCCGGCCTGACCTCGGGAAAGGCTTGGGGAGGAGTGACGTTGATCTCCCCCGCCAACTCCTTCTCAAGGGCCTCTTGCTCTTCCGAGTAGGACTGGCCCGAGTCGGCCATGCGTTAGGCCCGTCGTGGAGGAGTGTACCTGGGGTTGATCCCAGCCATTGGAGGCTTGTCCAGGATGGTCGTCACCTCTTTGGTGTCCATAGGCCCCGCTCGTTTCAGTTCGACCGCCTCAGATGCCCCTGGGGCCTGTAGAGCGGCCGGAGGCACATCCAGGGCCTCTCCCTCCAGGGCAGCTATCTGGGCCGCTCTGGAAAGGCTCTGGGTGGGTACAGCAGCCTGTCGGATGGCCTCCGGTACCTCGGCTCTCCTGGAAGCCGAGATTGGACCGACGGTTTGCGGAACAGGCACATCAGCCACTCCCTGATTTAAGGGAGTCCGGTTCTGCATCAGAGCTTCCGCATCGACCGGAGGCCGGTCCGTTACTTCTTCTGGAGAAACGGACTTGGGAGCCGCTGTCGGTGCTTCAGGCGTCCCGAGATCAGAAAGCTTCTCTGTGGCTTCTTCCAGTTCGGCCTTGGTAGACTTGAGAATGAGTCCACCATCATCGAGGATCCGGATCACTAGATCCGGTGGCAGTTCGGCAGTGGACTCCAACATCTCCGCGAGCAACCGACGGAATTTTTCCTCATCGGTCTCCTCGGCGATGGTGAAGGTGATCCCTTCTTTGGCTTTGGCTTCGGACAAAGCCATGACCTCCAGGAGCTTCCGCCAAGACGATATGATGGCCTCCCGACTCCAAGTCCGAAGAATGGTGTCCCGAAGCCAAGCATGCTTCTCCAGCTTGATGACTTTGGATGTCTCTTCGTCTTCAACCTCGACGAAGTCCACCTCCCGGAGGTCTACCCCGTCAATCTCGACGATGGATCTAGCGAGATGACCGATCTGAAAGGCGTTCAGATATGCCAGCTCCTCCAGATCCTTGCCTTCTTCGGAAATGGCCTCGTACTCGTCTGGAGTGAGGCTCCGAAGAACGATTTGGCAGCCGGCTACAGTGACGGCCTCCTCAACAAGACCGACCTTCTTCGCCTTCTCAAGGGCAGCCTTGAGCTTCTTCGCCTGCAATACAGCCATCTTCATCTCCTTTACATTTGAGAGACGACGATGACAGCGAAGGTTATCTAGATCTGATCTTCGGCATCACCGCCGTCTAGGTCACTCTCAGACGAGGCCAGCGTTCTGAGCGGAGAGCCCACCGTTGCCAGCGAACCTGAGAGAGAAACCCTTACCAGCACTGCCGTTGGCACCAATCGGCGCCAGACCAGAGTCGATGAACTCACCGTACTGATCCGTTCCGGTGATGATGTCAGTCACGGTCACAGAGGAGTTCTCCGCGACGATTGCTGCATCCGACGTGTATGACGAGGAGTAGCTGTTCATCCAGCATCCCTCGAAGAAGGTGAAGAGGGCCTTGACAGTCACCATCTTGGCACCTTCACCACCACCACCCGCAATCGTCTGGCTCGTGGCATTCTTGATACCACCGGCTGCCTCAGCACCCGTGATGCTGTCCGGCAACGAGGCGACCTCAGAGAAGACCAGCTCTTGCTTGACGTCGAAGGGCCACCTGTGGTGACGAAGAGAACGAACCAAACCCTCGATCCCGCCCTTGTACCCGAGAGCCTGGAACAGGTTCAGGGTGTAGAGCAAAGTCTTGTTGATCGTGAGCGTCATCGGCTCGGTCACACCCGGCACCAGCTCGGCGATCATGTCGCCGAAACCAACACCACGCACAGGGTCGATGGTTCTCGACTCATCGTGGGTGAACTCACTCACAGCACCGATCTGCTGGAAGGAGGTCTTACCGACCGTGTATCCGTACACCTTGTTCTTCTGAGAGATCGCAGCACGGGTATTGGGCGCCGTGCCCATGCGGTAGATGTAGTTTTTGGATGCGTCGGCTGCCATGGTTGACTCCTATTTGATCTGATACGATCTGGTCTCAGGACTTCGGAAAGAAAACCCCGTGGAGCTGATCCGCCTGGGCGGCCAGCTTGTCGAGATCCCCTCGTACCCACGACTGCGTCAGGTCCACATCCCGGAGGATGCCTGCAACCTTGGTCGAGACACTGTGAAGATCCGCCTTGGCCTTGGCAGCATTGAACTTCTTGCCAGCCTGAACAAGACTGTCGATCTTCTCGTTGGTCTCTTCCAGGTTCGCCAGGATCTCTCCAGCGATGGTCGAGTTCTCCTGAAGGACATCGTAGGAGAGCTTGGTTCCAGCCGCCTTGGCCGTAGGAGCTGTCTCGACGGGAGGAGGCGCATCCCCGACTTCAAAGACGGGAGGGTCGCCGTAACCGTAGTACGTTTCGTTCTTGCTCTGGTTCGGCGACTTGATCTTGTTGGCCGCAACCACGAAAGCCTGTCGGGCAGAGGCAATCCCTTGTGCCTGCTTCGATGCCACTTTCTGGGTCAGCAGGGTCAGCGCCTTTTCGGCCTGGGAAAGGGACGCTTCGAATGCCTTGAAATCGTGCATGGGATTCCTCTCTTCTGTCGTGGGTGAATCCATAAAAGGACTCTTGGTGCCAAACCGTGCGCGAACTGGCTTGAGCAGTTCCCACATCTGGTTCAAGTCCACGTTGACCATGGTCTCCCCGGAATTGAGAAACTGGTCCAACGCTGACCGCAGTCGGCTCCGGTCGCACAGGCCACCCAGGAACTTGGCGACGGAGATTCGGCCGAGGGTAAATTTCTGCCCGTCCGGGGTCTGGACCCAGTCTGTGTTCCAGTCCGACCCTACCGTGACCAAAACCCTAGCCATTCAACCAGGGTGGCTAACGAATAGTCTATGCCCGGACCAAAACCCCTACAATGTGGGTCGGCAGCAAGTAGGTGCCTTCCTCTGGTCCCCAGAGCCACAAATCCTCGGCTACCCACCCAGGAAGCTCCCCCATGGCCTGCTCTGCCTCGTTCAGAATGGCTGCGGCCCTGGGGAGGTCCAAGGCCACAAACGGGCTCTTGCGGGCTATTAGAGCGTCCCGTCGGCCCTCTGACGATGCTGGCCCAAACAAGACACCACGGAGATGCCCCTCCCGGTACAACTCCACCCAGCCGGTCACCAGGTCTCCAAAAGCCTCGGCCAAAACGAACCCGTTTGTACCCACATCGATGACCCTAGGGGGCGTCTCTTCCGGAGGCAATGCCGGGAACACCCCTTCAAGAACATACTGCCGAAGCCATTCGACAACAGTCTTGACCCGCTCACCGCGTCCAGGTTTGTCGCCAAGGTAACTCCGAGCGAAAGAAATGAACCTGGCCAAATCCCGATCCATGTGAGCAAGCCCGGCAGGTCCAAACCGCCCCAGGTCACAGTGGAATACAAGGTTCGCCATCGACGGGTGGATCGCAAGCTTCCGATCCAGGAATAGAACCAGAAGGAGCACCTCGTCCAGGTCAGTGATCTCCCGAGCAACCAACTTGATGGGGAGAGGACGACCGAAAATCAGATCCCGGTAGAACTGCTGGAGAGCCGACTCCCCGAACTTGTCTGGGTCCGAGCGGTAGACGAAAGTTGTCTCCGACGGCACGAAGTCTCCCAGAGCAATGACTGGCTCGGTCTGCTCTGGAGGGAGGGACTCGTCGAGAACTACCTGAAGTCGGATTTCTTCCACGAGGAGAGGCTACACCTACCGGGCGTAACTGTAATCCTCAGGTTCGCCGTTTTCAGATGCCGCACGAGTCTGCGGGATCTTGGCAAGAGTGATCCCATTACCAGTCCAAACCACACTCTCGATGGTAACCGGCACCTTACGACCATCCTTGCGGGTGACTAGAACTGTGTCTCCAGCTTCGACTTGTCCCTGAACACGAACTCCCCAAGAACCATCCCGCATCTTGGCAAAGGTGGCTTCTGGTGCTCGCCCGGGTGCCGGTGCTGGACGTACCGAGGAAGGAGGGGGAGGTGTCGGCCGAGCTTCCTCAACAGGCTTCTCGGCGGGAGTCTCTCGCCGACGAGTCTCGGCCCAACTCTCCCAGAACTCGTCATTGTTCTCGTACTTCTCGATGTTGTCCTCGACCCGATCCTGAAGAGAATTCCTCCAGCCCTGGGTTCGCTTGACGATCGGGGCTTTCCCCTTCTCCAAAGGGCGTCCATCTTTCAAGCTGAGGAGCTGAACTCGGATCGCGTCTGAACCTACGCCGGCACCTGAGCCGGAATGAACTTGTACTGAAGTCCAAACCCGAATACCTACGAACGGACCAAGCTTCAAGTCGTAGTAGTATTCGTTGTACTGCTGTCCTTGCTTTGGACGAAGACTGCGGAAAGCCCTTCGCAAGAACTTGTCCATGTCTTCGAGCGAGACTTCTGTGTATTGAGCAGCCATCAGTGCTCCCACTCGTCGGGGATAATCCCCTCGTAACCAGCCATCTTGCTCAGCTCACCTTGAACTTCCGGAGATTCCTCGATAGCTGGTGTAGCCCCAGGTTTTGGTACGTTCTCCCCAAGCTTCAATCCAGCCTCGCCTACGAACGGACTGACGCCTGCTGCTTTTCCGCCCACCACTTTGGGACAAATTACCGTGAGGTTCATGGCCGCTCGGGTGAGAGCCACATAACCTAGACGACGCTCCGACTCCAACTGCTCGGCTTCAACTTCCGGATCAGGCGGCGGTTGCCCAGGCTTCACTGGCGGCTGGATGGGGAACTTACCCAAGGGCATTTGAACGTAGCAGTTCTTCCACTGGGCACCTTTGACAGAGTGTACAGTCGAGAGGAAGACTCCAGGAGGGGCCTTTCTCTGCTCGGGCGGTAGAGCTGCTTGCTCCTTGTCCCACTTCGTGATGTCGATTCGAAGCTCACGGGCTCGCTGGCCGTATCGCTCCATCTTGGCCTTGAAGCCTGTTGGAGTGTTGGGGTCTGTAAGGAGATCCCCAGGATCCGTCGGATCTTTCTTGGCCAGCTCGTAGAGGAAACTGATGTTTCCAAGGCCCTCGGTATCATCCTCGTCCTCGGTATCATCGTCCTCCGAGACACTATCCCGGAGATCCGCCCTGAGACTATCCCTGAAGGTCTGCTCAACGAACTGCGCCCGACCTGTACGGGGATCCATGACAGCCACAGTGCCCGTCATCCCCAAGATCTCATCGAACAGATCCTTGGTCGTGTATTCTGGATTTTCAGAATTCGCCTGCATCGAACCCAGACTACGCTGAATGTCCTCCAGCTTCTCAATGGCTTTCTGGAACTTGAATCCAGCGCGAACCCTCGTGAGCTTCTCGGCAAGCACAGATTGGAAGAATGGATCTCCCAAGGCGACCAAAGGATTGACCGTCTTGATGTCTTGACCATTCCGCTTGGCATACGCTGAGAGTGCGTCACTCACGGCCGTGGAGCCAGCCTCCGGAGCCACGAAGAAACGATTGGGCTTGTTGATGACTTCGCCAAGAGCTGCTTGCATCTTGCCGAAGTCATCCCCAGTCGCAAGCTGGACGTAGCTGAGGAACGCTTTGGTTTCGGGTGAGCCAAGGAACGAAGAGGCTCCTTTTCGAGCGTAGGGGACTCCACGAATGATACACGCTGTCTCGAAAGCGTGTTGTTCCTTGTTCGTCCGGGTGAGGATAGCATTGTCAGCTACATCTCCACCAGCTTCAATGTTGGACTTGATCTCCTCGACAACGCTCAAGGCAGCTTCGGCTTCATCCCCAGGGTTCTGAACCCGAACAGAACCGACTCCACGAACTTTGGCCGGAGAAGGAACAGCCTCCATCGGGATCTGCCGCTCGTTGTTGGCGATGAGCTTGTTCGCACACTCGACGATTTCGGGCTGACACCGATAGTTCGTCCGAATCAACTTTGTCTGCCAACCCTCAGTCGTGTTGAGATTGGTGAACAGATCTGGACGAGCCCCACGGAAGCCGTAAATGCTGTTGTGTGACAGAATCCCACCACCAACGAAGTTGGAAGCATCCTCCACATCAAGGTCGAGGAACGCGATCCCATCGACTCTCTCAACGGAAAGGATCTCCTCATGGACTAGGGATCCCTCAGGACCGGCAACTGCAACGGACATACCTGAAAAGAGAGCCGAGGCTGTCAGAAGAAGAAGCGGACCTTCATCCACAGCTAGACGACGACACAGGTTGGCCTTCGTAGCCTCCTGCAACGCCTCAGCAAACGACAGAGCCTCTCGATAAGAACTGAACCACTTCCGGATACGCTTGGTTCCCTTCGAAGTGGGATCCCAGTGGATGGCAGCGGATCGCAAGCTTTCATCAAGGTCATCCCCCATCCACTCCATCGCCACCTGCGTGTTGTGAGAGGTGTGGGCGATCATTTGGATAGTCCTACGAAGACGACCGTGCTTCGAGTACGAACGCGACATCCAATGTGGGAGGTCAAAAGAGAGGTGTTTATCCTCCAGGATTCGGCCACCGTTTTTGCCAAACTCGGCAAACACAGCGTCGATTCTGTCCTGATTGATGCCTCGGTTCTCTCCACCAAAAACTGCGGTAGGTACACCGTATTTGAGGGAGTAGGTGATCTCCTTCAAGAGGGCTTCCTCACGATCCTGGCAGATGTCCAGGAACCACATCCTCTCGGCCTTCTCCATGAAGGCTCGCCCACCAAACGAGTTGTAGTAATCCTCCGAGTAACCCTTGTTGGTGATCCCGACTCGGAAACCCATATCGTGCCGGTACATGAGGTACACAGCAACTTGGCCCTCGGGAACTTCCGGTTGAGTTGCCCAAATCTTGTGGTTGGGGGACATCGTGAGTGTCCTACCCCCAACCGTCGTAATCTTGTAACCCCAAGTCCAGGCACTTGGCTTCACACGCCGGAGCTTCTGAGGGACAAGCTTCCCGTTTCTGTAGGAGATGACAGAGGAACCCTCAGTGAGTTTCTCTGCCGGAAGACAGTTCCCGTCGTGATTGACCAAGACAGGGGTGTCGGCGGCCACGCACTGCTTATCGTCCCCGCAAATCCACAACGACTTTCCATCCTTACCGTCAGTGACCTGCTCGGACATCTGAGAGATGATGCTGAACTGAACTCCGGAAAGATCCTGGGCCTCGTCAACAATCAGGTGGTCGAACATTCCCTGAAGGGTCTTGCGGACCATCGGCTCCCGCTTGAGGATCCCATCGAAGATGGTGAGCATGTCATCGAAGTCTCCGAGTCGTTGATCATTGGGACGCCACTTTCCCATGAACGACTCATAGCCCTTCGAAGAACCACAAGGGGGCTCCCAACCAGGGAGTGATCCCTTCATCCCTTCATACATCTCGTACCAATCGGCTGAGTCTAGCTCTTCCGGTGTACGAGCAAGAGCTTTGGCCTCGGCCGGGGTGATGTTGTTGCCAGACCACTTGCTCTTGGCCATGAGCACGGTCTTGAGCTTCGGTACCTTACGCTCCTGGGGAGTATCTGCTGGGTAACACTCCGACCAGATCCGCTGCACAGCCCGAGCAACGGCTCCACCTCCCTGGACGAACCCACCACGATCTTTCCCGAGACCCATGGCCGAACGTTCTTGGGGCGTACCGTACTCACCGATGAACTTGCGGAAGAGCGAGTGCATCGTGCCTACGGACATCTGATTCAAGATGTCCCCGCTGGTAACAGAACCGATCTTCTGCTTCAGCTCGTTGGCAGCCTTTGCGTTGAAGGACGTGACCAAGATACGGCTCGGTAGAACTCGGCGTTCCTTGACGAGATACTCCACTCGGGAAACCACTGTGGTGCTCTTACCCGCACCCGCCCCAGCCGCCACGAGAACACGACCATCCGTCAAGGCTGCTGCTCGCTGTTCATCGTCGAGTTTGCGGAGAGGGTCTGGGATGTTCTGTGGTTTGCTAGGATCTCCCAAAGCAGCCGTAGCAGCCGCTACAGCGATACCAACGGTCTCAGACCGAGTTGGAGGAGTATCGACCTCTCCGGAAGTCTCCAGTGCCTTCTTGGCCGCACTGGTGGCCTCCTGCTGAACCTGATGCAAGACCTCAGAGTGCGTCGTCTTGGCAATCTCGATGTCCTCGACACCCTGGGAACCTGCCGACTGAACTTGCTGGTTCAGAAGAACGCTGGCTTGGTCCGTCGCTTCATTGGACGCCGACTCAACCGCGTTCTTAGGGATCTCCCGCTGAACGGCTGTCTTAGCAGCCAGGGCGATCCAGTTCTTGAGGCGGGTGTTCCGCATGGTGATCGCAGCGAAACGGTCGAGGGCCGAATCCGCATCGTCGATCATCGAAGCCGAAATAGCCTCGCGAATTTCCTTCAGGGCTCGGTTCGTTTGGAACACCACCCGCTGGGTTGCAGGACCCCCACGAGAGAGAACAGTCCGTAACAAGAGAGCACGCCGACCAGCGTTGGCCGGATTGATAGCTCGAACAGCCATAGCCCGAGCCAGGAGCTTCTTGTGGGCTTCGGTCGGAAGTGTCTCGTTCAGAGCCTTCGAAAGGCCCTCGGCAATCATCGCATCCGAGATACGCAAGAGCCGGACGCCCGAGGCCGTAACCTCATCGGCAGGCTCCTCATTGGTCGCCTCTTCGACGTAACGCATGTACGTATCGAGAGCGAGCAAAAAGACCACATACTCAGCGATTTGGAGGTCCCCGATAGCCTCTTCCTCATCGGTAACAGCCCGAAGATTTCGGTTCATGGCCTGTCGAACGACCTGGCGAGTAACGGTTTCGTCCACGGTTGACCTTCCCCTACACCGAACCGATAAGAGAACTCGCTAAACCGGCGGGATCTTGGTGTATCCTGGTTCCGGGATGCACGTTCTTTGGAAAAAGAGGACCCACGCCACGAACCGGCAAATGGGTGAGCCAACGTGTCCACATTCCAGAATCCGGCATCCCGTACTCCTCACGCCGGTCATGAACTTCTATGATGTCGAGACCCGGAAGTACCGGTACGCTTGGCGGATTGGTCCGGGCATACGGAAGTGCTGCTTGAACAATGGCCTCGCTCAGGCTGCATGGTGGTGGGAAGTGGACCAACGGTTCAAAGACTTGGCTCGGGATGGCTTGGAAGACAAGGCCCTCGAAGAAGCCCTCCTGGGATCTCGGACCATCATTGAGGATCTCCTCAGGATGGTGGTCCCGAAACCTTGTGCTGCGGACCGTCGAGAGTACCAGAAGCTTCGGGCAGTGTACCAGAACCGCCGCCGGGTCCGACTCAGGATCCCGTCCTTCGCCAAAATTCTTGGAGTGAGTTGGCCTTGTTCAGAGATGGACCTCAAAATGGTTTGGAAACGGCTGGCTCTCAAGCATCACCCCGATCGAGGTGGGAACCAGGAGGAGTTCATCCGGGTCAAGGCTGCCTATGAAGCTGCGATCCAGAGGATCACAGAATGATCGAGCCGTTCTACCACCCCATCTGGACCAAAAGGGCTAAGTCCCTTCAAGCCTGGTTGCGTAAGAACGGCCCTCGCCCCACTGACCAAGTGAAGGAATGGGCCAGGACCGAGAAGCTAACACCGACCGTTGTCACCAACGTTCTGGCGTATGCGGACGGTACCTACATTCAGCACTACAGAGAAATGTGGTGGGCCTCTCCTATCGAGCCCAACGAATTCAACAGGAAGGTGTGGGCTGAGGTTCGCTCACCTGAGGGATATCAGGGTGAATCCGAATCAGCCTCGGACGAAGATCCTGTATCGGAGCCAGGTTTACCAGTCCTGGTCGAGCGTCCACCCGACAAACCTCATCTACCAACGTAACCCACATGTCTCTCGGAATGGATGCTGATCCCGCTTCCCAAGCTTGAATATCTGGCACGGTGACGCCAAGAAATGTCGCAGCATCCGCCTCAGTCATCTGTAATGCCAATCGGATGAACTGGAAAAATTGGTTGTGGATCATCCCGAAACGACCCAACGTCGAGGCTGCCCGGACATAGCAAGCATCCCGGTCAGCCTGAGCAAAAACTGTGGGGCCGGCCGCTGAGGAGACCCCCTGAAGGGAAGCAACGAACTTGATACCCGTTGTCCCGACAGGCATCAAGAAGTCTCCAACGATCGGGATCCCTGGCCGAACCGGATAGATGACTGTCCCAGGAGGTTTAGGAAGAACCGACATCTACCAGATCGAGGTCCACAAGAGCTTCCCACACCGATCTAGGTGAACCCGAGGACTGCCTAAAAGGCTTAGGCTCGGGTGCTGACTTCGCTCGAACAACAGCATCCAGGATACGCTGGACAATAGGCTCCAGATGCACACCTCGTTCAATGAGGTCAAACCGCCTTGTTCGAATAGCTTCGAGGCTGATCGAGGGGCTCGACTGAATCTCGAACTCTGGAATCTGAACTCTCCGAGCAGCCAATAACTCAGCACCTCTCGGATTGATCACCCCCATACCAGAAACTTCCTGAATGGTGAACGACCCTGGAAGACCATGCACTTGAACTTGATCTCCAGGCAAGAGACCACTCTCCAAGAAATCGGGCGCCGTAACTGGGAGGATCCGACTTTGTTCAAAGGGGGCGTACAGGGCTAAGATGTCTTCGTAGTCCTGTCGAGAAAGCATCGGAGCCAAAGATCGAAGCCCCTGCCCCTCGATTTGGTTGAAGATTTCTCGGAGACTCTCTAGAGTCAACCCGGATCTATCTTCAACTCCACCTGTAGAGTAGGTGGGAGCTGGGCCATTGAGTAATTCTACGATGCGTCGGTCCTCATCTTCCTGAATCTCTCTGACAGCATTGACTCGAATTCGGTCTAAGTTGTAGTAAAGTTGAGGCGGACCTGGTGAAGGTGTCTCCGACGAAGACCTTGCGAAATAAGGGGGATCCCGCAAGAGCGTTTCCGACGACGAACCCATTGCCAAGGCAAGAGCTTCGGCTACACCCGCCGTTGGCCTAGTGGGAGGCATAGGGCACTAGGATACACCAAAATGACGAAAGGGCACCGGGTTTCCCAGTGCCCTTTCGGATCGGTTGCTCGCTCAGATCCTAGCCCGCACGTTGAACGTGAGAACGAGGTACAGGAGCGGGAAGATCGGCTGGTAGAAAGCCGAGAACCGAAGGATGGTAGGATCCTCCGGATCAACCTCGGCTGCGATGCCCGTGTAGGCCGCCACGATCTCGGCCTGGACGAGCTGGTTGAACAGCGAGGTCATCGTGACCTCGACCTCATTCGTACGGGATGCCAAGAACTTGGTCCCGACGAACGCATCGAGAACGATACGGCTCTGCTGCTGGACGAAGTCCGCGATCTGGGTGACCGTCGGGAGACGGGTCAGAACCGAGGACATGTCCGTGGTGAGGCCCTGACGAACCCGGATGATGGGGTCCAGGTCTTCCAGGAGCGTGATGCCTGCCACGGCCGTCTGATTGGCCTCCACCGGGTCCAGAATCCTCGGGATCCGGGTGAAGCCCTGGAGGCGACGACGGGTGTACGGAGTCGCTACGTCCACCGCTGGGCTCACAACAGCACCCGCCAAGGCCGCAGCCATGAAGGTACCGTCCACGAGCTGCTCGTAGCTCTCACCCAACTCGTTGTTGAGAGTGATGACCGCCGAATCTGGGTAGACAGCGATCATGCGGTTCGAGAGTAGAGCCTTGGCGATGGTCTGGGCGTTCGTTGGGCTGGTGCCAGAAGCAAACCCGATGAAGCCGAGGCGCTCCGACTGGTTCCGGATGTTGCTCTGTGTCTCGACGTGCTGGAGCAGGTAGTTGTAGACCTGAGTGCTGGTCGAGAGCGGAACCATGATGTCCGGCTTGACCTGTCCCGGCAGCGGAATCGCAAGCTCCTGGATAGCCGCAATGAAGTCGGCATCCGAAGCTTGGTTCGTATTCGGAACCTTCAAGACCTGCTTGATGCCAACCAGGACAGCCCCGTTGAGGATGGCCAGGTAGGCAGCCAAGCTGACCCGATTCTCGGCAGCCAACGGACCAAAGTTCGCCTCGATGGTCTTGAACTGCTGATAGAGACCTGCCGAGAAGTCCTGCTTCTGGAAGAAGTAGGTGATGTAGTAGAAGTCTCCGATTGCTGGCTCCAGACCGCCTGGATTGAACGTCCGGATCGTCGCCGTATCGTTGACTCCGACATTCACCGTGTCAGTCACGATGGTTTCGATACCTGGAATCGACAGATATGGAATCGCAGGATTCACATTCCAGGTCGTGGACACGAACATCGTGAAGAAGCCACCTGGGGTGTAGCTTCCCGTCGAGGCCGGCAGGATGGTGAACCGAAGACCTGTGGTAGCATCCGTGTAGGTCTGGCCCGGAGCACCCGTGCCTCCAGAACCCGACGGGTGAGACGAGGTGACCGTGAAGCTGTCACGGGAATTCTCACCATTGTCTCCGGAAGTACCAGCAGTGACTCCAGTGCCCGCTGTCTCGTTGAAAGCACTGGCTGTGCCCGTAGCAAAGGCCACGGAAGACGTTGCAGCGCCCGTCGTGAGAGACTCGATGGTGATGTAGGTCGCACCATCGATCTCACTTGTGTAGGCCACACCATCCGTAAGGAACAATGCCGTGTCATCCAAGGCATTGACAACCTCTTGGGCCGAGACATTCGTGGATCCTGCCGAGTCTCCCTCGGTGAGACCAAGAATGACCAGGGAGTTCGAGGCCAGAATGGTGATTCCGGACGCCGCATCCGTCGTCGTGCTGGTGAGCCTCAGCTTGTTCAGGTTCGCCAAAGTGCCCGCAGAGGCCACACCAGCAAGACCAGGAACAAGGTTGATAGCTGCTGCCACCGCAGCCGTGGTTACAGCCGGACCCGTGGGGAGCGAGATCACGTAGTCGATCCCATCCACTCGGATATTCAGCTCGTCCGTGACACCAGCATCGATCGCGAACGGCCCCACAAGCGTACCCAAGATGGTTGCCGGCTTGTTGAGGGCATTCGGGCTGCCAGATGCAGCCTGGAACGTGGCGTACCCAAGAACCGTCTCCAGCGTTCCCTGGCGAATGCTGACAGCCGAAGCATGGTCAAAACCACCCGGGAGTGCTGCCGGAGTCGAGTAGCTCCGGATGATGAAGAGGACATCCGTTGGGGCAGCGCCAATTTGGACGAAGCTCGCCAGATTGTTGGGAGCAGTACCAACGAATGGAGCCGCAGCATCGATGGCTGCATTGATGTCGGCCACGATCTGGGTCGGTGTTCTCAAACCAGCCGTCACGTTAACCGTCACATCGGTTCCATCGATGGTCAACTCCAACACGTTGTTTGGAGACGCCGGGATGGTGATCTGTGTGGCACCGCTGACAGCGACATGATCGCTTACGAGGTAACCTCGACGAGCTGTGTTGAGGTTGGTCGTGTAGGTCACACCGTCTAGCACCGTTCTCCACTGATCGGAGAATGTGGTGAAGAACGAGTACGGTTCGGCACCCTCGATTGTGTAAGCCGCATTCTTAGCAGCCGCCGTGGCAAACGTGACCGTAACGGTCTCGTCTACCGGAGTACCAGCTCCCGTGTGGAAGGCGTCGGGCACTTGCTCCACACCACGAGGCCACTGAACAATCTCTGGCAGACCCGTCTTCACCCCGAAACGAACCTGTCGGAGATTCGACTGGGTTGCTGTCGAGAAAACCTCGAACTGACCGAAGCCCACTGCACCTGCCACCTTGTTGGTCAAGATGTAGGTGTCATCGACAATTCGGTTGTACCAGAAAGTGCAGAATGCCTTGTGATCCGGTGGGACCGGAGTCTTGAGCGTGAGGATTCTCGTCGAGGAATCCACCGCCACGACCTCGACCGCAGAACGGCCAAGAGCATCTCGGAGGTCACGGCCTGTGTAAACCACCACCAGGTCCGGACGATCGGTGCTGAGACCGATACGCTGGTTGGTGATGGCCAGATAGGTGGACTGCCCGAGAGGCGTGTCTCGACCGTTGCCCGTCGTCGGAACGGCCGGGAGAATGAACTTGGTCGTTGAAACAATGGCCGGAACGACTGTCGTATCCACGTACCGAGTTGCCTCAGTGAGGTACAACTTGTCGTCCACCAAAGTTGGGAGGATCTGGGTGTCATCGAACACCTCAGCCCCAGGGGACCGCAGAGTCGAGGCCACCGAGACACTGGTTCCCCAGTGAACGATGGAGACATCCGGGCTGGGGTTCGAGATGACGAAATCCTGATCCTGGATGAAGTCCGACCTGCCAGCAGCAAAACCACATCGAAGAACCGATGTGACCTGGGTGTTCGGCAGATAGTCGAACGTGTCCTGCCAGGTGTTGAAGTAGTATTGGATCGTGACCGTGCTACCCGGGGCCGGGGCCGAAGGTAGCGTCACAACACCGTTCGTTCCATCCACGGCCGTCGGGATAACCTGGACCCCGTTGACTTTGGCGACCACCTTGGAGGGATCGGTAGTGGTGATACCACCATCGGTTCCGTCCACGATAGGACGCTGGAAAACCCGGAAGTCTACGTTCCGAGCCGTCGAGGTGTTGGGGGCGAACCCAAGAGCACCGTTGGCATTACCCGAACCAATCACGAGCGAGCTAGCCGAGAAGAGTCGGACATGCTCACGACCCTGATTGTCCGTGAAGACCAATGTCGAAAGACCTGAGATCAAGGCCGCATCGATGAGAGCCTTCAAGGCCGTGGCAGAGTAGCCACCTGGCGGGCTGGCAGCGAACACGACGGTAGTCTCGGCACCGTCCACTGTGAGAGTGAATGTGTCGGTGGTCCCGGCCGTGATGGTGAAAGGACCGTAGGCCGGAGTCGTCAGAACGGCCTGGGTTCCAGTCACCTGCTCGGAAACATCATCCGTGATGACTGTGTCCGAACGGTGGAAGTAGTACGTGCAGCGGACATCATCCTCGGGCTGTGCTGGCACCTGAAGGACGACGTAGCCGTCAGCGCCCTGAACACCACCCACGGCTACCGGAGAACCGTTGACCGTGACTGAGACTGACCGGGCATCGTTGGTGACCCGGCCGAAGCCCTGGCCATCCACGATGGGGTAGTTGCGGACCCGGAACTTTGTCAGGAGACCGTTGGCAGCTCCCAGGACAGGGTTCGCAGGGTTCGTGTCATCGACGACGAACCGTTGGCTGTCATCCTCACGGACGATCTGTTGGTCCAGGTTCGAGCTTGAACCACGAACCATCTCCAGGTCGTACTGCGCGAGTTCTTCCTGGCCGACACCAATGACGAACGGGATTCGAAGCCCGGCGACCAAGTTGGCCGCATTCGCCTGAGTGAGGGTACGAGTGTAAACTCCCGGCGGAACGTACGTAACGAAGGGACCGAGGGCCATGATGTAGAGATCCTTTGGATTGAGTGCTGTCTACATTTGGATCTAGGGGCGCTTTGATCCTCATTCACATCTGGATCTCTGGCAGAAGCCTAGAAGGCTCTGCCTACCGATGGTCAGGCAAAAGACGGATTATCACTCCCCCTCACCCACAGCCTTCCGGACCCGTTTCACATCCTCGATCAAGCTCTTTCTGGCCGCATTTCGCTCTGGCGTCACCGCCTCGTACTCGATGTACGTGTTGGAAGGTCCGTGCTTTCGGACGAGACCAGCGGTCTGCCCACCCTGACGGACCTTACGTTTGACTTCCTCCCTGTCCTTGATCTCCTGCCAACGTGTGTCGGCACTCATCCCCACAGCGATGTCAGCCGTCGGGTAATCGTGTTTGGTGACCCCCGAGTTAGCTTTTTGAGTCCCCTCGGTCACAGCGAAGTCGAAACCAAATCCCTGCCCATCCCAAAGCCGTGGTGCCGCTTCTTTGCATGAAGGACAGGTGTGGGTGGCATGCTCCCCCATCTTGAGATTGCGATCAAACCGGACGCTGCAATTTGGGCACTCAAAAGTGTACTTAGGCACTTCAACCTATCCGTTCGAAGAGGTCATTGCGACCTACAATAGCCGGTCTCGTGGAGTAGAACAGACTGCTATACGTCGCCTTAATCGTAGAAGGAGGAGCCGTTCGCTTGGAAGGGTCCATCGTTTCTTCACCTTCCTTGGTCGTCGGCGTAACCTTACTCAAAACGAGTGGGAGTGGAACGTGCATCTCCCAATCCGCTCGGAGTTGAACCGCCATTGAGGCTGTGTAGAAGTACAAGTCACCCGTCTCATCAGCGGGCTCCTCAGACTCGCCACCCATCGAGACATCCACAATCTCGATCCCTTCGTACTCCAGTAACGGCTTCTTCTCGCCCCAGAGATACATGATACAGAGATCTGCAATCTCCTCCATCTGGATCGGATCACGGGCTATCACATCGAAGTCGAACGAAGCCTCGAACTTACCACCGAAAGCATTGGAAGCATCCACGCGGTCCTGGTAGATGACGACAGCGATCTTGTCCCCGGTTTTGGCTCGTTTACCGAACGCTAACACCACCCCCGGAAGCGCCGTGAAGTTAGCCTCATTCCACCGGAAGTAGAGAGGGCCTACAGACGGCACAGCATATCGGTAGTCCGCCGTAAGTTTGGTTCCGGAGGGGAATCTAGCAGCGAAGTTGATCTCTCCTGTCTGATAGTCCACCGTGAAGTCACGGTTCTCCGTCAGGAGAAAGTTTCGATTCTCCCAGAGTCGTACCGTTCCCAGGGTAGGGATTTGCTGGAGCTGGGCCGTTGTTTCCAGACCCGTCTGCACCTGCAAAAGAGGTTCGTCGATCTGAGTCAGAAGAGGATCAATGGCAAACACACCCTGATCACCTGGATGTTCCGGGGCTTTCAAGATCTCGATGTAGTAGATCCCCGGTAAGGTTGGAAAGGTGTCGTTGTTCGCTCGAACCGCTGAAAGATCTTCCCGAACCCACTCTAGAGGGTACTGGGGTTGACCCACATGGGCTAGCATCACGTGGCTTTGCACAGTGCCGATGAAGTTGTCAGCGGAGAGCTGTACCTTGTTAGCACTCGAACCCTTGACCACGATTCCAAACTGAGGACGTTCCTCGAAAGCGAACTTGTTCTGGATCTGGGGGATGATTTTCTTGTAGACGGGATGCCGACTGAAACTGTCTTGCAGTTCCAGAATCAACCGACGCTTGAGGGCTCCGATCAGGTAGTAGTACATCAGATCAGCCCTTCCTGACTCAAAGCACCATAGACAGCCTTGAGAATCCTGCTTCGGTTGGCTCTAGTCAGATGGGGATCTATCGCTTTCCATGTGGTTGAGAGCTTCAGCGACAAGTCGATGAGATGTCTAGGATCCCTAGCGTTGTCCCGGATCATAGGAGTCGTAGCGTATCGAAGAACCTCATCCACGACTTGCTGCATGAAGGCACGGATCTCTTTAGGGTCATTGATGTAGGCTACCTCATCCGTGACCACCTGCTCACCCTCAGGCCCACGCTGGTAGTAGGTAGGCTCTCGACCCTCGAACATCGATTCTGCTGCATGGGTCAGCTCATGAGTGAGAATCGAATACAGTCCGTAGGCAAGACATCTCTCCGAGGAGCACCCAGGGTAAGGTTGCATCCTCCCACCGGTTACAGGGTCCTCGTCGAGCCACTCCTTCGGGGAAAGCGCACCATTCAGCCAGAGAGTCACCTGAACTCGGGCTTCACCCTTCTCCCACTTACGCTTGCCAGAGGATCCTCCGAGCACGGCCGCCCATTTTCCACGGGCCGCCTTGGACTCCACGTACACGTACGCCCGCAAAGTCTCCTTCCCGTCGGAGGATTCGACTTCGATCACACCCGAAGCAACACCTTGAACTGCCCCAATCGGGTCATCTTCGGGTTGTCGCTGTAGCCACCGTAAGATGTCGGGAGCGAGTTCTTTAGCTACGAACCTCACCACCTCCCGCTTGTCAATAGGGATCGGCCGGGTCGCTACCCGGTACCGACTACTGACACGGTAGGCAAGTGGGTCCATCCAACTCAGTATTCCTGCTCAGCTAGGACAAGCATACCTTCGGCAACTGCTGTCATGGGATCACGAGCCGCTCGGACTTCACTGATCTCAATGGGAAACCCACGCTTCTTGACGGTATCGAACTCGTCCATGAAGACTTCCAAGAAGCCGTTCGCCAGAGAAGTTCCGCCGGAAACCACGAAAGGGATTGGTCCGGGAAGCGTGACAGCGTTCTGGACTTTCTTGAACTGCGCCGTGATGTTCTCCAGGCAGTACCGAATAAGAGCCCGGATGTAGAGGACAAGGGCTTCCTGTTCACGGCCCTGAGGCTTCGTGAGGTCCACACCCCTCTCCTTGATGGCACACATCTGGGAAGCTGTGCGACCTGTAGCCTTGGCAGCATGGGAATCCACCCAGTCGCCACCACGAGCTACGGAGAATTCCAGACCCTTGATACCCTGGATGGCCAGAGCGATGTTACACATGCCAGCCCCGAAGCTCACGGCCAAGCCTGAGAAGTTCTCACCTACGCACTGGCTGTAGATGATCGCCATCGACTCATTCATTGGGTGGGGCGTGTAGCCCAACTCCGAAAGAATCTTCCGGAAGATCTCCGTGTGGTAAACGACATCTTGGTCAGGGTCGTCAATTGGAGAAGCCGGAACGCTGTAGTAGCAGTGTTCTCCATCACCGTCAGTGATGTTACCACCGTCACTCAGAGCGCTGAAAAGAAGCCGCTTGAGTACCGCCTGAGCATCCAGCTCACCCGCTGCGATGACGCCTCGACTCAAGGGCCGACGAGCCTCCCGCTTGAACAGGTTGGCCATCGTGAGGGCAGAGTCGCCCACGATCAGAAAGTTCTCCCCAAATTCGATGTAGTCAGCCTTGGAGAGCTTCAGGCTCCTCTCGGCGTCCTTCTCGACATCCAAGAAAGCGTCTCTGATCCTCTTGGTGGCTACCTTGCCTGCGTCTCCGTGACGGGCAGCGACGATATTCATCGTCCCGATGTCTAAGCCGACACCAGGCTTGCTTTGGGCTTTTGCCATTTGATCCTCATCTGATTTGGATTTGGGTTTACCTGGCATAGCTGTATGAAGCCCCGTCTGCCCTCTGTTTTAGGAGGTAGACAAACTCCTCATGCTTGTCCGCGATGCCTTGAAGAAGATTCTCTGTGCCGTCGGACAGAATACCAGCTTTGGCAAGTTCGTGAAGGACAACCTTCACGGCTGCCAAGACGTAGTATTCCTTCCGAAGACTGATTTGGACCATGCCGTTCGGACCCTCTTCGGCCTTGGCACCCTCGTAGCACTTACTCACACAGTAGGCTAGATGCTTGGCCTGAATCACAGGGTCCACCAGAGAGGGGTTGCCGAGACCGACGGTCTTCTCTGCCACTGAGTCGATGAAGGCTTGTGAGTCCTCGTAGAGCCTCATGAAGAGCTGGTGGTCGCCATAGAAGGCTAGGCCACGAGTCTGCCAATGGTGAGTCTGATGAATCAAGGATGCCGACCGAAGGCAAGTCAGGAGAGCTGACATCCATCCTAAGGACCCACCGTAGCTCTCGGCCATAGACCGGAGGTAAGGCTCGACACTCGATTCCATCTGGGCTTGTTTGACCCAACCCTGGACCTGAACCTTCTGGTCAGTGGCAAGTTTCATTGGAAGGCTTCCTGGTGGTAAAAAAGGGGGTCCATGTCGATAGGGGTCGAACTGGGTAGGGTCTACCCAAATGGCGTGGATCTCTTCGTCGTGATTCGGCATGCGACTTACCCAGTCTTGACTTCCTCCCGAAGCGCCTTGCCCACATCACCAAGCGTCTCCCGATCGGGCTTGGTGGTGAAAGTCTTGCCAGTCCAGGGAGACCGGATCGTCATGACCTTCTCGGTGAGATAGAAGACCTTGCCTGTATCTGGGCAAACGTACTTCCAAAGGGTCGTCGAGGCTGCCAGCTTGTCATTCAGAGCTGTTGCCTGGTTGAGTAAGGTCTTCTGAGTCGGGTGCATCTGGCCTCCGTGGGGAAAGATCCCCTCAAGTCACGAGGAGAATCAAAAAATCATCCCTCACCCTGTCGCTTTCTCAATTCCCGTAGCTTTCGAGCTGCTTCCGCGAGGTCTGCTTCCCCCTCACTCTCGTGCATATTGATCCTGGCCCTATCTCCCAAGGGGATATTTTCCGGGATGAACATGGGAGCATCCCCACCAACAACTTCCGACACAGGAGCTTTGGAGGCTCCGTTGCCGTTGCCAGACACTACGACAGTACGCTCGGGGATCTTCTCGATGGCCTCAAGAATGGCCGCAAGCTGACCACCTTGGTTGTCGATCTTCTGCTCCAGAATCTCCCGAGCTTTCTCGGATTCTCTCAGAGCCGTCTGAAGTTCCCCGATCCGACGCTCCAAGACAGGATTGTTCCCGGTTGAGGCAGGACTCGGAATGCTAGCTTGAGCCACGACCTTGACATACTTCTGCTGGACTGCCCGGTTCAAATCCTTGGAGTTCAGGAAGTCGGCATCAGTGATGGGAACAGGTGTTCGGTAAGGTACCCGAAGTCGAAGATCCTCAATGAAGTGCTCTCCCGTGATCATCCCAATGACCACATAGCTGTAGACCTTTTCTGTCATCGACTAGCCTCACGCAAAGTCCTACGAAGTTGCTTTCTCAGCTCGTCGGCAATGCGTAGCTTGATCACCTCGCGAGCTTCTTTCTTGGCCTTCTCGATGACCGTCGTGGGATCCCTACCAGGATGCAACCACTTCCCGTCCTTCATGGACTTCGCTGTGGCTGATCGGAAGATGAGCTTGCCAGAGTCCGTCACGATCGGAATCGGGGCTCTAGCCTTGGTCAGCCACGTCATCTGGCCTTTCCGCTGACCTTGAAGCAACGGAATGAACGCCGGGTGGGTAGCAATGACCTTGATGCTATTCTTTCCGACCTGGACCTTCATGCCACGAGACAACGCTCTCTTCGCCCGATCCGAGAAAGTCTCTTGGAGGATCTTTCCACGAAGACGCTTGAGAACTTCCCGTTGCAGAGATCTCAAGACCTTTTCCGCATTGAGCGCCAGGCTACCTTGTGGAAAAAGCGGCTTGAGCTTGGCCGTGGTGACAGTGATCGGGACCATTAGTAGACGATGTTCTCCCAAGCTACCGTACGTCCCCGGATTTCACGCTCATCTGGGATACTCAGCTTGCTTGTGATACCTGCGGCTGGTGAAGAAGTGCCCATCACGGGGTCATCCGGAAGAAGACTCGCAAGTTGGTTGATGGCATATCTGTCGGGGTTGTCGATCGGTACCTTGTACCGGATGTCCTGCTCGTCGATATGACCGATGTTGAAATGCTGTTGAAGCATCATCCCGCGATTGCTGGGGTTGCGAACAGCACCAATGGAGTAGCGATCCCCGTTGATCTTGACCACAAAATCCCGCTGACTCAAGAGTGGCGTGGGTCCAGTCCAGACTTCGTAGGTGTGCTCAACGAATCGACCTTGAGCCTGTTGGGTGATCTTCTTCTCGGCATCGTCCGGAGCGATGAGGATATCGTAGGGGCCATCATAGCCCCCGACATACCCGACCCCGAAGCAGATAGTGCAGTCGTTGAGCGGTTGCTTGTACTGAGGATTCTGGATGCAAGGGCAAGGGAAACCCACAGCTCGACGTATGAAAAGCTTCACCCGCTCGCCGCCCTGGGTGAGGATCCAACGATTCCTCCGAACCGCCTCACGCCAGACCCAATCGAGTTTCTCGATCTCGTAAGAACTCGTAGCCGCCGCTCGTTCCAGAGGCGTCTCTGCAAGGTCTTCTTGGCTAGCAGCATTCCAACCAATAGAGGACGGGATACCTACAGCGGTCACCCGATAGAAGACCCGTTGCACGAGATCCGTTCGAAGGAGACTCCGGTTGTACCTGTAATGGCAGGTCACCACACTGTTCGGCCCCGGTAAGACAGGAGTCTCTAGCTTCTGAGTCTCGACAATGGGGTAGTTGGCAGCATCCAACTCGACCTCACCAGAAGCGCCTGTGACGGATTGAACTCGTGCTCGTTGACCATCCACGAAGACCATCACATCATCGGGGACATTCGCGTGAGTGGCTTGTGATCCGGACTTGACGATGGGGTAACGGGTTCGGAAGACGTATCGTGGAGCGTACAGCTCTCCAGCATCCTGACCGAGGCCCCGTAAGATGAAGCTCCCTGAGACATCCTCTTCGGTCAAGACGTTGTCCGTCTGATCCCGCCAAAACATGCTCCCAACAGGTAATGAGGTGATTCTCTCGAAGGGGCCGTACTCCGAATCGAACGACCGGTAGATATTCACACCCGTCAGCTCGAACCCCGCGTTCAAACTGAGAGCGGACGGATCGTCCCATCGAAGATCGAAGACCCCTGGGTTCATCCCGCCGATCAAAAACAGGTTGATCGGCGGAACTGGCCAGGGAGTCTTCTCCAGCTCCAGGTTCGTCGGAAAACGATCTCTCTGAGAGGCGTATGGCATGGGGGTTCACCCACCCGCCCACTCAGGAGGGCGGCGTCTGAGGAGCTTCCGGGGTCGGTGGAACCGGAGGACTAGCAGTCTCGGATTCGGGCTCCGAAATAAGCTTGAGCTTGCCCGAGGAAGCATCGATCTCCACCATGGCGTGAGGATCTAAGCCACGCTCCACAAGGATGCCCTGGAAGACCCTCTGCTTCTCTTCGTCAATCCGACGAGCAGCGGCAAGAAGCTTCACCTTCTCTTGCTCTAAGGTCATGAACCTGTCGGAGACGTCGAGACGAGACTCCTGTAACAACCGGAGCCGGTTGAGCTGCTCCATCGAAACGGGGTCGTCCGTGGTCAACCTACGCTGCGACTGCTGCTGACCATTGTCATTGGGATCACTCATTTTCTCTCCATTTGGGTCTGTGCCCGTAGCCTATCTACACCATTCTAGCTCAGAAGCCCACGAACTTCCTCGGAGTCAAGACTCCGGTGCCAGTAAATGGTCCAAACGCGCTACGAATCCCAATCCCGAACTTGGGTTGCTGTAGACCCTTGACGATTTTCACCGTTTGCTTGGCTCGTTCCAACTGCTCTGTCCAGTTATCCTTGATGGCCTGGTAAGCTGATTCGTACTTGCTGGACTTTTCGATGGTGAGACTCACCCCACCGATGCTGTAGTCAAACTCATCGGCAATCCAATTGAGCATCACAGCGAAGATGGCGTGCATCATCGCTCCGTTTAGGAGGAGCGTCCTCCATTCGGGACGACTCTGAACAAACTGGTCCAGATTCACGAACGGAGTCCTCGGTGGGGCTGCGATGACCTGATCCATCGCACGCTGGAGGTACTCATCCAGCTCATCGTCTTCCCAAATGAACCCGAAGACCCGATTGAACTGCTGGACCGTCTCCTCATGCGCTGGAGGACGGAAGTGATAGTTCCGATCGGGCTTGTTGTCTCTGAGAAGGATTCGAAGGCGACGAATCAGATCCGACTCCACATCCGTGTAGGACATCGTCTGGAGCGTCGCTTTGTCGATAACATCAAACTCCTGGACGACCTGCTGAATCGGACCAGAGACCGTTTCCCGGAAAGTCCAGCGGACCCTGTAGCTGCCCAGGTTTGCATCCAGAGGAACCACCACACTGGCGTAGTATTCTCCAACCGAGGGGTTCGAGGGTACACGAACAGGTGAACCAAGAAGCACCTCCATCCCCGTCGTGAAGTCGTACAGGGCATAGCTAATCTCTGCCGCATTGGTCGGCGTGTTGTTGGAGTTCTCCAGGAAGATGTTCAAGTCTTCCCGACCCAACTGTTGACCTCGGTAGAAACTAACTGGCATGGATTACCGTTCGCCAAGGCGAGAAGCTAGACCTCCACAGAAAGCTCCGGTGTCAGTGACCTTGCCCTCCATCTGCTTCATGCACTTGGTGATTTTGTGCTTCACGTCACCCGTCATTGAGTTCCAGAACTTCTTGAGGGACTCCTCGGTCCAGCCCTTGGGGAGCTTCTCCCACTTAGCGGATTCCTTCTCGCCAGCCAACTTGAGGATGTCCTGACCAAACAAGGCTGAAGCCTTGATTTGACGGATGTTGAGCGAGGCCATCTTCTCCGCACAAGGTGGACAGACGGCTGCAACATCACTCTGGGTGAGCCACGGATCTTCCAGCGTCTCCTGAGAAGTGCGGTCGTAGCTGTATTTGCTCATGATGGCCTCTCAATCCCAGCCGTACTTCAAGACTCTGACGGTGACATCTCTTGGGTCTGCTGCCGCTAGGGCATCCTGAACCACGAAGCGATACTCCACGACATTGGTTTCTGAAAAGAAAAACCTCTGGAAGTACCAACGTACCATCCAATCCCCTGGCTGGCCAAAATCTCCAACCCTCCCTGTCACGTAAAAGTGACCCACATTCGAACCCCGAGCTGGAACACGATTCGCTGGGCCTGCTTGATACGGGACGCCATTACGGATCCAGTAGAGCGTGTAGCTCACCGCATTTGGGTTCACGGAACCTGCGGAATCCCGGACAAACAAGTTTAGGTCACCAACTTGGAAGGACTCTCCCCACTTGAACGGACCACCAGGATTCGAGATGGACCCATCAGCCGTATCAGATGCCGAGAAGCCGCTGACCGTCGGAGGCATCTGCTCGACGACCAGCTCCCCAGTCATCGCAGAGGTGCCGTAGAGCGTGTCGGGATACCCGCTCAGAAGTAGCTTTCCTTGGCCCTGGACAAGCCCAGAGACGCCGATTAGGAGCCCGGCGGCCCCAGTGACCGTGGCCAACCCAAAAGCTGTCCCTGAGGCCAATAGAGGCGGGATGGAGAGAACCCCAGACCCTAGGGTCGTGCCCGAGAGGAGTTGACTCAGAGCAGCATTTGCCGTGATCGAGCCAGAACCCGTGGACGTCCCTGAAGCAAAGAGGGTCGCCACACTTCAGTCCTCAACGACTTGGAGCTGCCCGATCGGGAAGGACAGCACGTCCCCCGTCAAAACTGTCCTCGCAGCGTTGAGGTTGGCGAAGTAGAGCATGTTCCCTGCGGCCACTGCATCCATCAGAGCGAACGCAACAACCGTCCCCCAACCAGCCGTGGCTGTCGGGTAGACGACCGGGATGTCATTGCTTGTGGTCCCGGCAGAGGGAACAGCAAAGGTACATGCCTGTCTTGTGTAGCTACCACCGGAGACCTCCACACCGCCCCCGGAATCTGTCGGGGCAGTTGTGAAAAGAGCCACGTAGATCGCTGGGGGCATCGCATAGGCGACCCCGCGTAAGACGTGGTTGATGAGGTTGTCTTCGAGGTAGTTCGTTTTCGACATGATCTACCCTCCCACGGGCACAAATGAAGCCTTCAACCCGGAAGCCACGAGAGGCATCTCCGGTACGACATCGAAGCCCAAGGCCAGGGCTCTCGACCCGAGGGAGTAGCTCAAAGCCAGCCGCCAGAACCCTACAGCGTTTGGCCTGAACCGAACACTGTAGAAACCAGCCTGACCCGTGATCTCGTTGAAGTAGACGTTACCCGCTGCTACCTGAGCATCGGTAACGGCAGCTCCCGTCAAAAAGGTCCAAGGCTGGGCAACGTTGTTGTAGAAGAGCGTGGCTGTGAGGTCAGCTACGGTTAGACCCGTGACCCGAGTGAAATCATCGGGAGCGAAGATGTCCGCCTGGTCGATGACCACTCGATTGATCGGGATGAGACGACCATAGACAACCACTCTTGCTCCTTCTCAGCGCTCCGGAGCCTCAGGCGGCTTTCGTCGAGGTGGGTTCGGATTGATAGTCGGGCTTGGGATCTTCCGAGGAGGGATTCTTCCCACTTGGAGTCCTGGGAATCGACTGGCCGGAGCTATTCCAGGGACAGGACTGGGAACGAAAGCCGGGCGAAGAAGTGCCACCATTGTAAACTCAGAGCGGCCTCCAAGACTCATCATGGAGACGTCGTAATCTTGTGGCGCTGCAAACAGCGCAGAGTTTCCCGATGTGACAAAACCCAAAGGTAAGGAACCCCTTAGGGACGCTGTCTGGTTAGAATTCCCCTGAACAGCGAGAGCCAGAGGCAGAGAACCACTCAAGGAAGCTGTCTGGTTAGAATTCCCCTGAACAGCGAGAGCCAGGGGAACGGAGCCACTCAGACTTCCGGAGAATCCGGAATCACCCACCACATCAAGTTGGACATCAACCGCAGCCATGATTCACCTCGTGGCTGGGAATCAGGTTTCGGAAACAGTGAGGGCTCCGATAGCGAACGAAACCGTATCACCAGGATCGACCGTCTTGGAAGCCGCTAAAGCTCCTGAGTAGAGCACGTTGCCTCCAGGTAAGGCTGAGTCCAGAATGGCTCCGTGCGTGATGATGCCCCACGAACCAACGGCTGTCGGGAACGTGATGATACCCGTGTTTGCACACGTACCCGCCGCAGGAGCACCGAAGGCCACGGCCATGCGAGTGTATTCGCCTGCGGCCACCTCACTGGCCAACGAACCAGCTTCACCAGGATCGCCCGTGAACAAACCGACGTAGACGGTGGCAGGAGATGTGAACGAGATGTTCCGCAGAACAGCGTTCAGAAGGGCGTCTTCCAGATAGTTGCTTTTGTTGTCCATGATGGTTCTTCTCCGAGATTCAAGGCATGTGGCAGATGCTCTTCAACGATTTGATGGCGTTGGCGTATGGAAGAGCCGGGACTTTTCCGGACTGATTGAACCAGGCCGACTTCAACTCTTCGATATTCGCGATGCTCATGTCGAAGATGAAGCTGACCTTGCCGTTGCCATTTCTGTCTGTCCGAAGCATCTGGACTCCCGCAACCTGTAGATAGGCAGCAAAATAGAGATCAGATGTCCGAAACTCATTCCCATTTTTGTTCATCTGTCATCTCCATCTCGACCCTTAGCCTCCGTCGAAGCTAGGTGCCGTAAAGCTCTCGAAAGAGCCAGAATCAGGTCAGGGCTGTTGTCCCAGACACTCTCTGCCGCACTTTGACCTGAGCACTGGTCGTGGCGAGAGTGGCTCCAGGGATCAAGGCGGCCGGGATGAAGATCGAGGTAGCAGAGACCGTGCCTCCACCAGCTTCGATGAACTTCTGGAGTAGAGTCCTGCTGTACCCAGTGGTCGCATTGGCCAAGTGAACTGTCGTCTCTTGCCGCTCCAAAGTGCCCAGACCCGTGCCAGTGATGGTCAAGTCTCCAGCACCAGGCGTATCCAAATCCGCCGTAGTGATGACCGGGATGGTGGCAACGAACGGGGTAACCCCGTCATCCTGTACCACCTCGATCGCTGGGCCATCCACCAGAGGAGGGAGCCGACTGGGATCCGGGTTGAAGTTGGCGTTAAGCAGCTCAGCGATGTTCCCAACCAGGAAGCTTTCCATTGCGGTGGTGCTTTCCCAGAACTGAGGAGCAATCGCTTCGGCTACTGCCGCTGTCGTCCCACGAGACGCCGGAATGAGGGCCAGAGCTGTGGTGGCCGTACCTGCACCCAAACCGTTGATAGTCGCCGTAGCAACATCCAGAGGACCGCCAACCGGGAGCGTGGCGAGGATCACCGTGGCCGCTGGGACCATCGTCCGAACAGCACCGTTGGCAAGACTCAAGGGCGTATTGGCTACGGAACCATTCGCGATCGTGTCGTTCTCGATGTAGGAGTTCACACCCTTTGTCAGGGACTCCAGAGCGACACCGTTCCCTGCCACATTCATCCTGGCCAGAACCCCGATGCTTGAAACAGCGGAGTTGACTGCGGTGATGAAAGAAGCCAGTGAGGCATAGATAGCCTGAGGAATCAGGACCGTCGTGAACGCAGTCGGGGCCGCACTCAACCGAAGCTTGAGGTCGTCATTCGTTCCATCGATGGTCAGCGGAAATGTACCAGAGATATTTCCGCCATTGAGGACGGCTCCAGCACCCACCGTCGCATTGGCGAGGACGCCTTCGATTTCGGCCACCGTGGGGCGACTGATGTAGATTTCCTGGCCACGAGGCTCGGTCGGGGGGTTGTACCGAGAAACAGGTTCGAGGTCAGAGAGAAGAACCGGACCTGGTAGGTCTCCACGAATGACGCCAACTCGCATAACTAGACTCCCTTTAATTCGACTGGTTGTTTGGGCTTCCCGAACCGACCACGCTGTTGCTCTAGCTTGAGGTACCGAAGAATGATTCCGTACCCTGCATAGAAATCCCCGAGCTGGCTGAGAAGCTCCAGGTCATCTGACTGCCACGCGAAATGCGCTTTCCTGAGTTGAAGACGCATCTTCCGGATAATCTTGAAGTAGCGATCCGGGTTGATGAGCGTTGCAATCTCTGGCTCAGCCACCGTGAGCTTCTCGAACCTCGACTGAGCATCCTTGAGCAAATTCCGGCGGTAGGGGTCCGGAATAAGACCCTTTGGCTTCCAGCGATAGGTGATCCTGTAGAAGGAGTCACCTTCCTGATCGATGAGCTTGGGGAGAACAAGGTATTGCACGTCACGGGGATCAGGTCAGCGCAACCGCCGGGCTAGAGGTGTTTCCGTCTGCACGAACCGCAGCAGACGTGGTTGCCAAGGCCACTCCGGGGATGCTGGCCGCCAAGATGACAATGACCGTGTCCGAGACCGAACCACCACCAGAGATGATCTGCGCCGATGTGAGGGTGATAGCTCCCGTGCCCGTGAGAATCACCGAAGTGATGTCGGGGGTCAGGGACAGGAAGCCTGTTCCTGTGATGGTCAAGTCTCCAACACCAGGAGTGTCCAAGTCAGCCGTGGCCACTGTTGGAGTTGACAGATCACTCGGGACGAAAGACACCACCGAGATCAACCCAGCTCGGACAAGGCCAGCAATCTTGCCACCCCCAGCCGAACGGGTCACCCGGTCTGTCTCAAAGAGGTCGATGTACCCTGGGATGGTCGGCTCAGATGCCTTCACCCTAGGGACGTAGCTCTTCTGCTTGGGCTCGTTGGCATACCCGTCCCGCTTGTAGGCTTTTGGGTCTGCCGTGGAACCCATCCTGTGGACTGACTTGTTGGGAAGACCGTCATCGATGTCATCGACGGAAATGGCTCCCAAACCAACTTGACTGTGGATGAGTCTGAGCATCCTGGTTCTCCTACCTGGGGTAGTGATCTCTGCTAGATTTCGAGGGTAAACTTAGTCCCTACGGTCTTACCGGAGCCATAAAAGGAACCTCTACCCCCGGAAGGTCAGCGAACATTTTGGTCCGGGAGGGGCTCTCATCAGATTGGGTAGGCCAACACGAAATGGGCCGAGAACGCTGCGGTTGCCCCGCCTCCTCGAACGAGAATCTGCTCAACCACGCCATCGAAGGTCGTGAACTCAGGAAGAGCGTTAGGAGCAAGCTCTGTCTCTGGGCCAAGCACGTTCGTGGCCACGTACATCTTGGTTACGGTTTCCTGGTTCTGAACCACCAAGTTGGTGACCCCTCCAGGCAGATATAACCGGAGGGACGTTGCCACGGATGCTTCACTGGGAGCAGTTCCAGCGATGATGATTCTCTGCCTAGTGTGCCTCTCGCTCTCAGGAAGCACGAGAACAGCAGGACTCGTGGCCAAAGTAGCTCCTGAGGCATCGAGCTGCTTCATCCGAAGCCAGAAGTGTCCGGCATCGGTAATGGAGAATGTCGTCGGGTTGAACACGAACCGGTGGTTTTGCCCGGGTGCTGGGTCAAGAACTGCCTGGTTGATCCCCGTTGTAGGGTTGGTGTCCAAGAAACCTTGACGATTCGTGATGAACGCCGTGAAAGCCGCATCGAAATTCGTCGCCCACTCCCAGGTGTAGGCCGCAACACCCGAACCCACCCGATTCGGAGTAAGAAGATCCACCAGACCCGCCCGACGACGACGGATAGAGAACTCTCGCGATACGCTCATGACGCTCTAGTCTCCTTCGACACAAGTGAATCATACGTGGCCGCCGCTGCCTCGCCTTTCTTGCTCCGAACCTCATCCTGGACATCTTTCCAAGAATGCGCCTCGTCACCCCCAAGATTCGGAATGAGCTTGTTCTTGAAGACGTGATCTTTCTCGCGTCGGGCCATGTCTGTCTTGCGCTTGCCACGGTACTTGTTCTCTCGATTGGCTTTCGAGATCCAGCCCCCATGAACCCCATCCCGGAGGACGAAGCCTACATCCCCTGGAGCAAACACAAACTCCAACATCCCGCCCTGATCGCAGTTCGTGCAAGGGATGATCTCGTCACCCGCTTTCACTGAATCATACTGCGAGAAAGTGAGCTTCTTGGTGCAGTGGTTGTCACAGACCGGGCACCTGAGTTGATACATGGGCATCTTCATCTCCTCTTCATTTTGCCCGGATCGGTATTGTCCAGCTCCGGGTCATTGCTAAGACGGCTGCTACATGCTTGCACACCTTGTTGACCCGCCGGGGGTCGCGGATGTTCGGAGCACTGGCAGTCCCCTGAAGGGGTGTCTTTGGGTCTTGGTAGTCTTGTTGCTGAGCGTGGAACTCCGGTCCTTGCCATCTCCAAGCCGGACAAGAGCAAGCTAACTGGAGATTCAACTTCGTAAACTTAACGATGTTCCCCGTCCGATTCGCCTTGAGACGAACCACCTTGGGACCATTGCCGCAATCTACGGAGAATATCCACCGCAAGTTCTTTACGTCTGCCCTACGAAGAGTTGATCTGCACTGCTTGCTTCTCTGATTGATCCTTGGACTGAGCTTCTGCTCGATCTCCTCAATCTCAGCCGCAACTTTGGCCTCACCCGGAAGAAACAGAACAGGTGCTCGGTCTAGAAGAAACATCCCAGCGACCAACAAGGCCGAAGCATTGTGCGTGTTGGGCTTGTCGTCTCGATACGGGTATCTTGTGATCGAGTCATCTTCGCTAGGATGACCTCCAGGATCAGTTATCCTAGGCTTGAAGTCCTCGTGAGGACGTTGGTCGTCCTCTGGGTCTTCTTGTGGCTTGGCTCGATCATCAGGACCATCCTTCTTGTAGATTGACCCCGGAGGAGACTTGTCGAACTCCCGGTGATCATCCACAGGCTTGTTGAAGGTGGATTGACCCGTATCTTTAGGATCTATGGAGATCCCCCGATCGACAGGCCCACCTGTCGGAAGCTCTGCCGTCCCCATAGGATCCAGGAGAGGGCGAGCGGACTTTTCCCAATGGGAAAACTGACCGTTGCCATACCAGACCGGCTTACCCCGCTTCTTCTTGAGGCCGTCAATGAGAGACGACACCTCAACCGAGTTCATCTTGGACCAATCAGGCTCCTCTCCACCGACCTGTTTCACAAGATGCTTGGCATAGTCCAATTGGGCCTTCGAGGGCTCATTGGACGTGGCCTTAGGCAGGGCAGGATGCCCTTCCCCATAGCCAGGTCGTGTGATGAGGGGTTGCGTCATTCAGTCCATCTTGCCGACGGCGATGTCTCCAACAGTGAAGTCTGGCTTGTCCGCGTACCGCTTGTTGACGATGCCGTACCTCTTCCCGCCGACATTGACCGTATAGTAGGCCGGAGCAATCGGGGGATCACCTGTGGTGAAGTCGTACTTGATCTTGCGTTTCTTCAGCTCTGAGCCGATACCCATGAACGAGCTGGCTTCAGAGATAGCCTCGCGAAGAACTTCGAGAGAGTTTGCAGCTAGCTTCCAGTCGTCAGCAGTTTTGAAGTTGTCCTTGTTCTCGTTGTGTTCCTTCTTCCACTTGGCCGCATCCTCAGGACTCATGTTCTCCGTCGGGTCAGCAGGCTTGCCTTCCTCGAACCGAGACATGTGCTCCTCGTCTGAAGCCGCAACATCGATTCTGGGATCAGGCTGCTGACCACCGGCTAGACTCATCCTCGCCCGCAAAATCTCACGATTCAACGCAGTCGCTTTTGTTATCCCACCCGTCCCAGCACCAAGCTCATTCAACAAGGCCCCGGTATTCTCTACGACCCCAGTCAACATAGAGAGAGCCATCCTCCAGTTGCCGGCAACACCTTTTCGGTAGGCAATCAAGCTGTCGGTCTTGATCAACTCCATTCGAGGCATCGGCCCCGGGTCTAAGGCCGCTGCCTTCTCTGCCGCAAAGACGATGTTCTTAGGCATGGACCGCTCCAGGACACGGAGCTGACCCTGCAAAGAAGCTGCCTCATTGTAGAGGTTACCAAGCTGAGGGGCATACTTAGCTGGATCCCGCTTGTAGGTTTCCAGCGAATGCCTCATCTGCTTGGCGGCATTCTCGACGCCTCCTACCATACGATCGAGGAAGACAGTGAATTGAGCAGCCTCAGCAGCGGACTTGAATTTGTCCCTGTGTTCCTCATTCTTCTGCTTCCACGCCTCAGCATCCTCGGGAGACATGTTCTGAGTTGGATCTGCTGGCTGGCCCTTCTCGAATCGAGACCGACGAGCGGCTTCTTCTTCTGGGCTCTCCTCCAGTTCCATCCCTGGCCCAGCAGCCATACCAGGATCGCAAGCCATATCAGGTCCGCAGCTATCCTTACCAAGCCGAACCGATGGCCCGTGAGCTAGAGTGTTCTGGACAGCAGACCAGTAGACCATGCCCCACAAGGCATTCTGGAGATCCGAAAGAATGCCCCAGGGTCCACCAAGAGAACTCGGACGAAACTTTCCAAGCTCGGCCGCTCCCTGAAGGAGATCTCGCTGAGCTAACCGAAGTGTAGGCTCTGCCTCACGAGCCAATTCCGTCTTGGAACCTTTGACTGCTTCCTTGGTTCCTTCTACCCAGGCATCTCGAAGAGAATCGTCGGAGGCCGTCAGGTTTTCAGCAAGAATCTTCTTGAGCGTGGCCGCCAGATGGAGCCTCTTGGGGGATTCCTTCGAGGGTTGAAGTAGAGCCTTCCCCATGGTCTCAAAAATCTCGGCTGTGGCCGTCACATCCTCGGCAGTCCGAGTCCGGTCTTCCAAACCAGCGATGAGTCCCAAGACCTGAGTTAGCGGAAGCTTGCCTGTCGTCCTGACGTTCGCGGCGATCTTCTGAAGTTCCTCGGCAGCCTGCATCGGATTCATCGTGGGCCTCATTGGTTCGGAACGGCGTGGAACGGTTCGAATACGGACTTCTTTGAGGGCTCTCTCCAGATCCTCAACCTTCTCCGGCCTCAACTCTTGCTTGATCTCCTCATAGTCGAGACGGTCCGCCGCTAAGGCCACGGCCTGAAGGGACTTCTCCAACTTGAAGAGGTGCTCCGGGATCGCTTGCAGGAGATGTCCAGCGACCTCGAAGATATGATCCCGATGATCCGACTTCTCGACTATCTGCCGAGCTAGATCGATGTAATGAGTAAGGTGGGCGCAGTTCAGACGAGCGTCACCCAACTCCTCCATGAGGTAAACAGTCATGCCAGACGCCGTCTTCTGGCGCCCAACACGCTGCATACAGCCATCATGAGGCTCAACCATCGGAGTCCTTTCCTGCTTTCACAGCAAAGGACTCCGAAAAGTGCCTTAGCGGTCCGTCAGAAGCACTCCGGAAACTCCTGAAGCAGCCGAGCCTTCATCTCGTCATTCTCGGCAGCGAAAATGGCCTTGATGACATCCGGGCGGTCATCGAAATCCGCCTGGATTCGGGCGATCTTCTTCCGGATTGGATCGTCGAAGTTGTAGAGATCCGGGAAATCTGCGCACATCATCTTGGCAATCTTCCGACGAGCATCCTCAGTACCGGAGATATCCACCGGCTGAGACACTGGCTGGACTACCTGGACATCCTTCTTTGGACCGTTGGTGGTCCGGAAGGTCAGGCCTTCGGCCTCGACCACTGCCTGTTGAGCCTGGCCAGCCCCACCAGTTCCTCCTAGGTCTGCGGTCATCGTTCCGCCACCGACCGACGGAGTGACCGTGAAGCCTTCGGACTCCCGCACCTGGGGAGCCTGAACCGAACCCACGACCTGACGGGTCGGGACTGCATCCACGTCCACGTAGGCTGCCTTGTGAGCGTTCTTCGTTGCCAGGTACTCCGCTCTCTGGACGGCTGACATCCGAGCCATCATCTCTTCTTCTGTGATGCCACGACCTGGATCGATCTGACCTGACTGAGAAGCCGTTCGAATGTGACTCCCTGCGGACTCAGCCGTGAGAGTGGCCGAGGTCTTGGCCGGTGTCTTGAGGTTCCTGACCGGGACACCATCCTGAGGCTCGACAACGACCCGGGAAGCCTCAGCCGCCGTCATAGCTCGATTGTCGGATCCTACCCGATAGGTCCGATCCCGATTTCGATTCTTGGCAGCATCCGCCATCTCCCGAACGTTGCCAACCGTTCGCTCCTGCTCGTCAGTTGTCACTGGAGCCACTGGTCGAGCACGATTCGCTGGATCGAGAGGGTTCCCACCCTGGGTTGCGTGTCGAAGCTGGACGCCCGCAGGCTGTGGGATCTGGGCCGAAAGATCGTTAGGATCATACTCGGCGGCTGGTACCACCCAACCCATCCGCATCGCTCCACGAAGTTGAGGTAAGCTGATCGACTGCCCCCCGTATTGGACGATAGTCCCGTCGAACAGAAGCTCAGAACCAGCCGGGACCGAAATCCCAGTCTGCCCAAGGGCAAACGTCCTAGTCGTGATGAAAGGTAGCGGCTTACCGGCGTGGAATTGGATCTGGGTATTCATTTCAATCTGTCTCCCTAGAGATGGAAGGGGCCTCTCTAAGGACAGATCAAAAGTAGATTATGAGTGGATTAGTCGGCAGGGACAGCTCCAGCAAGTGAGGGGTTTTCCGCGATGGCTTCTAACGTAACCTCGGCCTTCTCTGGCTCTGGCCACAGCTCCTCTGGATCTACTCCTGATCGAAGAGCATCCAGAGCTTGCTTGGCCGAAACAGCCTCGGCCTGTCTGGCTTGAAGAAAGGAATCCAAGGCGGCAGCCACTTCCTTACGGAGTTCCTCGCCAGCCAGGTAAATGGTCTGCCCCCGAACTTCCCACTGTTCCGTGAATTCAGGAGCGGGAACAATGTCCTCGATGTTGACCCTCTGAGCCCCCTGAGCCAGAGGGATATCCCCGAACCCTTCGAGCTTGGTTATGAGCACCCATCCTGGTCGGCCCCCAAACTCCTTAGGATCGGGAGTCAGCGTGAACGAGGTACGAAGAACCGCCTTAGGGTGTTTGCACCTTCCGTACTCCTCTAAGGCCCACAGCACAGCCTGATAGAGAGCTTCGGTATCGTTGTAGGGCTTCCGATGAAGATCCTCGGCAGGGTTCGACATGACCCACCCCTACACCATTCGCTTGGTGAGCTAGCCAACCTGCCGCTTGAAAAACTCAACCTGCTTCAAACGGGCCTCAGCCTCACTCTTGGATTTGTAGCAGCCGCCATTCCAGTTGGGGTTGTTCGGAGACCGGACGCAGTATTCGCCCTTCTCTTTGCGGATGACGGCTTCTCTGGACTCGATCCCAGCTTCCTTCGTCACCTCGGTGATATCTGAAAAGTCCCCATCCCCGTTAGGATCCGTAACGTCTACCCAGTCCTCCTGCTTGACCCTCGGCTGAAACTTGGTGGGTGCTCTTGGAGACTTGGAAGGGACTTTGGCTTGCAGCCAACGGTTCACCACGATGCGAGCAAGCCTGTCCATCACATCTTCTTCAGTTCTTGCTTGATCGCCTTGGCCTTTGGACCACGCCATGAACCAGCGTTGTTCAAGAAATAGGCGATGATACTCTTGGCCGAGTCCGCCCCATAGCTGTCCGTGATCTTGTCCAGGTCCATCATCGCTTCCAAGTAGGGCTTGGCTGCGAAGTTGACGTTCTTCCAATCCTGGGCGATCTCCTTAGCGATCTCGTGAATGGGACGAGTCTGGGCAGCCTGGAGATACCTGGCAGCGACACGGCGGGCGAGGTCCATGCCTAGTAGGGACCATCAAAACAATGGTCGCTTGCAGGTCGGGCATCTCGGGATGGGTTTCTTCTGGTGGATCTTGCAGAAGCCATCCCGTTTGGCCATGTTCTTACATCTACCTGGGATCCATCTGTCCTTCCGCTGGGCTTTGCAACGGGCTTTTTCATGGCCTGGGTTGAGCCACCATCGTCCCTTGTGGATCATAGTTGCCAGTTGATTGGTGGGAGCCCGTTCTTCTGGAGGGCCTCGTTGACCTTGGAGAAAGGCTTGGAACCAAAGAATCCGTCTTGGGCTGACATCGGGCTAGGATGAGCCGACTCGATTACTGTGTGCCGAGTTGTATCGATGAGGGTGGCCTTGTCTCGGGCGTACTTGCCCCAGAGGACGAAAACCACCGGAGTCTCCCGGACGTTCAAAACCTCGATGATTGCATCCGTGAAGGTCTCCCAGCCCTTCCCCTTGTGGGACCCAGGTTGGTGAGCCCTGACCGTCAAGACCGAGTTCAACAGCAAGACCCCCTGCTCGGCCCAGGGAAGCAGGCAGCCCTCCCCAGTAGGCTTACAGCCCACGTCCGAGGAGAGTTCCTTGAAGATGTTGGCTAGGCTTGGAGGTGGCTTCACCCGAGGCTTAACCGAGAAGGCTAGCCCATGGGCTTGGTTTGCATTGTGATAGGGGTCCTGGCCCAGGATGAGAACGTTCGCCGACTCATAGGGTGTGGCCTTGAGAGCATCAAACATCTCGTTGGCTGGTGGGAATACCACCTGAGTCTTGTACTCAACGCCCACGAATTCCGTGAGGGCATGGAAGTAGGGCTTCTTGAACTCGGCAGCCAGAACCTTCTTCCACGAAAGCCAGTCCAGGTCCATTCCGGAGAGTTACACCGGCTTCTTTAGCTTGTAGGCATCCCGAGCCCGGAGCTTGTCTAGGAGCTTCTCTCGCTCTTCTGGTGTCAACTCCAAGGACCGAGGCTTCTTGGGTTTGTCCAGGGACTTCAGTTCCAGATTCAAGGGAGGGAGTGTTTTGGCCATAGGACTCCAAAATGCCAGAAGCCACCCTGGTTTCCCAGGATGGCTTCTAACAGGCTACCCAGCCACTCGGCTATCAGAACCGAGTGATGACCAGACGAGTCAACCCGCGAGGGTTGAACGCCCCGATGCCGATGTTCTCGAAGCAGGAGAACCCGATGGTGCGAGCCTTCGGGTCGTCCGCCGAGAGAACAGTCAGCTCGGTACGGACCGGGAAGCGGCCGAAGTTCTCCGGCTCTGCACAGACATACACGTAGCCGGCCGGAACCAGACGGCTGGTGATGATCTGAGCGCCCCAGAGGGTGGCCTGGAGACCAGTCTTCAGGAGGGTGGCCTGAGACTCGATGTCCAGGATGTCGCGACCGAACTTCCGGATGTCGGCGTAATCGACCGCATTCATGTAGATGCGGGCAACACGCAGGTCGTGACGCTCGACCTCAGCAAAAGCATCCGCAAGGACGCTCGGGCTGATTGGAGCAACCACGGCGATGTCCGGGTTGGTCTGACCAGGGAGGGTGTCGAAGCCCGAGACGGCGATGCTGTCGAGGACAGCAAACACACGCTCGTCTTCTGCGGCCTGAATCTGAGCCTTCGCAAGATCCTGCGAACGCTCGATCAGGTCGAACCGACGCTCCTTGATCTGGGTGAGCGGGATCTCCGGGTTCGAGGCAATCTCGAACAACGGGAAGATCACACGCCTCGGCTTCTGGATGGCGAGGATGTTTTCACCCTCTTCACCAACCACGAATGCCGTGACTTCCGGATCCTTGTCGTAGATCGGAAGGGCACCGTCGGGAAGCTGCTCGACCAGGAAGGTCTTACGACCCACGGCCGTGTAGTCTCGACGGAGACGGAGGGGCTGGATCATCGAGGCTGCGAGCTTGGCTCGGCCGGCAGCGGTACGGATGTACTCACTGATGATCTGCTGCTTGATTTCGTTTGAAACCTGGTTCATGACTCTCTCCTCACTCCCTCAGACTCGCAGGTCGATGACCAGGAGTGAGTTGTTGGCGTCCGGGGCGACCTTGACGATGCCCATGAGCGTGTTCGTGCCCGCAGAGGCGTTGTCCTCGTAGCCGTCCTCCACGACGTTCGTCATGAGGCCGTTGACCGAGGCGTAGACCTTCTCACCGACGGTGTACGAAATCGCAGCGGAACCAGTCTTCTGGTGCTGGGTTTCGTAGAGTGTGAGGCCGATGGTAGCCATCCCACAGACGTAGGGGCCACGACCAGAGGCCACGCCAGGGGTGTTCTCGAACGGATTCCCGAGGGAGTCGTTGATGAACACACCGAGGGGCTTCTGGCCAACCACATAGGAACCGCCAACCTTGACGGGTCCTCCGTGGAAGCCATTGCCTGCGTCAGGGCGGGTAAAGGCAACCGAGCTGCCAAGGACGCCTTTCTTCGTGATGCCGGCGAGTGTCGTGGACACGTTGGCAGTCGTAGTGACGACGGGAGGGTTGGCTTGCGTGAACGCATCTGCCGTCAGAACACCCACGCTGTTGCGGGTGCCCATGTGGAAGAGGTGAACGCGACCAGAGGTCTCCCTGAAATCACCCGAGCCCTGTCCACCTAGCGGATTTGCCATTGTTGGAATTCTCCTGGTGTCAGTTCTTGCTGGGGTTACCGATATACATGTTCATTTGCTCTGGGAGATCAGGACCGGAAAACGTCAGAGACGTCCGGTGCCGAGTTCCAGAGATTGGAGAGCTTCTCGACATCCCCACCTGCACTAGGAGATGGTGAACCGCCGAGCTGTGTCACACCGTTCGTCGGACGAGTTCCAATCGTCCTTGTCGAAGCCGTGCGAGTCTGGGGTGTAGCGGCGGCCTGCACCTGCATCGGTGCCGGAGCCCCGTGCTGGAGAACGTGAGCCTGCTGAGCGTTCTGGACCTCTGCGTTGTTGGCGAAGAGAGTGGACAGAACCTCGTCCTCCGGACCCATCCCAACCTCACCGATATCCATCGATGGAGAATCCATCTGGATACCGAAGTCGTTGGCATCAAGACCCTGGACCTGCTGTTGCTGACCCTGAGCAAGCATCTGATCGATCATCTGATCGTTCGACTGCTCCTGGAGCATTGCATCGAGGGCTTGCTGCTGATGCTCGGCCATGGTCTGGGCCTGCGGCTGTCCGGCGTCGATTGCCTGCTGCTGCATCTGCTGCCCCTGGCCCTGCTCCACCGGAGCCTGTTGGACCTGCTGCTGGGCTTGCATCATCTGCTGGAGCTGCTGGGCCATCTGCTGGACCTGCTGAGCCATCTGCTCCAAGGTTCCGAGCTTGGCAGAAGCTTCCTTGTCATCCTTGTCCTTGGCCTCATCCTTCTTCTTCTGGATGTTCTCCAAGAACTCCGGAGGAAGCTCCTTGGCTTGCTTCTCGCCCTCCTCCTGAGCTTGCTGCTGATCCTGAGCTTGCTTCTCGCCCTGGTCCTGCTTGTCGTCTTGGTCCTGATCCTGAGCCAGACGATTGACCGTAGCGATGAGGTCAGGGTCAGACAGATTCATGAGAGCAAGAGCCTGATCCTCGACTGCCGCTTCGATCGCCTTCGGTCCGAGCATCTGACGAGCCACCTTGCAGCAAAGGTCAGCCTTCTTCACCAGAGTCTCCTCATCAAGAGAAGCCTGGCGACCGCCTCCACCACGAGCCGGAGAAGAACCTGGGTCGGTCTCTGGATGATTGAAGGTGTCACCCCTCATCTCCGGTAAGCCGATCTCATCCCGAGCCGTCTCACCATCGCTGTACTCAGCCTTCCAGTTCTGGCCGGAAGGGTGAACGTCTTCGGCGAAGGTCGAGGGATCACCAGTGAGGTACTTGTCCGCCGAGGGTTGCCTCTGGAGGTGGTCCTGATTCATCGCCCGAGGATCTTCCGCCTGCTTCGACATCGCCGAAGCCTGCTTCTGGATCTCTGTCCGGTTCCAAGTGGTGCGCTCACGCATGGTGGATCAGCCTTTCCTGCTCAAAAGGGGACTATAAAAAGAATCACTGCCCAAGGTCGTAAAGCCGTCCTTTGACAATCAGGGCCTCTTTTTCGGCCTGGGTCATGTCCCTTCCAATGACCCTACGGCAGGCCAGTAGGTAACTCTCTACATCTGAGTATGCAGCCGCGCCTCCAACGGCCACCACGGTTCGGTAGATCCGGTTGTCTCCGGCCATGCGGGGGCTGTCGTTCATGAGGTCTACGTACCGCGAGATAGCCAGAATTTCCCTACTGGAGAACTTCTGAGCTTTGACTGCCTGCCAACCACCATGGAGGTGATAAATCAGACCGACTATGATTCTTTTGGCTATAAGCGGATTCTTGACGCTTCTGGAGACAACCTGAGCTGCCTGTCGGATAGCCGCGTTCTTGGCCAAAGCCGACTTGATCAGTGTCTCATTCATGTTCTCCGACCCGGGTGGGCCTGGAGTTTCCGTTGGAGGAGGAGCTGCCATCTCTTCCCGAACCTTCTCGATTGCCTTGGTTCGGATGTGATCAGCTAGATCACTAACGGCAGTGTCCATCGGGTTTTCCGGAACTTCGGCCGGAACATCCCCCTCAGTCGGATTCCCTCCCTGGTCTTGTGCCCAAAATCCCCGGGCTGCCTTCTGAAGTAACCGAGGATCAGCAACCCGAGTGGGCTGGGAGAAAGCCACCTGCATCTTGGGAGCCAACCCAGCAATCTCCTGAGGGCTCAAGATGTTCCGAAGCACAGCGCCCGTGAAAGCTGGGTTAGCAACCCAGGATGCCTCAATGAACTTGACTGACTTCGGGTCTGTGTAGTGTCCACAGAGTTCGGCAATCTTCCGGGTTTTTCCTAAGGAATCAACGAAGGTGTTCCCCTTGGAGTATCGGATGTGCGAACAGAGTTGTGTTTCATCTTCCGAAGTGTTTCCACACTTCGAACAGGTCGTGTGAGTGACCTGACAACCCATGCTTAGGGTCGAGAGTTGTCCGCTAGCAATCGCATCAATGAGGGGCTTGTGTTTGCGATCTGTGGCTACGAGGATATCCACATAGATCGAATCCCCAATGTCCCGAGCTGCGGCATCAATGATCTTGCCCTTGGATAACTCGGGGATCTGAAGATGTTCGACGTAGTTTTCTCCGCCAACGAACGTCTTGAACGTCGAGAGGAGTAATCTCCTCTCCCAAGAATCTTGGTTGTTGTTGACGTACTTGCTCGTCCCAGGAGTGATGAAGTAGTCCTGGTACTGGCGATTGACCGTAAACCCGCTCTCGAAGTTTCTGCCTAACTGACCAGGACCATTCTCGGTGTCCACCGAGGCAATGATCGTGCAGTGGCTCAAGAGAAACTTGTTCGGGTCGTACTCCCCAAGAACAACCTGTGCAGCAATCCTACGGTCGAAAGCCGTACCCATCTGCATAGCCTTGTGACGCACCTCATCCCAGGCCGGTAACGAGGTGATCGGCTTAACTACGGCTGCGTTGGCGTACTTGAGGAATGCCATCAGTGATCCAGGAACACGTCCCCAGTGTGCTTCTTCAGTTTGTCTACGAGGTTCTCCAGATTCCGAATGAAATCCTTGAGCGGCCGATCATCTCTCGCGGCCAAAGACCCGAGGCTATTTTTGAGGTCGGGCTTGCCATCCTTCTTGACCCCAAAGAATCGCAAGAGGACGTCGCCCTCAATGTATAACCGGTCCGCTGCCGCCGTACGCCTATCGTAGGAATACTTTTCCATACTGTCACCAACTCACTGGCTCTCCGTCTGGACCCATGATGTCGTTCTGACGGATGATGAAGAGGTCTTTCGGACAGGCGAACAATCGAATCTTCTCGCCCTCGGCCATCTTGTAGAGAGTCTTCCGCATCGTGTTGCCACACTTCGGGCAGTTGGGCTTCTTGGCCGCAACTTCCTTTTTCGTGGCACGATGTTGACGGTTCTGAGCAACCCAGTAGGTGGCAGCTTTCCGGGCGAACTCAGCGACGTAGACGTCTACAGTGTTCCGAGCGAACCGATACCACTTCTGGATTTCATCCCGAAGTGCTTCATCGTTCACCGACTGTGAAGCATACCGACGCCACAGCTCGTCGTATGCCTTGACCTCGTTTGCTCCCTTTGACCAGATACGAGCCAGCTCCTTGTGGAAGCCTTGTGGAAGCTCTGTCGTCCGCCAGAGAGCGAGTCTGACGGACGATTCCTTGGACTTCGCCACATCCCAACCGGGATAGTAGGAGAAGTCCAAGGCCGGAGGAAGGTAGTAGGCAAACTCAGCGTTGACCCGAACCAGCTCTTCTGGAGAAACCCGCTCATTACCAAACGGCCACTGGACATCAACAAACCCAATACCCTTGTGGACCGCTGTGACACGGCCATAGAAGGGGGAGACCTCGGAGAAGCCCGGGATGAACTTCTGCACGACATCTCCAGGACCAAAGTCCCTGGTGAGCTTCCAGTAGTCGATTGCCAACTTACGGGCCTTTCCTCAGGGAGCCAGCGGGCGGCCGGTCGTGGACTTGCCGTGATGTACTGCTGACGACTGGTCGTCGGCGTACGCCTGCATGTACGGCTCATCTGCGTTCGTCATCACCGGGTCCATGGTGTTCTTGAACGCATCCATGTACGGCTCATCAGGATTCCGACTGATGACCTCAGCGGTCTTCAGAACTTCCACCTGACGACGGATCATAGATTCCTGACCGTAGGCCATCTTCTCGATCTCATCCGCAACACCGTCGATGTTGTTGACCAGATTCTTGGCTGTGTTGAAATCCATCCCCCACTTCGCGTGGTTTTCCTGGACGAATACGGCCATCTTGTCGAGACGACCAAGGACGTTGTCCACCTTGGCCTTTGCTTCCTTGGATAGTGCCATTTGCCTTCTCTCCTTGATCGTTCAGACGTCCAGGCTCTTGACGGCCTGGAGTACGGGCATGAAGGCCGCACGGGCCTCGGGGTTCTTTTGAGCGGCCGAGATCACGGCTGCACGGAGTGAGGCGTACTTCTTCGCCTGCTTCTCTCCCTGGTCCTGATCCTGACCTTGATCTTGGGCTTGCTTTTGGCCCTGGTCTTCGTCCTGCTCCTCGTCCTGGGCGATCTTTGTCGCCAGGTCCATCAGGTCGTAGGCCAAGGGAGCATTCTCGGCAGCGTACTTCGCTGCCAGCTTCCGGATTTCGTTCGACGCCTTCATGTTTGCCACCTTCTGTGATCCCTGATCTCCCAAAGGAGAATTGTTAGTCGCCTGCCGCTGAGTCAGAAGAGTTGTGTTTTCATCTGCCCCAGCCAATCTGGCCAGGAGCATGTTGTAAATGTTTGGCTGGATGGCCCCGTTGTAGGGTCCGCTGTAGATCGCCAGGTCAAGAGCCGCTCGAAGCTGGGTATCCCGAACAGTCCCAGGTAGTGGGCGCTTCAACACAGGCGTCTGTAACCAATCCTTGGCAGCTCCAAGGATCATCTCCCAATCGGTCTCACCGAAATCTCTCTGGGCCGGTTGCTGCCAACCGTTGTACCCAGGATATTCAGTAGGGGGCACACCGTTGTAAACGGCGGCCTTTTCAGACACAGGTGCCATCGAAGATGGCGTGGGATAAGAAGAAATGACGAACCTGGCTGCCACCCTGGCGGCAGTCTTCTCCCCGTACTGGGCAAACTGCTCAGCCAAGAGCCATTTCCTCAGATCCCGTGTGGCTTTGGGGTTCTTCACCCGGTCGTAATGGGCTGGTTTGACCGGGGGCGTCGGCTTAGGGTTCTCCTGTTCCACAGTCCAAAGGGCTGCCTGTCTGTCCTCCAGAAGCCCGTTGTAGGCCCGCACAGCCTCTTGCCACTCCTCAGGGGTCGAATACTTTGCTCGGTCGGGCTTCGTTGGCTCCGGACCAGAATCGAGTTGATGCTCAACCTCGATTTCCCACTCAGCAAGCTTCTGTTCGTAGTCCGCCTGCTCTCGGTCGTAATCAGCAATCTCCTGCTGCTCCAGATAGAGCTTGGTAGGTGCTGCTTTCTGTGGAGCAAGTGTCTCGATTCGACGAAGGACCATTCTCTTGAAAGAATCCCCAGGGTCTCGTTCGCTCGCCAACTCTGGTGGGTAATTCCTAGCCCGGATCTTCATGAAGTTTCGGGCAGACTGAATTCCCTTCCCGATGTCTTTTGGGCTGTTCCACTCAGAGATATCCCGAAAGTCGTCTACAACCGCTTCCTTCTCCTCACGGGCGTTGTCATCGTCATCGTCGTCCTTCAACAAGGACCAGAGAACTTTGGCAGGCGTTGCTGCCATACTGACCGCAGTGCCAAGGCCCTTCTTGAAAGCCCCCCAGCCTGTCGGACCCTTGGCAATGAAGAGATTCCGAGCCGTATTGAGGTCGTTACCTTGAAGATAAGCGACCACAATTCTCTGTGCATCAGGGTTGCCACTCAGAGCCTCCATGAGCTTCTTGGCGGCCTTTGGAGGAACATGGACACCAGCCTGACTGGTTGCCCTATCAAAGACCATGTCCGCAGCTTGTTGAGATACCGCCGCACGGGCCTCTCCAGGGGGGTTGAGGAGAACCTGTGTTAGCCCAACGGCAACCATCGGATCTGTTCCCTTAGGCAAGGTCTTGCTCAGGGAATCCTGGATGTTCTTTTTGGCAGCCAGGCTAATGGCCACCGTCTTGATCTGATGCGCCCTGTAAACCTCAGCTTGGTCTTGCGGACTCAAAGCTGCGAATGGAACGAAGTCCCCTTTCTTCGTTTGGGTCATCTCTGGGTGAGGAACCTTTGAAGGGTCTGTCTCGTAGAACTTCCCGACCCTCTCGGCAAATGCCGTGATGTCCTTCTCGGGTTTTGAAGCTACTGCTTCGTAGTACCTCACCAAGTCATCCACATCATCTGGATGCAGATTCGCTTGAATCAATGCTGCTCGCGATTCTTTCGGAAAGACATCCAAGATCTTCCGGATAGCAGCTTCACGTTGAGCCCTGGAAACAGGCGGTCGTTGTGGAGGTGGGACTTCCAGGATAGCTTCCTCGGTAACATCCTCAGCTTCCTCAGGAACTTTTTTCTGTGTCCCTCCTAGAGCTGCCTCAGCTTCTTGAGTCACTTTCTTGTGCTCAGCAACGGCTGCCTCGAAGTCCTCCTCGGATTCGAAGTCCTTGCGCTTCGGCTTTGGCTCTTGTGCTTTGGCCTGGAGTTGTTCCTGATGCTTCTGAAGCTTGGCTTTGTGCTGCTCCAGAGACTCCTGGTATTCTTCGTCCGAGTCGTAGTTCTCTCGCTTAGGGGCTACAGGAGGCTTGAAGCCTGAAGGCTTCTCCTCTTTCTTGCCCTTTCCAGGCTTCTTCTCCTCTTTCTTGCCCTTTCCCCGAGGCTTCTTCTTTTGCTCTGGGGCCGCCTGTTCTTCCTCAGACTTGACAGTGTGCTTGGAAGGGTCAGCGTCCGGGTGGGACTTGAGGTACTCCTGTTTGGCTTCCTCGGTGGGAAATTCCATCGCCTGTAGATACTTGGCGACAACCCTCTGAGCAGATCCTCCGACGTTCTTGTAATTCTCGGAGCGGTCTTTTCGATCCGCCGCCTCATCTGGATCCACCTCTTGGTCAGACTCGTCCCTTTCCCTCCGACGATCTCGCCGAGGTGGCTTCAATTTGGGAGCTGGACGGACCAGGCGCTCAGCCTCGTCGTCCTGCCGTTCTGCCGGGGTCTTGGTGGACTGAATGTCCATCGCTAGACACGGAGGATTCAAGGATTAGAACCGGCCCTCTGGGGCGGGTTCTTCTTCCTGCTTGATCTCCAGCTTGAGGTACTTGGCGATACGCTCAAGAACGTCGGTCTTCTCGGCCAGAACACGGCCAACCTCAGCATAAAGCGACCGGAGAACCTCGTTGAAGGTGGCATCCGAGACCGTGAGGACATCTCGCTCGATCTTGAGCCGAGTGTCGCTCGGATCGATGTTGAGCATCTCCAGGATGATATCGATGCTGAGTGAACCCTTCTGATACAGGTTGTACATCGCATCGAACGTGTCCTGGCTGTCTCGAAGCGGAAGCCGGGTGAACGAGAGCTTCGGATACAAGACCACTTCCTGGCCCCACTTGTCCTTCTCCACGAACCCCTTTCGACGGGCCACCGGCTTGAAGAGGTATTCCTCGACGTACTCCTGGAGGACTTCGCGGAACAACAGGTACCTGTTGTTGATGACTTCAAGCTTGAGACGATCCCCGGAGTAGAGGGCCTCACCGGACATCAGGCTCTCAGTTACGCCGAGTCCCGTCAGAAGCCGCCGTTCGGTCTGCTCGTACTCCACCGACAAATCCAGGAGACGATCCCTGGACCCCATCTCCTCCCAGTGGACCTCGTAGTTAGCCACAATGGAGTAGTCTGGATCCACGAGAGCTAAGTCTACCTGCTCTCGCAGCTCTTCAACGTTCGTATCCGAAAGACCCTCGGCCCACACGATTCGCTTGGGGGTCATCGCCCGGGAAGCGATGCTGGTCTGTGCCTGCCGGAGCTTCTCACGGTAGTAAAGTGTCCTGAGACACCTATCAAGAATGCTCTGCCCGATCTCCTGATCCGCACCCTTCCGACCCGAGAGCATGTAAACGAAGGATCCTTCGTCAGGGTCGGTTCCCAAAGGAATGAGCTTACCATCAGAGATGTGTTGTCGAACTTCTTCGGGGATTTCCTCGATCATCTCTTCAGCAACAGGGTCTCCACCCAGAGCCTTCTGAATGAGCGCCCGATCCCGATCCGAGGGAATCAGCTCAACACGAGCCTTGTCCGTGAAGGAAAAGGTCGAGAGCTTGATCTTATCGATAGGGAGGATGATGAGACGAGCCCACCCCATGTAGTTTTTGGCGTAGTGCTGGAGTTCCTGGGTTTCCCGGTCCTCTCGCTCTTCCCACTGTTCCTGGGTGGCCTCTCCAGCGGTACCGTCCTCTAAGAGAACCGCCATCTTGACTTGACGTTTCTCGTACCCGATCTCAGGAGGGACATCCACTGCACTGTCCTCGGCAAAGATAGCTGCTGTACCGTCAAGCCAGTAGTGGTGACTGGCCGTGATGAGCCGCTGAAAAAGCTTCGTGCGCCGGCACATACCCTGAAAGAAGTCCAAAATGAACTTCCCGTAGTCATCTGGGGACTCAAAACCCTCAGGGTTCGTGCGAGGTTTCGGGGTTGCCAGACGGAGCTTCGAGAGCGGAAGCTCCGTATGTAAGTCGATGGCCTGCCCAACGATTTCGTCCGCGTTGTAGAAGTGGCGATAAATCTCCCGTTTCTCACGAAGAGACTGCGGGAGTTCCAGAAAGTCAGTCGAGAGCTGCGGGCTGAAGAAATTGCCCTGGCTCGACATGGTGGTGTTCCCACCGAACGCTCCGGAAAAGCCATCGAACCCGGAGTTCGCCAACTTGACCTGCCGAGCAATCTTCTCCTTCTCGGTCAGACCCGACCTCATATTGCTGTGGGTAGCAACATAAGGACGCTGGGGAGGCATCCGAGCTGTCGTTCGTACGATGTAGCCTCCTGGCCCGTTGGTAAATCTGTCAGACGGCATAGATCACCTCTCCGCCTCATCCCCATAGATGAGGTCGAAGTCATCACTTGTGGGGAGCGAAAGCTTCTCGATTTCTCGGTTCTGTGCTCGGAGCCTTCTCTGTTCTTCCTCGATGGCTTCTCGCTGCCGAGTTTCTTCTTGGTTAGCCTTGGCAGTGTCAAGCACTCTGCTCAGCGATGCGGTTCTGCGTAAGCCCTGATTCAGAGCCCCACAGATCCGGGCATAGGCGTTTGAGTAGGCCAAGTATCCGGAAGTCATATCGTCTCGCTGCCGAAGAGCATGAGTCCGAAGCCGCTGGGAGAGTGAGACAAGCTTCAGGATACTAGTCGAAATGGACTCTCGCACGGAAGCCATCTCGTCGATGATCGCTTTGGCTTCTTTCTCGTGCCGCTCGATCCGCTCCTCTTCCTGGAGCCGGGCGGTTCGGATTAAGCCGTTGCTGTGTTGAACTTCAGGCGGCATTCTCGTTTACGTTTCCCCAGGCTTGAACCAGACGGATCAACAAACCGATGTGAACGGGGTCTCCAGCCAGAATACCAGACCATGAACCACCACATCGTCGAAACACTACCCGGATAGCAGCTAGCTGCTCCCCATCTATGTCCCTTCCCAATAGGTTGTCCACAAATTTGTGAACTACCTTGTCAGCGAACAGAAGGGGCGGCTTCTCTTTCTCATCCATAGCGACCCCCTCGGAGACCTAACTTACGGGGGACAGCTCGATCCGAGAATCCACCATGGAGCCTGGCTCGGTTCATCTGGTAGTGACCGACCGTAGCCGTCGTGGGTACATGCGGACGGTAGACGCCGAATCCGTGGGACACATGTTTCTGGTTGAGCATCAACTCGGTGGAAAGCCAAACGGATCGAACCAGAGCATCCGAAAGGTCGTCCTTGGCCCCAGCTTTCTTGGGCTTCTCAACCATAACGAGGTTCTTGCTGATCTGGCGGGCCTGAAGGGTCAGCAGCTCGGCGATGAGCGGCGAGTGTTTCTTACTGCCAGGATCGGTAGGGTAGTCGTAGAGCCGGAGCTTCTCGTCGAAGATGAACATCTTCGCCGACTGAAAGATCTTGCTTGACTGGTCTCGGGTGAAGAACTCCGTCTTGAACTGCTTCAACCCACGCTTGTGGAGTGCCTGCTCCAGAGGAATACCGTTCCAACGGTCGAACAAACCTTCTGTGATGTGGAACTTCTTAGTGAGAGAAGCAATCCACTCGGCAATCTCGTCGAAGTCCAAACGCTCGACGTTAGCCAAAGTCTTCGAGTATGACGTGGAATAAGCTCCGTCGAGATGAGGGTTGGACTCTCGCCAATCCGTGCCGGCGTACCAACATTCGTGGTAATCCAGAACGACTTTATCCCCCTCGACATGGGTGATGGCAATGGCCGTACCGTCCTCCACGAGGCCAACGTCGATCCCCATCTGATGAGGCATCCTAGACGGCCCGAGAGTCTTGGGTCGGAGCTGAGGATCCACGCAAGCCATGAGATCCGACTCTCGTTCGATCCAACCCGTGACCTGATCGGAGAACTGAGCACCGTGTTCGACAGCGAAAACTATCGGGTCTGAATGGTACTTCTGCTTGTAGTAGCTTGCGGGAACCGTGGGATTGATTTCCCAGGTCGGAGCTTGCACAGCCAGAAGCTTCTCAGAACCTTCCCCACCGTGCATAGCCAGGTCGAACAACTCGAAGAACTTCCCACTCTTGCCAAGTGGGCTAGAGATCAGGATGATCCTGGACTCGACGTCCGCGATAGGTAAGCCCTTCTCGTTCTTCGGGGAGAAGGCAGCGGTCGAGGGTGTAACTGCGTCGTAGATGTCCTTGGCGGAAGATTGACCCTTGTCCTGAAAGTGGGCCACCTCATCAAGGATGACGACGGCATTACCTGCACCACGTAAGCCTTTGGCGATGCAACTCTTGAACGTAACCCGAAGCGTGGCCTTGCCGTTCAAAGAGATGAATCGACCGTTCTCAGTCTGCTTGGATGTTGGCCCGAACCGATCAATATCGTAAGGCGTCCGGAAGTTGACATGAGAGAGTGTGTTGTTCGCGATGAACGGCTTGAAGTATTCGCACTTCGCCAGGTGACTGGTCACCTCATTGAAGAGCAAACCAGCCTGATCCTTGTCGGTAGCGACCGAGATGAGCTGAATCCGGTTACCGTTCGGCAGCCCGTAGTAGTTCTGAGGGTTGTACAGATTCAGAAGACGGTAGACTTCGTAGCTAGCAAAAATCCCACTGAGAGTCGTTTTGCCTGCTCTTCTTCCAATGGCGAGGATCAGCTCTCGACGGTCATGATCCTGCTCCCCGACGTTGCATCGGCCCTCGTTGTAGAGATACGAGAGGTATTCCTTCTCTGTGAACTCGTAGAGAGTCCGAGTGTTGAACATGTCTGGGATTCGAATACGATCCGCAGGATCTTCTGGAAGTGTCTCGTCGAGCGGCAAGAAGTAGAAGAGCTTGACAAGGAACTTCTGGGCAGGGAAAAGCCGCATCGCCAGCCCCCAGGGCTGTTCGATGTAGTCGAGGATGTTGAAAATCCTCTGGGTTCCCGTTTGATTGTCGGGAGCATCCGCCATGAGAGACTGCTTGGCTTCATGCGCAGTCTTTCGGAGGAACCCGACAATGCCTTCTTGCTTAGCCACTCAGCACCTTACCGGAGCACGCTCTCGGCCTGGTCTTCCCAGTTCTCCATCATGGACATGAACTTGGTGTAGAAGAGATCAGCCTGCTCTGGAGACATCACTTGTTCGACCACTGATTTGATGTTCGTTGCCCAGAGCCGGAAGACCTTCTGAAAGGCATCACTGCGGGGATCTAAGGTCTGCTGACCTTGCTGCCGTAAGTCGGCCTGAAGAGCGGCAATCTCTTTCAAAACCTTCGTGTGACGACTGATGAGCTGGGAGGTGTCTTCACCCCGCTTCTGAAGCTCGATACGCTGAAATTCCAAAGAAGCAGCGTTCTGAGCTACTCGGATGAGAGTGAGCCGGATGACCTCAGGCGAACTAGACTTGTTCCTGGCAGCCTGTACCAGCTCATCACCATCGACGAACCGAAGCTCTGCCTCTTGCATCCTGGCGAGGTATTCGAGGTCGGCAGCTCTCGGAAGAGACACTGTCTTGCCCTCCCGCCTGACGGCACGGCTACGACCGCCAGTGCTCTTGGAAAACTCCCCGGTAGCGTTATGAAACGGCAACACCTGGGCGACTTTGAGCTTTCGGGCAGCGTCCGAGCCTAGACCACTGGCGGCTGCCAAGGGCTGCTCCTCTTCGACTTCAATTTCCTGGGTATCGTTATCGTTGTCGGCCATAGCTCAATGCTTTCCTTCGGGCTCCGTGCCTCCCCCTCCATCAGTCCGAATGAGGTACTGGGAGAGGTTTTTCACGGTATCGTAGCCCTTGTCTCTCTCGATCTGCTTCTTGGTCCTCTCGTCGAGTTCTTTCCCAGTCTCGGCCAGATTGCGGACATTCATCTGATTTGGGGTTCCGTGGAAAACATCCTCTGGTCGGATGTCTCGACGATCCGGCGGGACAATGTCTTTCCGGTCTTCCACTCCCCGGGCATGCTCATCCACGATACTCTTTTCGATCCCATGGGGCTTGTTGATGGGTTTGGTCAGAATTTGATCACGCTTCCGCTCTCCCGGCGGCTGATCTGCCAGAAACAAACGTTGGTGCCTTGCGGCAACCCGAAGAACGAGGGAGGAGATCATAGGTCGATGTTGGCCCCGCCGAACTCGATGCTGATGGGATCCTTCGAAGTGGACTTCATTTCGATGTCGCCGGGTTCCTGATGCTGGAGCTGATACTCCGCCATCATGCTCAGCCCGTTGTTCATGATGTTCTCGTAGGGGACTTCGGAAGCTCTACCTGACGCGAGGATAGCTCGCTGTTCGGCCAGCTTGTCCACATAGGGAGGCTCCGTCACGAGAGGCTTGGCCAGCACCGAACAAGCCCCAGTAGGGTCTCGAAGAACGCAAGAAGCGCACTTCGACCCCATCTTGACATAAGGCACTAGCCTGGAGCGATGAAGCCTGCCAGCTTCCTTGCATCCCTTGCCGTAGTCCTCGTAGATAGTAGGGTCGATGTACTTGATCCCCTGAAGACCCTGCTCAGCGAAGACTTTCCGCAACTCGTCTTTAGCCGCCCAAAGGTCCCTCGGGTCGAACCTGGATTTCATCAGGTTGGCGAGGTCTTCTCCATACATGCCCTCGTTCATGTACCGGGAGGCTGCCCGGACAATGTCCCGGATGGCCAAAGTGTTGGCCTTGTACTGATGGCCAGCCCCAGCAAACTGGGTCTCGATGGCTAGTCGGGTGCTCGCTCCTGGAGCCGGCTGAGGACCAGAGGCAGCCTTGTGGATGGCTTTCAAGGCCGCAACTGGCGTAGTCCCCCAGTCCAGCCTGTCGGCATTCCAGGGAAGCCTACCGGCCGTCCTATGCTCATCCACGACAGCCTTCACGACCTCGGGAGTGAACACTTCGTCTGGATTGGCTACGAGCTTCCGGCCGTACATCATGCACCGACCGATTTGGGAGAAGATGCACGAGCCACACTTCTTCCCTGCTACGATTGCCTTGATTGTGGATCCGTGCTTGGCCAGGAAATCCGCCCCTTCACGGCACTCTTCAAAAGATTCCTGGGTCGAGTAGACCACTCCGTAGAGCCCAAGCTGATCCGCCAAAGGCTTCCACTGAGGAGCAGTGGCCTTGAGTTCGTTCAAGTCGAAAGCAAGCCTGAGTGACTGAACAATCTCCTCTTGGCTTCGGCCCTTGATCATCTCTCGACGAAGGAATGCCACAATCGGACGAGCCTTCAACTCAGCAGTCTTCTCCAGCTCAGCCTCGCGGTTCTTCTTCACCAAAGCCGAGGCTGCGATGAGATCCGACTTGGCCATCTCCGGAGTAACCGTAGAGGGTGGCTTGTACTGTGACTGACCACTGAACTGTTGAGCTTCCGAAGATGCCTTAGGAGCCAAGAAAGCGGCTCGGATTCTCTCCTTGGGGTCCAACGTGGAAGCTTGAACAACCTTGCCCTTGGCACGCTGAAGATTCTCGACCTGATCCGCCAACTCCTGGCTGTACGGAACCTGAATCTGAATCTCCTTGTGAAAGACGGAGCAATGGTGCGTTCCGTCCGGGGTGCCCGTGTGATGAGTGCAGTTACCACACGCTTTCTTGGCCACAACGAAACGAGCAGTTGAGGCCGTCTTTTGAGCAAACTCGACCGCCTTACCACCCTGAGCGCACTCCGGGAAATCCGAAGCCTCGATGTAGAAGCGACCTAGGAGACCTCGCTCAGCGAAGACCTGAGCTAGACCTGTCTTGGCTGCTTTGAGTGTCTCAGTGTCATACCTCGACGTGAGAGCTTCTTTGATCCGTGCTGGATCATTGTACTGCATCACGGCCAGACGAGCCGTACGGATGACGACTTCGGGAGATGTTCGAAGAGGCCCGTGAGCCCTGGACAAATCGCCCATGGTCTTTGGGTCAGTATTTGGAACCAACCGTAAAGGCGAGGCATCGCGATTGTGGTCCCAGAGCATGTTGAGATCCGGAACCACATCCAAGTTCTGCTTGGGTAGTGTGTCCTCGGCTCGGTACTTCTTCTCGTCCACAGCCAGCCATTCGAGGTCAGAAACCCCGACGCCGGAACCTTCCTTCATGAAGTCTGTGATGTCTCCAAGTTCAGCCATTGAGGTGCCTCATCTCTCGGGGCGGCTATAGTTCGGGTCCGGCCGGTAATTGTGCGTCGTGTAGTCGTACCTGATGTACGGGGTGTCGTGATGCTCGTACATCTCACTCTTGTTTGGCAGATCCCTATCATAGTTGTAGGGATTGACTGGATCTGCGGGCAATTCGGACTGGGCGATCATCTCGTCGCTCAACCCCTCTGTGTAGTAGTCTGATCGGGCTACCGGCACGGAAACATCGGTCGGCATCACACTATTTTGCGACCGTACATTCGTTCGTTCATTCAAATCAACATCGACGCTCGGAGTGTTGTCCTCCGTGAATCCTCCAGGATCACTTGGGAGTCCGCTCGTCGGGCCGTATACGCCTTTCGTTCCGGATCCTTCACCCGAAGGATTACCGTAACCTCCAGCACCCTCGCCAGCAGCCCCGCCCTCAGCTCCATAACCGAGCCCGAAGTCCCAAGCATCCGCAGGGGGATCCGTGTCCTCGGGTAACCCAGAAGTGGCCTTCCTGGCGAGGAGATTCCTCTTCTTCATCAGCAGAGCATCCTGGATATCCGACTTGTCCAAACGAAGACGACGACCCATCGGTGATCTCAGAATACGATCCTCGTTCCAGCCCTTTTCGACCAGCTCAGCGATCGTCCTGTAGTCATCAAGAGAGACAGCAGGTCCAGCACTTGGCCTTTGGGTATCCAGCGGTGGAAGCTTCATAGGTCCGGGCCAATCCCCACGACCTGCCTCACGAGTGTCGTTCTCCCACGGAGTCTGGTAGATGTAGTCATCTTCTCCACCATCGGAGAGACCCCACTCATCAGTCACCCGAGGCTCATCCTCGTTGTAGCTATCCAAAGGCCCTCGCTCCTCGGCTCGATCCAAGTGATCTACCCGAGGGCCAGGAAGCGAGTCCGGAGACACTGATGAGTTGCCACGGAAGTAACTGTAGGAAGATGCCATTTTGGCGTGCATCTCAGGCGAGAACTTCTGGTCCTGCACCATTTCCGGAGCGAACTTGAGCTTCTTCTTGGGCTTCTTGAGCTTCTTCTTCGGTTTACCTAGCTGTTCCGGACGTGGTTCCTCCGAACCAGGGAGACCAGACGATTCCAACGCTTGCTCGGCTGTGGCTTCGTCTTCCTCATCGAATTCAATAGACTTGTCGTCCTCAGTGTCAGGAGCTTCTTCCTCAGCTTCCTCTTCGGGAGCTTCCTCACCTTCTCCAGGAACTTCTTCGGGAGCTTCCTCACCTTCTCCAGGAACTTCTTCGGGAGCTTCTTCGCCTTCCTCGGGAGTCTCGAAGGGATTCTCGGAGCCTTCTTCGACTTCGGGCTCCTCACGAGAGTAACTCTCGTCTTCCTCTGGTGGAGCTTCTTCCTCATCCGGCGGGATTTCTTCTTCCTCTGGTGGGGCTTCCTCCTCTTCACCGAGTGGCGTTTCTTCCTCGCCCTCTAGGACTTCCTCCTCGCCTTCCTCTGGTGAGACTTCCTCACCTTCAGGGACTTCCTCCCCGAGAGCTACCTCGTCTTCCACACCTTCCTCTAGTGGAGCTTCCTCTTCCTCACCCAGGGTTTCCTCGCCTTCCTCACCAAGGCTTTCTTCCCCAGGTTGTTCTTCTTCGCCCGGAGCTGCTTCTAGGTCATCGGCTGCGGCATCGGCTGCGGCATCCTCGATGGCCTCCATGTCTCCTTCGGCCTCAGCTTCAGGATCTTGGAGAATCTGTTGTGACTCCTGGAGGAACTTCCGAACATCCATAGCATCTGCGGGATCAAGCTGGTTGAGCTTAGGCTCCCAGTGAGGAGCGTTGATCTCATCGTGGATGCTGTCCGAGATCGCACTGAGATTCTCACAAGCGTCATGAAGCTTGTCTCGGATCTCCTTCACCTGCATCACATAGCCTCGACCACCAAGCATCCCGTCTGGGGAGATGGTTGAAGACTTGAGTCTGGTAAACTGTCGGTAGGCCGTCAGCGCATGACCTAAAGCTACAGACATGGCCCAGAGCATTCGGGAAAGCGGTTTGAGTGCTCTCGGATCGTAAGGGTGATCCTTTGGGATGTTTCGCTTGCCAGGACCGCCCTGATTACCCCCAGGAAGGGCAGAGGCCCCCATGACGGCCGTACCTTCCGGATCCGTGGGTGGAGGCTCGTCATTACCAAACGGCGGGGGTCCAGCGGCGGTTTTGCCCTCCGACATCGATAGACGATAGTACCTCTGGTAAACTCTGGCTCGGAGACGGTCTTCCGAGGACAGAGTCAACGAAGCAAGAGGTATCTCTGTGTGAAGGTCTAGCATGCTGCTCAACCCTTCAAAGGGGTACCGGTGTCGTTGAAGAGTCGCTCGATGAAGTAGTTCTCACCTTCTTGCTTGAGCGCCCACAAGTCTTGTGTGCTTTTGTGAACCAGGGTATCGGCCGATGCTCGGACGAACCCATTAAGGTCACTCAACGAACCAACCTTCACCCGGGTTGGCTTCGAGGCAACCACCTTTTGCCCTGGAGGAGTAATGACCTGTGGCTCCCTCTCGAAAAAGGCATCCAGACCAGAGGCACTTGCTTCGATTGAATCTAGCTTGAAGTCCGTCATGCTTCCTCAGGTGATGTTGAGCTGGACCAAAACGTCCACGTAAGAGTTGTCACTGTAGCCGCTCACTCGCAGGGTTTCTTGATATGTCCCCGTGGCCATGGTGTCGGCGGGAACAACTTGCACTGTCACGTCTTGGGTCTCGCCAGAAAGAAGCGTGCCCGAAGTCGGCGTGAAAGCAACCAACCAGTTGTTAGACAGACAAGTGAGCCGCTGGACTAGGAACTCCAACACAGAGCCCAAGGGTCCAGTGTTCTCGATGGTGAAAGTCTGACTAGGGAGAAGAGGGAAAGCTCCGGAAAGCGGCTTCACCACGTTGAAAGTGAGCACCAAGGGTGTGATATCGATAATGGCCTTCGGCCGAACGTTGATCGTGATTGGAAGGGACTGCGGCGTGTTCGTCGCCGTGTCATCCTGAATCAAGATAGTGGCGTTGTAGATGCCCGGGAGCAGGTTCGTCGAGTCCACAGACACCTGGAAGGTGCCTGACTCCTGGAAACCCAGGTTGCCGATTGTCGAGGGAGCAACAGCGACGTAAGAAGCCGATGGTGTCAGGGCGGCATCCAACAGAGATCCGTAGACACCCGAGTTTGTTACCAGAGCATCTTGCTGTTCCGAGAAACCTCGACCAGTGTCCACATCGAACGTGAGGGATGTGGGAGGACCGACCAAGATGACTGGTCGGAACTGGGCTGCTAGTTCCGAAATGCTGTCAGCCATCGCTGTGATCACGTCCCCTGGAATGGGAATCGTGTCGCGAAGAATGCCGAAAGGCGAAACGACATTGAGGATCACGAACGAGGGTGACGCCCCAGAGATGTCCATCCGGGTGGTCCACCGCCAGACACCTTGGGCCACCTGAAGGGTGAAGGCGTATTCGTGGCTCTGGAGATTGGCAGCTAGGGGCACGTAGACGGCTCCTCAAACGAGGAGGCCGATAAAAGAAACCCCGCAAATGTCGAATTGGCGCCTAGCAGCCAGTCAAACGCAGGCGTCTCCGCCCCGATTGCTCCACTGCGGGAGTTTCACTTCCCGGAGAATGTTGAACTTCTTGGAAGCAATGGTTGAGAAGATTTTGCGGTAGGGCGTGTACTTTTCGTTCAGATCCGCCGCATCTTCGATGACCTTCACAGCCTTGAAGAAGCGATGACGTACCCGACCTTGTGTTAGGCCCAACTTCGAGGCGACCTCGGATTGACAGGTGGTCTGCCACATACCAATCAGGATATCCACGTCGATCTGCTGGGGCAGTATCCCCGGGAGGTCCGCTCGTAAGTCATCCTCGGTGACCTCTGGGATGCTGAGCAAGAACTTGATTCGCTGGAGACCACGATCCAAACGATAGCTAATGGCCGCCTGCGTGACCTCGAAGATAGCCGCGATGTCCGCCTGACGCTTCTTCAAGATGTAGTAGAGGTAGATGAGGTCCGCCTCTCGTTCCGGGATACGATCCAACAGAGCTTCCACCCTGGCTTCGTACCCCTCTGGTAAGTCCCCCTCCTCGTCGAATTCCTCATACGCATCGACTGCCAGCTCATCAAGCTGGAAATCTAAGCCATCCTCTCCGGAGAAGCGATTGGCCAGTTCTGAGGGGTCTACTGGGATCACATACCCAATACTCATAGTGTCAATCCGGTGGCTATCTCCGAAGAACGCTCGAAGAACGTCTCCAGAATCGAGTTGGGGTTGATCTCGACCACCCTCAAAAGGGCAGCTACTTCATCTGGATTTGAATCAGGATCGATCTTCGTGAACGGGACATCTCTCAAGGTCATTAGGTCCACGTTGATTCGGACTTGGGGTTCGGCTGAACGCAGTCTCTCGTATTGTACCTTAGTCAAGCCGGTGAGGCCAGATCGATACAAGGCATCTACCGTACCGTGAGCTTGAACCAGAGCCTTGAGAATTTTCTTAGGTACACGAGGAACACCCGGAAGGTTGTCCGAGCTATCCCCAGTGAGCGCCCGAAGCTGTACCATGTCGGTAGGCTTCACACCATAGTGTTCTTCTACCGCGTCCGGGTCAAACAGCAACTCTTTTCTGCTACCGATAGCCGGGATGAGGACGGAGACGTTCTCGGAAACGATCTGAAGGAAGTCCCTGTCCGTACCGAAAATGACTGTTTTCTGGCTGGAAAGCTTCTTCCGAACAAGGGTTGCGATGACGTCGTCTGCCTCCTCATTGGGATTGAACACCTGGTAAACCCCAAGGCAAGGCAGAATCTTCCGCAGGTACTCCAACTGATCGAAGCTTGCGGAACCAGCACGCTCAGGGCGATTAGCCTTATATTCCGGATACTTATCCTTTCTACGACGCGACGAGCCATCCCAAGACACATATAGAGCGGCTGTGCTGAATCGCTTCCGGAGCGCCCCCAAGCTCCGGAGAAATCCTAGAATGACCCCCGTCGGGCGTCCTTGACTATCCGCAAGTTCGGCCATCCCTGGGGCGTAGAGACACCGAAAAGCAAGATTGTGTCCGTCCACGATGATGTTTTGAGGCATTTTCCCGGCTCCTGCTCTTCGACGAGTCGCCTTCTTCCGAAGCAACTCGTTCATTTCTGCCCTGATTTTCCTACCCCGGTCGAGAACATCCTCGAACCAAGCCAACTCCAGAATCTTGCTCTCGATGGCCATCCCGATCACAGGATCCTCTATGCGCTTGTCCGCCTTGATGTACCTTGTGGTAGGGGCAGCGGCCGTTAGCCACCCGGATAAGCGCTCTATCTCTGCAATTCTTCTCGGGAAATCCCATTTCTCTAGGGGGTGGTCGAAGAATCGGATGAAAGAGTAAGCCCGACTTCCATGGGTGTTCCAATGGTCGAGCTGCGTAAGACCCTGGTAGCTATGAAGCACCGTGTCAAAGCCATTCTGCCAGGAAAACACTGGGTCGATCCCCTGGATCCAAACCCGGAGCTGACCAAGGCGGGCTAGAAGCGGGGAGAGAGGACTTCTGGCATGGACCTGAAGGAACGATCTCGGAAGGGTGATGATGGTCTGTTTCGAGCGGAGCTTGATGTAGACTTGGACAGCATCCTGCTCCGGGATTTCCTCTATGACCGTGGCCTCGATGTGCTTGAAGTGGCCAGAAGTGATGATCACTGTATCCCCAACGCCGATACCCTGGTTGATCTCCAGGTCTATCTGCTTGCGGATCCTGTCGATGTGGTCATCCGAGACTGTGGCCAGGACTCTTAGCCTAGACCCGTTGATCGGCTTCGTCAGCACAGCCTGGACAAATCGGGTGCCCTCTAGCTTGAAGTAAACCGTGTCCGGAAGGGTCTTTCGGATGAACGCATACCCCTCCATCAGGTAGTGGATGACACGATCCCCACCTACCTGGGTCACAGCAGCCGGGACGAAGACTTCTCCCGGCTGTTTCAGCGATTGAAGGATGCCAGCCTTGAGGGAATCAGGATCCTCCCCCTCGCTCTTTGGACTGAGTTCAAGGACAACCCACTCGCTCATTTTGGCACATCATCCCCGCCAAGATCTCTCGAACGCTCGTTTCCAGTCGCCAGGTGACAGCACCTTCTCCTCCTTCGAGGCTACCACCACTCGTCTGTCCCCTTCCTCATGCCCCCTTGGATGATCCTTGGGGACACCAAACTCATCTATGGTCGTGAGTGCCATCGGATCAGTTCCTAGGTTCCCAGCCTTTCCGTTAGACACGGGAGCTGTTGGGGCAAGGACTTGAAGGGATGGTAACGGAGGAGAAGGACTCGGTGAGGGTATCGTGATTGAAGTTGGTGGTGCTGATACCGGTGAAACTGGGTTTGGAGGGGAATGTAGTGGTAGTTGCGGTGCTGGGGCAACAGAAATCTGTTGGGGAAGTTCCATTGAGGTGGTCAGCGCCACCACGTCGCAGATGAGCCCCACCTTCGTTCGAGCTTGGGCAGATAGAAATTTGCGGGTGTAACCAATGATTGTTGGGCCGTATTTCTTGTACAGCTCCTCTGCCTTCGCCCTGTCTACATAGGTGAACTCGGCATACATTTTGTTGGCGAGGCGGTAGGAGTTCATGGCCGCTTCGGCCAACCCAACCGAGACTTCCTCAGCACCCACCTGATCACAAGCATCTTCAATCAGAGGGAGAGACTTCGGAAGATCGTCGAGAGACAGGAGAATTTCGTAGTAGGTCGTGGTCAGCCCGAGCCCCAAATAGTCACGAACGGCTTCGACCGAAACCACACCCGCCTGCGAGATCATCTCCATCCGGTTCAGGATGTCCCGGACATGCCCTCCTGAGCTGTCGATGACCGTGAGCAGGGCATCTTCCTCGTACTCAACCTGCTCAGCTTGAAGGATTTGCTTCAATCTCTCAGCGATATGTTCACGAGTTATCTTGCGAATTCTGTGTTCCTCGCATCGTGAACGAATTGCTCCCCGAATCTTATCCGGTTCGGTCGTGCAAAAAATGCCGACCATGTCCTTCTCTTCAATGGGCTTGAGGAGAACGTCTTGGGCTGCGTTGCTCATCCGGTGAGCTTCGTCGAAGAGATGGATTTGCTTGGCGGCACCTGGCACGACGAAAGGTAGGTCATCCACGATCTGCCGGATGATGGCAACGGTACCCTGGCTGGCAGCATCCCTCTCGTGGAAGGCCAGAGAGGTGTCGCTCAAGATCGCCTGACAGTTTTCGCACTTGTTGCAGGGCTCCTGGTCATCTGTCAGATGCTCGCACAACATTGCCCTAGCCAGAACACGAGCCAGGGTCGTCTTACCCTGGCCGTGTCCTCCGGAGAAGATGTACGAAGAATCAAGAGCCGTACCAAGGCGAAGACGGGTCTTCAAGACCTGAACGGCGCCTTCTTGCCCAAGGACATCCGTGAAATTCTTGGGCCGGTACTTGATGTCCCACATCTCACAGCTCGGATAGGAGGTCTTCGACGTTCTCGGTCTCAGTTTCGGTCTCAGCGGTCTCGACCCCGGCCTCTTCCCGGGCGATGGTGTCCACCTGAATCTCGTGAGCTACCGAAACGAAACCGGTGAGCTGGTCATTCCAAGCTCCGTGACGACGCAGGATACTGGCGAACTCCTGGACGTCCGGCTCTCGGATCTTCCACGTCATCTCACCGGACTTCTCGTCTTCTTCGCCTGTACAGCGCTCTAAGAGGTGATCGACAAGAGCCTGACGGGCCTCGTTGCTCAACTCTACCCACTTGTCTCCAGCGACTTCGATGAGGAAGTCCAATTCTAAGAGGTACTCTAAGGGGCCAGAGATCTTTCGGGTCTTCCCCAAAACATCGATCCCACCCTTGCTCGTCGCCTTGTCCACGAAAATGAACCGGAGTCGAGCCGTGGCTAACTCTGGGTGGTAGTTGGCGATCAATCCGCCTGCGATGGCTCGGACGGATTCGGCTTCACTGTATACCTTAGGCATGGTTCTTCCTCTCTATCATGTAGGGATCAACCTGCCGAAGCAGGTAATCTCGAAATCGGTCATCACCCCAGACTTCCCATAGCTCGTTGGGGTCTTTCGTGTACTTGTTCTCGGCAAGGCGGACCCTGGGAGGCGTCAAGATTCGGACGTCCAAGGTGTCACCGTAGTCTTTCTGGAAGTCCAAACAAGCCTGTCGCCCATCACGGTCGTTATCGTAAACCAACCAGACCTGTCTCACAAAACGCCGGACGAGCCGGGCCAAAGCCTCACTGGTCCCAAGAGTGAGGGCTGCAAAGGTGTTCTCAAACACCCTCTGTACGGGAAAAACATCGAATGCCCCTTCTACCATGAAGACTGTCTCTGTCTCCCACATTTTGGGGATGGCCTGGCCCAGCCCAAAATACACCGACTCGTCACGGTCGTGGTAGTACGTCAAGTAGCCCTTGATCCCCTGGGCAATATGTCGGAACTGGAGTCCCTTGATCTGGCCAAGGATGTTCGTGAGGGGCAACACGAAAACATCGTCGAGTCGCTGGCCCCCATGAGAGAATTTAACGAACTCCTTAGGGACTCCTGCCGGAAGATTCCTGTTCAGACAACCCAGGCGATAGAAGTCAATCTGAGCCTCGGAAACACCTCGTGCCCAAAGTGCTTCACGTTCTCGATTGCCCAGCCGTGCATGAGCAATCTGGACAAAGTCATCTAACCAGCTCATTGATGAGGACTACCGATTGGTGGATTCGCTGAAGCACTAACCCCACATGATCATCGATTCGTGTTGCGATGCCCACTAGGGGAGGGGCTGTCCCCAGAATCATCTGACCCGAGGGGAGGGAGGAATAGAAAATCCGAATCCCGTCCACTTCGGCCACGCAACCTTGGGCTAGGATGAGTTTGTTGGCGTCACTCAGAGTAATCTCTTGACCGCAAACCTCATGAAGCGTCGCAAAGGGCACGATCAGTGTTCGGGGCAACAAGCCGAAGCTCTCCAAGAGATGCTTGGCTTGAGCTATGCTAGTACACCGATTGTTCCACCCGGAACTCTCGGAAAGCGCCCACAGGACCCGGTAGAATTCAGCCAGGAGGCGTGGTTCCTCATCTAAAGGGCACTCAGAGAATCCATATCGGAGCATTTTCTCCCGAGAAATCCCAGGCTGGACGAAGGAACCCCGAGCGTTGGTCACCAAGAAAGGAGCATCCTCAAGCTCCACAGGTCGTTCCTGGTAGGCGGGGACTGCGAAACCACCGTCCCGAGCTGCCTTCCGTCGAGACCGCTCTGGAACTAGGAAGCCCTCAAAGGCCGAGAGAGTTACCATCGGTGGACTCCGGAAGCTGCTTCATCGGATCCGTCCTGATCTTCAAGAACCGAAACCAGATTCGTTTCCACCAGGGGAGACTGACGGATTGAGACAAGACCCACAGCAAACCGTGAACCTCTGGAAGATTCTCCTGCAACCACTTAGGGTCGTGCGTTTGGACTTCGAAGTCCCGTCGAAGGTCTTCCTTGGTCACCTTAGGTGTGTAGTAAGGGCACCGCTGAGCATCAATCGGGTCTTCACAGATAGTTCCATTCCATTGCTCGGCGTCTTTCATGCCTAACGTACAAAGCCCAAGTGATTGCTGAACGGTTGGCAACGAAATCCGGTTGTAATCCTCGTTGGGTTCCCCATCGACTCTCTTTCGAACATCCATTGGATGCCGGTAATTGTGGGTGCATTGGTGAGGTAACCGCTGGGACACCAACTGGACCCGACGGTCCAGTTCCTTGGATAGTAGGTGTCGAACACGCCCTTGAATCTCCGAGGCTGATCGCATCAGACACTCCTCAGTTCCAGATACCTGGAGCCTGCCTCCTCCACGAAAACCTCCGAGCAGCGATAAGCCTGGTCAGCATGATCCAAGAATGATTGCTTGTGGGTCACGAGCAGGACATCGATCTTCATCGACTCCGCAAGCTGTTGAAGGAAACTTCCAGTGGCGTCCACATAGTCGTCGGAAACCGAAGCCAGCGTCTCATCGAGCAGCAGCAATGGGCGACGCTTGAGCCGAAGCAAAGCCATCATGCGAAGAATCAGGTCAGCCACAGCCGAAGGTCCACCCCCAAAAGAGTCCAAGGGCTTTCCCCGAATGGCCAACGGGTCATCGGCAGACCCCTGACGGAACAGGAAGTCTACCGAGACCTTGTTGTACTTCGGGGAAATTTCAGCCTCGAAGCCTAGACCTAAGTCGAAGAAGATCGTATTGAGACCTTCCGTGACCACTCCCTCGATGGTCCGTACCTGCTTAACCACAAGCTGATCGAGCAGAGCCCGGAAGAGTTCGCTCACCTTGGTGAGCTTCTCGACCCGCACAGTGAGCTGGCTGACCTCGGATTCCTTGGTAGCCAGCTCACTGTTCAGTCTGTCTCGAAGCGTGGCAATTCTAGTGGACGACTCCTCTACGGCTCGAACACGACGAGTCAGGTCATCGATGGAATGAAGCGAGTCACTTGACATCTGATACCACCTTCTGGACCCGGAAGTACCTTACCCGTAGCGGGATCCACGTAGAGCGGCTCGATGACGCGGAAGTAGTAGCCTTCCTTGCGCTTATCGGTGGCCGGAGCGATCTTGACTCCGATCGCAGTCTGTTTGGATTCCAAGGAACTCACTAGATCCAAGAAGTGCCTGATGCTGATGTTGGTGGCAAAGCTCCTCGTCTTGGCTTCCTCAGTCATCGGACTCACAGTGATGTAGGGACTCTTGACCGTGCCGGTGGGCTCCTGGAACAAGAACTGGAGCTGCCACTTATCGGGAGTTGCCTCGTAGATGATTCGGACACGCTCCTTGTTCTTGTCACCCGCTTCGAGTGCTTCCTTCATGTACCGCAACTGTCGAATGAGGAAGTCCGTGTCCACGAGCAGTCGAATTGACTCCTCCGGATAGTAGGCATACCTTGGGTGACTCTTGGCGTGGTGTGTCCAACCAAACATCTGACCCTTGGTGTTGGTCAGGAATGTCCAGTTGTCCCCAGCTCGCAGGACCACAGAACCCTCGCTCTTGGAGAGGAAGCTGAGTACCTGGGGGAGATGGTTGCCGTGAAGAGCCAGACCTTTGCCCTTGAAAGCCTCGCAGTAGAAGTACGAGCCTCGCCGACCGTCTGCGGCAAACAAGGTACCGTCACCCGCTTCCCACTCGGGTTTGCTAGTGTCGAAAATCTGGATTGTCTTGAGGTACTCATCGACCTTTTGATTGTCGAGAGACGCCAGACTGCCCCTGACTGTCTCGATAGCTCGCTTGAGTAAGGCGGCCGGCATCTCAATGTCTGCTTCCTTGGACTCAGGATCCTCGACGGGTCGGATGGCTTGTGGGTCGAAAGATGGACGCTCACAAACGCTTCCCGACGCAGTCTCGTAGTTCACGTAGTAACTACCCTCCCGCTCCCCCGCTTCGAAGTTGAGAGTCTCCTCGGGAGAGACGTGCTTGAAGACGTTGCTGAAGGCTCCAGGGTAGATGAAGGTTCCCTCACCCTCGACGTTCGCGATCGATAGGACCGCTCGGGCGATGTGTGTCTTGTCCTGAGAGTAGATGTAACAGCTCCGGTCCCCACGGATGACAAACAGGTAGCCTGCCCCGCCTTGCTTCGTGACTTCCTGAGGAGGGACAATCCCCACGACATCGAGGGCCTGAACAAGGTCAGACGCCTGAACACTGAATTTGATCATGCTTTGCACCTAATCCTTTTTCTCGAATTTCGCCAGGGCTTGCTCAACCTCAGCTAAGTCCTTCTCAAAGGAGGCAATGGCTGCCTCGACTTCGGCTTTCTTCTGGTTGCGTTCCTCTACCAACTTCTTCGGGTCGTAACCCGCCGCCCGGATCTCCTTGATTAAGCGATCAAGCTCTTCCCGCTTGGCTTGTAATTGCCCCTTCAGAGTTGCTTTCTTCGACCGCACTTCTTGAGTCCTCCGGGAGAGTTCATCGATCTTCTTTCTCATCTGCTCTGGCGTCATGGTTGCACCTATACACCTGTGGAGGGTTTCTTCTCCATAACTTCTGCACCTTCCTTACACAGGCCAAGGAAGGTGCAGAAGCGACACTCCTCCTTGCTGGCCCTCGTTGGGAAAGCTCGCTGAGTCCGCTCGATAGGCTCGCCAGCCCGCCGAGTCATACCCAGCTCAATCTTAGACACCACCTCCATGACCTCATCGAACAACTCATCCAGCTCGGCCCTGGAGAAATCCACCCAATCCATACTCTCAGGCGGATCGAAACGCCAATAGACGAAACCAAGCTTGTCAGGAAGAGCCCCATCATTCCGCATGGAGTAGAGCAGGGCATACCATTTGAGTTGCTGAGGGTCCACGTAGGAAGCTCGATGCTTTGATCCCTTCCCGTCGAGAATCACGAGGTCATGGTGTGGTTTGGTGCGTTGAATGATGAAGTCAGCTCGACCTCCCAGACGATGACCCCTCACATCCACATCGAGCTTAACCTCTGCCTCCATTCGCGGTCCAGCTAAGCGATAGAATCGGACGATACGAACAGCTCTGGCAATGGTGTCCCGAACATCGGCGAGAAGCTCCTCTTGACTCGTATAGTTCGGCTTGGGATCTTCTTTGGTCTTCCACCGGATGACCCTGCCTCTCTTGACTTCGTTAGCCACGACCTTCTGGTACGTGCTCTCGATTCGATTCTCCAAGGTCGTTTGCACATTCTTTTCTCGCCAGAGGCCCTTCATGTAGAAGTCCTCCATGAGAATGCCAACGATTGACCCATAGAGCGAATTGACAGAGTTGTCTGGCTCCGGAGGTTTCGTCTCTGCAACGTATCCGTGCCAATACCTCCTGGGGCACTTGGCAGACTTAAAGCCGGAGTAGGAGATATACATCAACCCGCCTTCTTCAACCTGGCTGTTTCCAAGTAGTGCAGTGCCAGCTCTCGGATTTCTGTGGCGAAGGACAGATTGGAAAGCGTGTCCTCGATGGACGCTTCAGGGTCCATCAAAACATCAGCTCTGATCTTCTGAACGAACTGGTCGATGTGCCGGACCTGTTCGTCCTGACGTTCTTTGCGCTCAAGGTCAAAGACCTCAGAAGGGGGCAGAACGCTCAAAGGGAAAGGAGTGCAAGTGATGCCACTCTTCGTGACTTCGATGATGCCCACCTTCGGTGTTCGTTCGAGGTTTTCTCGGATCAGGGCGCCTCGGCTCACAGCTCCTTGATTCAGGAACGTGCGACCTTCCAGGGTGACAATGCCTTGATCCCTGTGCCAGTGCCCGAAGCACCATAAGTCCGGCCCATCTGGGAACACGAGGTCGGAGTACCGAAAGACAGGCTCTCCGAAAAAGTCCTCGACACTGGGAGGAGGATTGGGTCCCGCCAACGAATGGACAAGGGCGATTAGGAAGGTGTCACCCGGCTTCTTCCGAATCAACCGCAATTCGTTTAGGGTCCGGGTTGGGCTGTACGGTACGCCAACAACCCGGACTCGTAAGTCCCCATCCTCGAACACTTGCTCGCGTAAGTGTTGGAAGACTCTCGCTGCGTACAGAACACCCAGGGGTTGCCTTTCGATGGTGTTCAGGTTGTTGTAGGCCATGTCGTGGTTGCCTTCGACACAGCAGGTCGGGCACGGGTACCCAGCCTGAATCTCTGCCGACCGAACCACAATGGAGTGAGGATTTCGACTGGCCGCCTTGATGTGGAAGTAGTCACCACAATCGAGGACAGCGTTGGCCTCGTGTTTCTTGGCCAGCTCTCCGATCTGATGCAGGTTCGACCAAATCTCAGTCGGATAGTCTCCCTTCCAAGAAGAGGGAGATCTGTCCGTGACATGGACGTCCGTACGATGGATGAAGCAAAGTCTAGGCATCCAGGTGTAGCGTGTGCCCCTCCGAAAGAGATTGCGAACAGGTTGGACACAGTCCGAGGTCAGACCACTCACCCAGAACGGTTGCTTCTTGCCCCTCTACTTCGGTCAGATCTTCCGTGAGTCTAGTCACCGTCGTTGAAAGCTCTTGATGCTTCTCGGTGAAGGATGTCAGCTCTAGTAGACTACCAACTCCCTGCACAGACTCACTAGGTTCTTCCGTCAACTCGACAACCTCTAATTCCTCTGTGGCGGTCCTCAACATTTCGTACTGGTCCGCATAGGTACTGAGCTGGAGCAGAGCGTGGACCTCTTGGAGAGGGATTTCGGAAGGCTCGGGGATATTCTCGACTTCCTTCCAACCCGAAAAGAGGGTCTTGAAGATGGCGATCTGAGCCAACCAATCCTCGATTTGGACCAGCTTCTTTTCCACAGCCTCCAGAGCTTTGGCTTCGGGCTCGGGAAGGCCTGCCACGGGCTCCAGATCGGCCACTGCGGCGGTTTTCTCTGCCAAGTCCGTCTCGTACCCCAAGAGCACGTCCAGACCCTTCTCAGAGGCTTCTACGGGCTCCGGATCAGGGATGATAACGGCATCCACCGGCTGAAGAGCCCTTATCCCGTGGGCTAACTCCTGAAGTTTGGCATGAAACTGCTCGACCTTGAGCTTCTCCCGAACCTTCGCCTGAATACTATCGAACACCTCACCTACCAGCTTGGCCCGAGCAATGGGTTCCTCTGAGCCTTCATACAAGAGCAGACTGGTCTGAAGCTCCAGAACGTCCTTCTCACGGACCTTGAGCGTCGAGACAGCCTCTCGGCGATCTCGCTCTACCTCGGTCATGGCAGCATTGATGTCGTCGAGCTTGGCGACATCCGAAAGTACATCGGCGACTACCGTGCCAGATTGGTTCAACAGAAAGATAGGATCAAACTGTTCGGCAACCTGGACAAGCTGCTTCCGGTCACCGACCTTGACCAGAGAGAAGTCCTTGGTCAGGAAGTCCGGGATACCCCGGTCCACCTTACTGTAAACCTCCCCATTGTACGTGTACCTGTTGACCTCATCCCCCTTCTCCCAGAGGAGATCCATCCCCTCGGTCTGGATGTGAACCGAACACTGACAACGACACTTCTTCGTACCCCGAATACGCCTGGAGCAATGCTCCCCATGACGGACGAAATCAGTGCCCAGAGCATTCGTCAGAGCGGCCTGAACCGCCCTGACGACTGCACTCTTACCGATGTTGGATCGGCCAACCAACACAGTAAACCCGTCGATCTTGAAGGCAGCCTTCTCTATCGACTGGAAGCCCTGGATCTCAACCTCCAGCATCAGCCTCAGTTTCCGAAGCTTCGATCTCAACTTCCTGCTCGATGGCATCGGCTTCAGCATCACCGTCCTCGCCGAAGTCAGCCATCACGATCTCACCCTCATCCTCATCATCCTCGATCACCGTTGGAGCTACCCGGAGAGCTTCCAAGAGCTTCTTGCGAAGGTCCGCTGTGGCCTTGGCATCCCCAGCCAGGAAAGTACGAAGCGACTCCTTGCCTTTGAACTTGGCCCCATTGAACTCGTAAGAGGAACCAGCCTTGGCAATGAGCTTGTTCGTGATCCCACCCTCGATGAGAGAATGGTAATCATCAATACCCATCCCGAAACGGATGAAGATGTCGGCCGTGTACCCTTGCTTACCATCAATCTTGCTCTTGATGACCTTGACCTGAGTGTGGTTGCCGTAAGGGTACGATTTCTCCTTACCAGAGATCCGATCCTTCTTCTTCCAGACATCTGAACGGAGTCGGGTGAACCGGAGCCGAAGGTACGAGAAGAACTTGAGAGCTTTGCCACCCGTTGTGTTGTCCTCACCCCCACCATAGCCAGTGTTACCAATGAGAGCCCGCGTTTGGTTGATGAACACGAGGGCCGTACCCTTAGGGTTCTCTGGAATTTCTTTGGTCAACCAGACCACGATACGAGGCAAGAACTTCGCGAACGCACGGGCTCGATCACCGATCATGGAGGGCTTGTCGATACCCTTTTCCATCTCATCCTTCGTGACCATAGAGGCCACGGAGTCAACGACAATGAGATCCACACCAGCCATAATGCCGATGAAGATCATCTTGATCCCCTCCTCTAAGTTGTCTGGCTCGTAGACCAGGAGGGTCTTACCATCGAACTTGATTCCGACCTTCTCGGCATACTCGTGGTGAAGAGCGTGTTCGAAATCGAGGAACATCGCCACACCACCTTGGTTCTGGACCTCGGCGATGGCTTCGAGAGAGGCGGTCGTCTTGCCAGAGGATTCTGCTCCGAAGACCTCCGTGATACGTCGTCGAGGGTAACCTGGACAGACAGGTTTCCCGTCCGAGGCAAGCGCCCCTCCGATGAGGTCGTCGATGACGAAGCTCCCACTGGGAACGAAAGGAAGAGCACCCTTGTGCTTTTCAAGGGGCTTCTTCTTGACGTGTTTGAGAATCGCGGCGGCTGCCTTGGCAGCAATCGCAGCACTCGTAGACGCGGGCTTCTTGGCAGCAGCCATTCAAACCTCCTGCGGAATCTGTGAAAAGCGGAAGAAGCGGGCATTCTCTCGGAACGCCAGACCGGTGATCGTGGTCTTTCCGGCCTTTGCTCCCTTCTTGAACTTGTGGACCTTGTAGAAAGCATTCCTCTCCGACGGAACCAGGTCTTCTTCTTTCAACTCGCCTCGGATGAACTCCCAAAACCGAGCAGCAAAGCGAGCGATGTGGTAAGCGTCGGCTTCGTTGTGGTTGAATCGACCCTTCAGGATCCCCGTGTCGATTCGAGCCGCCTCAACCATGTCCCGCTTGTCCATAGACCCTCGGCGGATGGCGGGATCCATCCGAACTAAACGCTTGACTGTTTGAGGGTCAAAGAACACGACGTCCTTTCGGTGGGAGTAGACTGCCTCGCAGACATACACGAATAGACCATACAGACCTTCAGAGTAGGACTCGCCGAAAGGTGGGGATTCCACTCCGACGGCTTCTATCTGCGGGTAGGCTTCCAAGAGCTGTGACAGAAGTCCTCGAAGAGCAATGTAACGGGTGACGAAGATGGACTTCGAGTCAGTGGCGTAGTGACCTTTCGCCACGACTCGACCGGATCCAGCTACGTCCGAGCGATGGACACACCAGCCGAACCCAGTCAAAGACGGGTCGAGGCCGAGCGTAATCATTGCAGGAAGAGGGGACCAGAAAACCCGGTCCCCTCTCCTTTTCTGATCACACAGAGCCGGAGTCGTCGAGAAGAGCGTCCATCTCGCTGGACACTTCCTCACCCTTGTTCCCGGTGGAAAGCCCCAGCTTGATCTGGAGATCCGCTGTAGACATCTCACGGAACGGGATGAGCTTCTCGTAGTACGTCATGGCTCGCTCCAACACACGACGCATCAACTCCGGAGACTTCCGCCAGGTAGCTTTGCCTCCACCTGTGATCTTGAAGTTCTGGAAGTCGGCATTCTCGCACTTCAGGATGAGATCCTGATCAGCGATGGTGAGGTCGTTCGACCGAAGGCCCTTGTTTACGGACCAGATGGCCTCGTAGTTCTTCGGCCCGAATCGCCACGGTAAGACATGCCAATCGTTCAGGATGCGATTCTTGTCCAGCTCGTCACCCTTGCGAGGCAGGTTGCCATCCTTGTCGCACGGGTAGAATAGAGCGACCGTCGAGAAGTAATTCTTCGGGTCACCCATCGCCTTCCACGCGACGTCCGCCTCTGCTCCGTCCTTGCCCAGACGAGAAAGGACATAGCCTACCCCGTCCTTGTAGTGAGCCACGAACTTGCGGAACTTCACCTGATTGACTTCGAGCTTTTCCACGGGGGTCAGCTCGTCCACCTTCTTGTTCAAGGACGCCGCACGCTTGGCAATCGCTTCCTTGGCGATCTTCTCAACGTCCTCGCTCGATAAGGTAGTGCCAGCCTTCTTGGCCACATGCCCAGCCGTCGTGACTGCGCAGACATCGACGGTGTGGAAGTACACTAAGGCCACTCGGTAGCAGCGACCCTTGTCTCCCTTGAACCACTCGGTTCGATTGGAGGAGCCGTACTTCTTGTCCTCATCGGAGTCTACTCCGACGTCATCCTCATACTGGTCGTACACGTTAGAATCAGACATGATTGTTTGTGCCTTTCCTGCTGTTTTACGGGACGACCCCAGCTTACAAATTTGAGTATGGGTAGGTCAGAGTCGTCGAAAGCCTTCTACACCGACTGCGTGTCGTCGTCGAATAAATTTGAGAGGTCGTCACCGTCGAGGAAACGATCCAATTCAGGATCCGTCGTTGGGGCTGGAGGAGCTGAAACTGCCTCAACAACGACCGCATCGTCCACACCATCGATGAGATCCGAGAAGTCGTCTTCTTCTGGTGTTGCCTTTTGAGGTTCCGGAGCCGGGGAAGGTGTTACCTGTTCCTGGGGTTCTGGTGCCTCCTGACCTATGTCTGTTGGCTCCTGACCTGACAGAAGCATATCATTCAGCTCTGCCATGCTCCGGTTGATCTCATCCTCAGAAAAGTCACTGCTAGGTGCTCCCGTCGAGCTTCCACGGGATGTGCCAGTCTCGTCTCCGTAGAAGGAACCGGAATCGATAGCATCACGTATCAAAGCTCGCTGAGCCCGGATGTCGCTCATTGTGCTTTTCAGCTCGTTGTACCGATGCCTGACTGCCTTCTCGACGTAGCCCAAATCAAGAAGCTGGCCTTCAAGAGTCTGAATCTCTGTCAGACGATCTCGAAGAATCAGATTCACTGTGGACTTACGGTCATCGATGTTCGGTTGACGGCGTACCCGTTCATCCTCGGCTAAGAGTCGGTCCGACTCGATCTTGAAGACTGCCTCTAGGCCATGCCTGGATCGGTCTAAGTTTTGGCGCTCCTGGAGGATCTCCTGGAGAATCAGGCTCACCGTGTTGATATAGCCCCGAGTCAGGGAGATCATCTCATGGATGTGCTTCGGACCTAAGGCCCAAGCATCTGACGGGAGGTCCACAGAGAACTTGCCAATCTGGTCGTAAATCTCATCTACCCGCTTAGGTTCCATGAGGCACCACTTCCGTCAGGCTGGGTGTTTCTACACCGACAAGCTGAGCTGAGATCGTGTCAGCCAGCACCGTGTTGCGAGTGACTACCTTGTCGTTCTTCACCGCTGTCAGGATCGCAGATTCCTCCCCCACGAGCCAAACCCTCTTCCTAGCCCTAGTCACTGCCGTGTAGAGGAGATTCCGCTGAAGCATCCGCCCCTGAGTCTTCACGATGGGCATGAGGATGGTGTCGAACTCATTGCCCTGGCTCTTGTGGACGGTCACAGCATACGCCAGACGGAGCTTTTCCAGGGCGTCACTCTCTGTGAACTCCACAATTCCTTCCTCACGTCCCTCAGCACCATAGATACGAACCATCAAGGTGTCGTCTGAGGTCAAACGCAAGAACTTGCCAACATCTCCATTGTAGACATTCAGTTCGTAGTCGTTCTTCACGACCATGAGGCGGTCGCCTTCCCGAAACAAGAGCGAACCCTTCTTCCACTCTGCCTGGTTCGTGAGTGGGTTCAGACGTTCACGGAGAAGGGAATTCAGATTGTTGACGCCTACAACACCATCGTACTTTGGAGACAAGACCTGAAAGTTGGCATCCTTGGCTTTGAGCCTGGCAGCCATCTCGACAATGAATTGAACGATCCTCTCCTCATCACTGCATCGTACAAACTTGAACTCGGTCGCTGTCTTCGGATCTTCAAGGAGAGGCATTTCTCCTTGGTTGATCCTGTGGGAGTTCTGGACGATGGCACCTTTCGTAGACTGACGGAAAATCTGAGTGAGCTTGACGCTCGGAAGAGCCGAGCAAGACATCAACTCCCGGATGACGCTGCCAGGACCCACCGAAGGAAGCTGAGCGGAATCCCCCACTAGAACAATGATGGTGTCGTGACTCAAAGCACTTAGAAGCCGGTAGAACAACTCCTGATCCACCATGGAGCACTCATCCACGATGACAGCGTTCGTAGGATACTGTCGTCCTCCGGATCCGTACTCCCATTCGGATCCGTTGTACTTGAGTAGGCGGTGAATGGTTCCCGCAGGTCTTCCGGTCACCGCAGAAAGCCTCTTGGCAGCAATCCCTGTTGGAGCCATCAGGGTGTAGTTCAAGCCGTTCTTCTCGAACAAGTTGACGAAGGTCCGAATCACCATCGTCTTGCCCGTGCCTGGTAATCCTGTGAGAACCAATATCCTCTGACGAATAAGGATCTCGACGGCCTTCTGTTGAAGTTCTGACAGCTCGATACCGTAAGTTTGCTCGTACTCGTGCAAGAACTTTTCAGGGTCTACGTCGAGACCTGAAGGCATGTGCATCTTAGCAAGGAGCCGGGCAGCATCACGCTCGTACTGATAGAACGTTGGTAAGTAGACCCCCACATCAGGGTCCACAATGACGGACCTGTGACTCACGAGTTGGTTAACGGCCTCGATGCAGTATTCGTAGGAAAACTCACCGACTCCTAGGTTACGCAATCTCTCGGGAATGTCCCCACGTCGCAGAAAGAGATGTCCGTCGAGGGAAGCCTCTTGAAGAGCCCAGAGGATGGACCCACAGATTCTCCGAGGGTCATTTAGAGGGATTCCCATCGTCACAGTGGCTAAGGTATCCACCTTCTCGAAAGAGAATCCCCGGATCTCCATCAGTCGGTATGGGTTTGAGCGTATGATGGAGGAAGCGTCGAGCCCGAACTTGGCCAGGATCGCTTGCTGGTCTGTCGGAGTGAAGTTGTCGTTCAGAAGACTGCTCAAGTCCCGAGCCGAGAGCATCCTCTGCCAACCTTCGACAGCTCCACGAACACTCTCCGGGGTGAGCCCGTCGAAGGTCTCAGCTAAGACCTCGTTCGGTTTGTTCGTGAGGACGTTGTAGGTCTCCAGGCCGTACTTCTCAATCAGTCGTAGGGAAACAAGTGAGTCTGTGAAACCTTCGACGCAGAGCTGCAAGAAGGTTTCGATGTCCGAGGGGTATCTGGCCCAAGGCTCCCAGGTATCGACCTTGAACTGACGACCAAATTTCTTGTGCTTGATCCACTTGCCGATCAAGCGCAACGGTACGTTGTGCCGGAGCTGAATCAGCCCGGGTAAGAGACCTTTGACCGTTGCAGCCTTATCATTGAAGGCTGAATCCTCAACCCCGTGGACATCGAGGTTGAAAATGAAGAAGCCGTCCTTCGAGAAGGGGACTGAGTAGACGTAGCCAGATAAGACTGACATCAGGAAGCCCCACGCCAAGTAGCAAGGGGAAGCATCGCTTCGTGGGTTGTGCCCTCGGTCTGCAAAGCACTGTCGTAGACCAATTGAAGAGTGGCCACGATGAAACCGCTGGCGAGGCTGCCACGGATGCAGTAATCCAGCACCTCCAAAATCTCGATAGCCCAAGGAGGGTCTGACCACTCCTCAATCAGAGGCCTCATCCTTGCATCGAGTTGCGTTGATGAGGCCTTCAAGAGGAGATCACGGAGTTCGCTCATCCCTCAACCATCCGAAGGAAGTCCTCCTCGGAGACGCATACCGTTCCGTTCTTACGGGCAGCTACAGCCTTCGAACTAGTGGAGTTAGGGTCGGCGATCACGAGGTACGAAAGTCCCTTGCCCACGGACCCTTTCACTACACCGCCGGCCGCCACAACCATCGCTTCCAGGTCACCTCGCTTCCGGGACATGCTCCCGGTGAAGCAGAAGGATTTCCCGGTGAGTGAACCTACGATCACGTCTTTGATTCGAACCCCCAGACCATGAAGTTCCTCAACCTGACCGGCGTGATGCTGGAGCCAGTTAGCTAGCGTACGAGACTTCACCGGACCAAGACCCGGAACCTTACTCAAGGTGGTCGCATCGAGTTTGCTCAGCTTGGCCCAGGAGTCGTGACCCGCGTCCATGACCATCCGGATCGTTGAGGCTGCACAGCCTGGGATCGACAGAGCACCCAGAAGACTCTCCATCGGAATGGGGTTCTTAGCCCAAAGAATCTTGAGAAGCTTGTCGGCCACATGGTCGGAAATCCGGTCCACCTCAGCCAAAGCCGGAACAGTGAGCTTGTAGAGGTCAGGAACAGACTTCACCTTGCCCGTAGTGACCAGCTTCTCGATGAGGACTTCACCCCACTCCTTGATGTCCAGGGACTTGATGTACCTCTCGATACGTCCGACCGCCTGAGCGGGGCAATCCGCCGTGTTTGGGCAGATGAGGTACTCACCCTCCATCTCGGTCTCGGAGCCGCAGACAGGGCACTGAGGGGGCGGCAAAGCAGGTTCCCCACAGGGGTTGTCCAGCCCTGACAAGATCTTCGGGATCACATCATTGGCTCGGGCTACCAGAATCTTGGAGCCAACGTTGATATTGAGCTTCCGGATTTCAGCCGTGTTGTACACGCTGGCATTGGTGATGGTCGCTCCTAGAACGTTAACCGGAGCAAACACCGCCACTGGAGTGATTCGACCTGAAGCCCCCACCTGCCAATCAAACCGCTCGATGGTCGTTTCTCGGGTAATGGGGGCGAACTTGAAAGCTACCGCTCCAAGCGGCCGACCATCCTTCTCTCCGAGGAAAAGTTGAAGGTCAATACGATTGACCCGGATCACCAGGCCGTCAATGTCATAATCGAGGGAATCCCGGATGCTCTCTTGGTACTGTTCCCAAACCTTGACGATGGCCGTCACACTAGAAGCTGTCCCGTAGTTCGGAACTTTGAAGCTTTGAGCTTCCAGCCATTCGAACTGAGCTAGCTCGGTACCATGACTGTGTGCCGTGGCGTAGATCGTGTCACTCTCCAAGACAGAGTAGGCGATAATCGACAGGTGCTCTGAGCCTTTCCCGTCGTAGCGCTTGGAAACGCCGGCTGCGGTGTTCCTGGTGTTGGCCTTGTCAGGGAAGTGCTTAGCGAAGTCGCTCTTGAGCAGAACAATTTCCCCTCGGATAGACCCGGAGAAGCTCGGCACCTCTTGGACAAGCCCTTTCATCTTCCGGACGTTCGGAGTGATGTCCTCACCAACCAACCCATCCCCACGGGTGAGAGCCTGAACGAACTTCCCCTCTTCGTATCGTAGATGGATCGAGATACCGTCGAGTTTCTCGGTCCAGAGCAAATGCTCCCAGGAAGGGTCTGTGACCGGAAGACCAGTCCCTTCCAACCATCGAAGGAACTCTACTGGAAGGTTCACCTTATCCAGGGAACCCATCGGCACCCCATGGCTAACCTTGAGCCACTCCGAGACCGCAGTAGCACCAATAGCCTTGATCTCACGGGAGTCCGGACGAAGCATCCGCAGACGATCCCGGGAGGCATCATAGACCTCGTCCGGAACGAGCGGAGTCCCTCGCTCATAGGCCACTCGCCACTCGGCGAGCTTTCCTTCCAGCTCGTCGGCTTCCTCTTCTTCGAATGCAAACATGGCTTCCAGGAGTCGCCCTTCAGGCACCCTGGATCAACCTACACCGGGAGGGTCAACTTCGCTGGATGTCGTCCGGATAAATCCCGAGAACCTGGCCGTTGCCTTGTTGCTCCACCATTTCGGCAAGCTTCTGCAAGTTTTCAAAGGAGGCCAGAGTGAACCTGACCTCCTTCCCGTTGTACTTGGCCAGGATCTCCTGGATGTCCACGACCAACACGCGACCTTCAGTCGTCTCCGTCCGAATGACGTATTGTTCCGTCATCGGATCTTGTTCCACGATACCTTCGATCAGATGTCCGAGAGTCGATGGGTCAGGCATGATTTTTCAAACAAGAGAGCAAACGCCACCAGCGCATGCCACCTCGCCCTTCAGGTCCGTGGAGTCATCCTCCTCGATTAGAGCCGTGTAGTCCACCGGTTTGTAGTTCCGAAGGATGTCGTTCCACCTGTGCTCATCTTCGGGAGTGCTGATCTCCTCGTTGGGAGCGAAGGCGTAGTCCTTGTCTCCGGACGCTGGGAGGAGCGAGACGCCCGTGAAGAACTCTCGGTTCTGCCAGAGGTATTCCGACACATCTTCCCACTCTTCGGGTCGAACCTGAGCCGTGTTCGAAACGTTGTGGTTCAATCCGGGCGAGATCGAGGTGTTGGCCGTCCCTGGAAGAACCCAGTTCTGCTGAGTGGACTTGACCATGTTGAGGAATTCGAGAGCTGAGAGATCCTCTTTGACGGTAGCGCCTGGAGGAGCTTCCACCGGGAACTCGATGACCCACTTCCCATCAGGCTTACGGACGCACATGTGTGGGTTCACAGCCTTGAATGCCTGGAAAACTGGCTCCAACTCATCAGCGGTCACACGACGGATATACCGACGAGCATGGTGAGCGTGGTGACCTGAACCAACACAGCCTAACTCCAACGAGGTCGTCCCAGAAGGCTTCACACACGTTGTCCGCACGGCTGGATTGATCCCGAGACGAGCTGCATACTCAGCATTCCACTGGCGGATCATCTCCGCAACCTGCCTCTGGTAATCTGGATGGCAGGCAATGCTGGGAGTGTCCAGCATACCCGTCATCCCGATACCAAGAAGCGCTTCCCTAGCAGCCAGAGTCTCGGAGACCCAGCCCAAATACGGCATCTTCGTGTAGGTTGCCTGGAGGGTGCCGATCAGTGTCGCTGCCTTGGCTGCCTTGACGAAATCCTCGAATGAGGTGAACTTGGCTGCATTGATCTCACAGAGGTTGCAGAAGGCCCACCCTGTGAAGGTATCACCGACCTCGACTGAGATGTCCTGCTTGTGAAGCTTGTCCCGGGTGGCCTCATCGATGACTAGCTTCGGGTTCAGACCAATCTCTCCGCAGGGATTGGTTCCATAGTCGTAGTCGTTCGTGAAGTAGAACCCAGGCTCTCCCCACTGACGAGTCATCGAGAAGAGACGCTTGAACTGCTTCTTCCGAACCTCGTCTCGCTTGAGAACGACCGAATTGTTAGCGTTCGCCAACCAAGGCTCGTTCGTGTACCAGTTACCTGTCTTGCAGTACATCATCTCGCTATCGTCAAGCGAGAACAGGGCAATCATGGCCGAGCGACGAATCCCACCGGACAGAACTGCATCAGCGGCATGACAGAGGATCCGGTGACACTCGATGGGACGAAGCTTTCGACCCTGAGCCGCCGAGAGGACCCCACGAATGCGCTCCAGGGATTCCTTGAGCTTGAGGTGCCCCGGGGCTCTACCTCCAGATGTCTTGAGTGGAGTCCCGGCTGGACGAATCTTGAAGTAGGATAACTCCAGGTTTGTTCCGTCCTGATAGCTCCGGAGAAGAGCCTTGAGGGCATCACCCCATCCCTCAATGCTGTCCTCCACGACGTGGTGTTCGACTAGCTTCGGATCCACGTAGGCGATGAGAGGGAGCTTCTCCACATGATCAAATTGCACAGAGTAGCCTACGCCACAACCCGAGAGCAGAAGAAACAGAGCCTCGGAGAACGCATCAAAGCGGTCAATCAGAGTGAATGAGCAGTTGAAGATCCGGTTGTTGTTACTCAGGATAGCTGGTCCGCCAAACTGCATGGACCGCATCGAGGGGAGAACCTTCTTCTCTCGAACCAGATCGAAGGCCTCTCGAATCTCCGAAGCCATCTCTGGAAACCGACCGAGGTGCATCCCCTCAACTCTCTCAACGGTCTCCGCGTAAACTTCCCGACGCTTCAGCTCGGGGATGTAGCGAGCATACTTGCCCGCATGAATGTAGTCCGCCAGGCCCTTGGAATCTACAGCCTTAGCTCGAATCTGCCTCAGCTCTTGGCGCTGATGCCGGTAGAGGATGTACGCCTTAGCGACGGCAAACTGACCATGCCGCATGAGCGAAGTCTCAACAGCATCCTGCACTGTTTCGACATCCACAATCTCACCCGAGAGTGAATGCAGTACCGTGCGAACTACCGCTGCTACAACCTGCTCATCTACCTCACCGACGCTATCAGCCCAAGCCAGGCTGATAGCCTTGCGTAACTTTCCTGGATCAAAACCCTGAAGAGTTTTCCCATCACGCTTTCGGGTGTACCTCACACCAGAGCCAGCACCATTCGAGGGTAGGAAGTTGATTACTGCGGCGTCCATGCAGGAACTCCTTCACGATGCGACAGACAAGACGGCAAGCTCCACCAGAGTCCGTTTGGACCTGGCTGGCCCTTTTACATTTGCATCTAGCCGGCACAAATTGGCCAGGTTATTCTGAAGGCTCTTGACGCTGTGGCGATTGGACCAGAGCAAGAACGTGTTCTGAAGACGGTAAGCGTTCATTCCCATCTGGCTAGCAATCTCATCTTTCGACTTACCAACGTCGAGCAGTGAGCGTGCCACGATGAGACGTTCTACGTGGTGCATAAGAGCAGAAGCGATGGGCACACTCGCGTCATCTCCATTGTAACGGTAGAGATGTGCAACCAAGTTCATGGCTAGCTTGACGTTTTTCTCGCACGCAGCATCCGCCACTTCATACGGTGTTGCTGGAGGCTGTGAAGCCACCACCCTCTGCACATGCTCAGTGGTCACCGTACCGTGAGGTCCCACTAAGAGGCTGAGCTTCTTGAGTTCGTTGACGAGCACATAAAGGTCGTCACCAACAACCTTGAGCAGGAGTTCGTTGATACCCTTGCCCAGAACAATTCCGAGTGCTGCGGCTTCCTTGTCCAGACGACCTTGTTTACCCTTGAGGTCCCAAGGCTTGAGCTTGTGGAATGTCTTGGAAGTCCCCTTGGCTGCTGCTTTAGTCCAAACCTCTGGGAGTTTGACTTCACCCTTCTTGGAAGGGCGACAGATAGCCAGAAGAATGGTCGAGAGATCCTCAGGAGATTTCTCTTCGATGTACTCTTCTAGAGCCTCTGTTTTCTTGATGCCCTCAGCGTTGTCAACGATGACCAGACGGGGACGTTCGTCCATGAACGAGTATTCCTCGCAAGCGGTCACGATCTCAACGCTCTCTAAGCCCTTACCTTCCAGAAAAATAACCTGGCGGCTCTTGCTCGAACGTGCCTTGTCGATTTCGAAGTCGAGGTCAAATTCCTCCGTTCCAGAGCAAATGATGAACGGAGCCAACCTCGGTTTCGCCATCTCAGTTCCTTACACCGAGCAGGGCAGATTTCACGTGCGAAGGCAACGTGATCTTGACACCGCGATTCAGATGCGTCTGTACAACACGCAATTGCGTGAGCAGCTTGTAGACCCGTTCGGAAGGCCACACTTCTTGCAGCTTCCGGACCTTCTCCGCGATGTCCGTATTCGTGATCTGGGCCGGAGCTACGTGGATCATGAGGAGGTCGTGGAGTAAGTGTTCGAGAAAACGAATCCCGAGGGCCAGATCGGCCCCTAACGCATCAACGGCTGTGAAAACTGCTGCGGGACTTTGCAGGAGGTCCGGCTTCAGTAGCTCTAGAACTTGATCTCGTAGCCGCAAGCGGCCTGAGCCCCAGTACCCGATGGCTCGTCCGACGGAACCTTCTGCTAGGCGTGTGAGCACAAGAGCTTTTGACGCATCCGTCTCGAACTGCTGGATCCGTGCGAGTATAAAGGCTTCTGGCAGAGCACGGTAACGCACGAGTCCACAGCGACTTCGAATCGTCGGAAGCACTGCATCGGCGGACTCAGCCAACAAGAAAAAACGTACGACGTCGGGAGGCTCCTCCAGCGTCTTCAGAAGCGCATTTGCAGCCGCCGTGTTCATGCGATCAGCCCCATCGATCACGACGTACCGAGCTGCTGCGTAACTTGGGTAGTTGAGCACCTCCGCTGTCAGCTCACGAACCACGTCCACCTTGATGGTGCCATTGTCGTCCGGCTGAATCAGCGTCAGATCTGGGTGCATTCCCTGATCGATCTGCTGACCATGGAAGGTGTCCGTCATGTCCCCCTTGCTGAACGACTCCTTCGCTGCTTGAAGGACAGAGAACTTCTTACCGATGCCGTCTTTCCCTACCAGTAGGAGCGGTGACGTGACATGACCATCGACGACCCTACGTAAGAATCGAACGCCTTCAGCTTGACCCTGGACCAGATTTAACATGAGCGTCTAGGAGCCGCTCTTCTGGCTCATCGATTGGTTGCAGATGGAGAACCGCATGATACGCCTGGCCACATTTTTCGCAGACCAATCGAGAAGGCTCCTTCCCCGATTTGGCCAGGTGCCCTCTACACCGGAGGCACACGAGCATTCCCAAATTGTCGGACATGCTCAGTAGTCGAAGTGGCCACCGACAGAAACGCCCCAAGTGTGCCCGCACTTGACGCACCTGTAGAGGCGTTGACCATGGTGCTCTGCCCCACCAATCTTGACCTCAGTGGCCTCCATGGAATCGCAACTTCTCGGGCTCCGGCACTTCAGGTTGATCGTCTTCTCCACTGGGGTAGTCCCCGTCAACCCAGGCTGCGTCCCTTCTGCATCGAATCGTCCAGACATGATGAACCTTTCAGAGTAGAGACCCGCCCCATTTGGTGTTCAAGCTCACAGCGAGTTGGCTGAATTCAGATCCTAAGAGCTGCCTACTGTAGATAAGAATCTCGCAGATCGTCCCCACGAGATTGAAAGTTGGGCCTCCCGACAACAACCCGTTGTACCTCCCGATAGCACCTATGATCGGGGACGGGTTGCCTGCGAGTTGGCGAGTAGGATCCCAACCCTCCTGGCTAAGGTCGTAGGGTTGGGTTGCCGAAATCCCAAGCAGATCAACATCCTGGTTGAGCCCGATTCGAGCCCTGGAGCCACCTGGACTTCGGCTAGCTTGCGACCACTGCAACAACTTGAACGTGTCTGGCGGAAGAGCAGGGTCGTAGGGCGAGATGGCCGCGAGACCCCCAAGTACCCAGGTACTCAGTCTTCCTTTAGGCCCAGGAAGAGGCGAGATGTTGTCGTTCTGCTTGATGTAGCAATCAAGTCCACTCCCTGTGCCCTCGTAACCGGCAGCAACCAGAAAACCACCGACCGTCTGAATTGCGGATTCCTGGTACTTCCCGACAATGAGGACAGTCCAGTCTTGCATCGCCTGAAGCGGCAGGTCGAGCCACTGGGTACCATCGAACGTGATCCCAGGAAGGTTATTCAAGGCAAGAGGCTCAAACCCTGGCCGGTATGTAGGGTTAGCCTGGAATGCGTTCTGTCCGTGAATGGTGTCCTTCCAGACAGAAACCTTGGAGCTGGAGAGAGATACCGCAGTGGACCTCGAAGCATCAAACTGTGCCACGAGATCCTGAATGTTGCTCGGTAAGAAACCCTGTTGAATGGTTTGAACCGGATACGCCTCAGCATCAGCGAAGGCCAAAGACAACGTCGCCAATGTCTGATTGTAGAGTGCAGGATCTCCAAAGTCCTTGCCGGCTGGGATCTCTGTGAGGTTGTTCGTCAGAGGACTGGGAAACATCCCCAGTGTCCCGTCTTGAAGTAAGCCCAGAATCGTAACCCAGTCCTCCCGGGTCACCAGCACGTCGAAGCCTCTTCCGTGCAGACGCACGTAGGCTACGTTCTTGGAGACATTTGCGTCTACTGTTCCCCAGCCCTTCCAATAACCCACGAGAGCCGAGGCAAGATCCGGGATATCCTGCTGACGGATCCTGCCTGGCCGAATCGTGGCGATCTTCGCTAGCCGGTTGTCCACTAGTAGGCCTGTGGCACAAATAGAACTAGACGTGCAGATTTCCGGGCTTTTCAGCCTTACTTGGCTTGCGAATGAGTGTCTCCGTCGTCAGCATCGTGCTCACGATCGACACCGCATTCACTAGGGCACACCGCACCACTTTGGTGGGGTCGATGACACCAGCATCCAGGAGGTTCTTGATGGTCATGTCCGTGGCATCGACACCATCAAACTCGTCTGCTTCTTTGACTCTCTGAACCCAGACAGGGCCACTCTCACCAGCGTTGATCACGATTTGCTTGAGCGGAATCTCACATGCTTTGAGCACCAAGTTGAACCCGATGACCTCATCATCAGAAGGTGCTGGCGAGTCGTCGTCTTCCTCTCGCAGAGTAGGATCTTCGATCAGAACTCGAACTCGTTGAGCAGCTCGAATCAGCGCAAGACCTCCACCCGGAACAATCCCCTCATCGAGAGAAGCCTTGGTCGCGTATAGCGCATCCTCCATGCGAGCCTTCAGCTCCTTCATGGCTACCTCGGTCGAAGCTCCGACCTTGATGACACACACCCCACCTAGGAGCTTTCCAAGCCGCTCACGGAGCTTGTCCATGTCGTACTCTGAAGCCGTCCGCTCCATCTGGCCTCGGATCTGATTGATCCTCGCTTCGATCTCTTCTGGCTCTCCGCCACCGTCAATGATGGTGGTCTGCTTGGATGTGGACCGGATCCTCCCCGTAGTCCCAAGACATCCTGTCGGATTGTCTCCGTGAAAGACCTCATCGAAAGTCATCCCCCGATCCTTGGAGATCAGGGTCGCTCCCGTGAGGATGGCGATATCCTGAAGGTACTCCTTCTGCCTTTCACCAAACCCAGGAGCCTTGATGAGTAAGCTCTTGAGCTTACCCTGACTAAGATTTTGGGCGAACAGAGGAAGAGCTTCACCCTCAAAGTTCGGAGCGATGATGACCAGAGGAACCTCGTCTTCGACAAGCTTCTCCAGCATTGGAAGCATAGGACGACAAGCCGAGACCACGTAATCCGTCACCATGATTGCCGGGTTATCGTGAACTGCCGACATGCTTCCGGGGTCGTTGACGAAGACCGGGTTCACGAAGCCTTGGTCGAACTGCATCCCATCCACGGCATCGAGAGTTGTTTCGATGCCCCGACCCTCTTCAATGTTGACCACCCCGTCCTTGCCGACCTTGGCGACAGCTTCAGCCACAACCTTGCCGAGGTCCCGATCGCCGTTGGCACTGATCGTAGCGATGTTCTCAACGTCCTCCTGACTCTTCACCGGGATCGACAGAGCGATCACCTGTTCGACCAGCCAGGTAACTGCTTTGTCCATGCCTCGCTTGAGGGAAATGGGGGCAACCCCAGCCGTGATGTACTTCATCCCCTCAGAGAACATGAATTGGGCCAAGACAGTTGCCGTCGTCGTTCCATCACCCGCATCGTCGCTCGTCTTGGAGGCCACTTCCCGGACGAGCAAGGCCCCCATGTTCTCCCACGGGTCCTCCAGCTCGATCTCCTTGGCGACGCTCACACCGTCCTTGGTGACGACAGGATCCCCGAAGGTTTTGGCCAAAGCGACATTACGCCCCCGTGGACCTAAGGTGACTGCCACGGTCTTGGCAAGCTTGTTCACACCTGCGAGTAACTTGGCCCGAGCCTTGGATCCATTTTCGATCGGCATTCAACCCTTCTTTCCGTGATTGTGTTGCCCCTCATACACCATCTGGACCTCCTTGGGATCCAAGTCTTCGGGGTCTGGGATCGGCACATGACTCATTACAGCCCGACGTGTCAAATCCTCCCGGGTCACTTCCCGACGGCGAACCCAGATTGAAGAGGAAGACGCAGGCTGAAGGCGTGACCAAAGCCAACCGTAGGCATCCAGAAGAAGGAGTCTTCGATCAAACCCCACCTGATCCCACAAGAGCTGTGATGCCTCGCCTTCTCGCAAGAGGATTTCAGCTTCCCACCAGGTCTCAACGAGCTGGATCTGAAAGCTTTCCTCCGGTCGTAAGAGTTGCTGGACATGGATTTCAATCTCCTCGTCCGGGTATCGAGCTAGGTCATCGAGTGCGACGGGCATTATTTTCCCGCAGAATGTTCATGAACAGGTACCCTTGTTCGACAGCGTCATCCACAGCTTTGTGCGTATGAGGCGGAAGACCTTGGAACCACCGCCGGGGCATGTTTCGTTTCGTGGACTCTCGATACCCACACCCAAGGACCGCCATGGCGTAGGTCTTGATGTCAAGAGCAGAGAAGCTGTACGGAGATTCTCCCGTGAATCGCCGGAGATACCAGTAGGTGAACAAAAAGTCAAAGCCGGCGGGATAACCGACGAAGACAGGGGTTCCGCCGAAACTCCTAGCCCAGGCAGCATACTTCCGCATGGCTTGCTCAGGAGGTTCTCGATTCGACCGGCAAGCGTCGTAGACTTCCTTGGACTGCTTCTGCCACCAAGCTTCAGTATCAGGATCGGGTGAAGCATCGGGAAGAGTCTCCAGGTTGACCGAGAAAGTGCCAAGCATCTTTCCAGCCTCGTTGAATGCCGCAGCTCCTAGGCTAAGCATCGAATTTGGCCCAGGGATAGGGCCGTCTGTTTCCACGTCTGTACTGATGTAGATTTCCATTTTCTTCCCTCCTTACACCGCCATCGGTGATGCACTGATAGGCTAAGTTAGGAGGAATGAACCCAAACGATCGCTGGAAAGCCTCCACAGCCCTTCCCAGGCCCCAACCTTGGTGGAAGAAGGGAGCCGAAGATAGCTGGTGGCAGAAGGGACGATTCCCGGGTTTTGGTGAGAGATACGAGGTTGACCCTGCTCTCTGGATTGGGCTTGCGGGCCTCAAGGACTCCTTCGAGGGTGGCCCTCCTCTCCGGGTTGCCACCTGGGAAGGAAATCTAGGTGTCCCCATTGGACAGCTCTTCCAGGCCATCTCACAGATTCTTGGTTGCCATCTTGCTCGGATCGTCGATCACGGAAACAACAACGGCCACTTCATGTTTGTCTCCGAGAAGTCGATGCTGGATATCAGACTCTCCGAGAAGGGAGGCTATATCACGATCAAAGCTGGATCCTTCGACGAGGAGATCACCAAGAAGGCCAGTCAGCTCTTCGATCGTTGCGTCGTTCCCGATGACCCAAGGAGGGGTTTGGTTTTCACGCTGATCTCCACGATGAGCGGCTACACGATCTCCCGATTGGGCTTGGCCGGAACACCCTTGGAACGAGGGAACTACACTCCGGGGATCCTCTCGGCCTATGACCACGTGGTAGAGGATTTGAACACCGAGAGCCCTTGTGGTCGGCTCGTCATCCTTTCGGGCACCCCAGGCACAGGCAAGACATACATCGTCAGGTCGCTTCTGTCGGCGGTGACCAACGCGGCCTTCATCCTCGTTCCACCACATCTCATGAAAGAGCTGAGCGGCCCAGAGATCCTTCCGGCCCTCACCCAGGCCAAGAACGAATTCAGTGGTCCGATCGTCCTCATCATAGAGGATGCGGATCAGTGCTTGGTCGAACGCAAAGAGGGCGATATGTCAGCGATCTCGTCGATGTTGAACCTTGGAGACGGTATCCTGGGGTCCATTCTCGACGTTCGCATCCTCGCTACAACCAACGCCAAGACCTTGGAGATGGACGAAGCCACTCGTCGGCCAGGGCGTCTCTGCCGATACATCCCGGTTGGTCCTCTGGACAAGGCTTCGGCTGAAGCTGCTCTGTCACGGCTCGTGGGTCGGCCAGTTTCTCAACAGGGGGAAATGACTCTGGCCGAGGTTTACAGCAAAGCCCGTGCTCTCGGTTGGAAGCCGCCACCGAAAGAGCCGGAAAGGCCCGCTATGCGGCCCGAGATCTTGTACTAGTCGGAAAGGCATTCCCCATGTACAGCTACGATAGGACAGGAGCGGCAGGGGACCGAAAGGTTCTGACGGATCCGTCCGGAAGACCAATAGGTCCGAACACACCATGGGGCAAAGCTGACTCTGTCACAGAGATTGCCCGTGGAGTTCGTTGGGTGGTCACACCAGGCCACGGAGGTCTCGGAGTAGCCCGTGGAATCGCTGAGAAGCTCCTCTCATCCGCAGCTCGCCGACTAGGAAACTACCAGGGTGGATACTACTGGTACGAAGAGGATGTTCAATGCAACATCGCCTTCTACGAGCATCCAGAATGGGCTCGACTCGCCGGTTTCTCTGGAAGTGTCAACAAGGAACACTTCGAGCAGGGTGTTCGTAAGTATTACCCGAAGTATTTCGACTACCTCAACGAGGGCGTGAAAGAGGCTCCCAGGTTGAAACCTGGTATGAAGCTCAAGGTGCTGAAGGACATGAACTTCCGCACGGCACTCATCTCCGAGGGGTCGATTGTGGAAGTAGGAAAGGTCACCTCTTCCTCTTTCGTTTTCAGTAGCTCAGGAGGTTGGCCACCAGGGCTTTTCAAAGCTCCCATGGGCTACTACTACGGTCACGGATACAGTGCAGATCGCTACTTCGAGGCCGTGGACTAGAGGCCCGTACAAGATCTGAACAAGTAGACCGCTCCTCCGAGGGCTCCTAGAAGCAGCAGCAGAAGCACTCCAAGTCTGAGCAGGATCCCCCTAGCATCCTTGTCAGGGTCGTAATCGACAAATCCTGCGTCGAACATCTTGAGAGCTTTCTCTGAGTCCTTCCATTTGAAGACCTTCTCGAAGGTCTTCCGAATCAACCCTTCGTCCATCAAAGGGGCATGGGCCTTTGTCCAGGCGATCAATCCTTCGAGATCGGCATTACGGACCCTCTCCCGACCCTGCTCCAGAACCTCGGCACTTAGTCGCATGTCAAGACCGATACACCACTAATCCGTGCCCTTGATGTTCGCGATCGGGTACATCCGATGGGCCACTCGGGCAATCCCAGTGGTCTCCAGAACTCCAAGCACCTCGTCCAAGTCCTTGTAGACATGGCCGCACTCGTCGAGTGGCGTGTGCTTGTGATTGCCTACGATGCCTTCGATCGTCACTCCATCGAAAACTCGCTGGACCGTCTTCATCTCGTTGTCGATTCGGTCCTGCTTGTGCCCCAGCTTCCGCTTAGCCTCACCTCGGCCCAAGAGCCGGCCTGACCCGTGATTGACAGAACAGGCTGACTTGTGGGCTCCTGGCTCGGCGAAGAGAATCGCTGCCCCGTGATACATCGACCCCGGGATGAGGCACGGGTGCCCCGTGGACTCCCAAACCGTTCCTACGAGGTCCGGATGACCGGCCGGAAAGGCCCTGGTCGCGCCCTTTCGGTGGACAAAGCCCCGCTTGGTCGTCCCATCAGGAAGGACCAGAGTTTCCTGCTGGACGAGGTTGTGGCTGATTTCGTAGTAGACCTCACCCTCCACCCCGAAAACCTCCTGGAGAGCCTCCTGGACGCCCTGGACGATGATGTGGCGGTTGGCAATGGCAAAGTTCGCTGCCGAGTTGTGGTGAGCCCAGTAGTCCTTACCTACCTGCTCGTCCATTCGGACCCAGGACTCCTCCCGCCGCTTCGAGGACAAACCACGTGCCTTGGCTCCCTCGTAGAAGAAATGCTCGGCTGTCTGCCAACCGTAGCCCCGAGAGCCACAGTGGATCATCACGTAGACCTCTCCCGTATCCCGGTCTACCTGCATCTCGATGAAATGGTTGCCACCACCCACAGACCCAAGCTGAGGGACGACCTTCTTCCGAGCACGCTCAATCTTGTCGAGGTCAATGTCCTCGGGAACAGCAATGTACTGCCGTTCACAGAGGTCTTCCTTGATTCCCAGAGCCTTGGCCCCGTGACGAAGGATGTCCTCAGCCTGCCGCTCGGAAAACTTCGGCATGTACTCCGGACGAGCCGAACCCACACCCGTGGCGACACGCTTCTCGACTTCCGTGACCCAACGCTCTCGATTATACCATCCCCGGACACTCTTGGCCGTGAGCGGAACCTTCATGTACAGGACACCGCAAGAGATATCGTATCCAGAAGCCGCCTGGATGACCGTATCTTCCGTGACAATCACACATCCAACGGGCACACCATACCCGAGATGACAGTCCGGCATGGCGTAGGCCCCGATGACTCCCTCGTAGGAAGCCCCATTGGCGAGCTGGAGCCACATCTGCTCTTCAGAGGCGTTGTACAGGGAATCCGAGAGGAAAGCATGGGCCTCGACCTTCATGTTCCCCACCTTCGGGAGCACGTAGTGGCCTTCCTCGACCTTCTGGGCGATGTACTTGAAAGACATGACAGTCACAGGTCACCCAAAGGGTGTTCCCGAAAGTGGTACGATTGAACTCGGTTTGGATCATCCCGGGGACAGGGTCTCCTTGCCGATGAACAACACGAAGACCAGATCCCCCGCAGATAGAACATACACCGTGCATAGAGAAACGGGGCCTACTATCGATTAGCAGGATCCTTTCACCACCGGGTCTTGCTCTTCGACTGCTTGATCCGGCCCTTGAGTCCGGACGACTTCTCGACAGGGGCTTCTGGACTCGTCTGCTGGGGCTGAGGGGCTACCCAAGGAGCACCTCCCATCGGAAGAGCACCTCCGGCAAGGGCATCGGCTCCCAGACCCGTAACCGTCTGACCTCCGAAGTGGAGATCTCCGAAGTTAGCTACAACAGGATGTACTACAGGCTGCACAGATTGGGATGGCTCCGTGAACGATGCAACCATGTGATCCATCATACTATTGCTGACGGAAACGTTGGCTCCGATGAGATCTGCTTGAGCATCCCCATCCATGCTGGATACACCGTAAGCCCTAGTCCCTGCGGACTGTACGCTCCGAAGATAACCCGAGCTGGAAGCGTAGAGGTCTGCTCGACCAACGCGAGCACTGAGGCCTTTGGACATTCCACCAAGACGCTCATGTCCTCGGTTTTGGAGCTGCCTAGCCATCTCCTCCATGAGGTTGGCCGCCGTCTTGTAGTCACCCTTCTTGGCTTGCTCTTCGGCCGCGATCTGGGCTCGAATCATCTGAGCAAGACCGACGATGGCATCGACTTCCTTGTTTGGCTCCTTCTGGGCTTCATTGGGCTTGACGAAGGTGACCTTGGCTTTGATGTCCTCAGACTTCACTTCCTTCGCCCCATCGGGACTGAACACCGAGTAGACGAGATGGATATTGAAGACCGTGGACTGACGAGGGAACGCCTGGGCTTGCTTCGTGAACTTCGTGGCGAGCACAATGTTCCGAGTCTCTTCAGCCAGAAGGTCTGAAAGCTTGATCTCCACCTGGCCGGTCACGTCTTCTTCCTCGGCCTCCACGTCAGAGACAACCTTGGTGATCTGATGGCCATTCACCGGCTCAACGGTGATTCGGATGTCCGTGGCATAGGCTGAGAGAAGACCTCCCAGCTCCTTGCCGAAAGCCATCAGAGCTGCGTCAGGATCTTTGACGTAAGCGTAGTTGCCTTTGGCCTGCTTCGAGCACTCGACGAGGAACTCCTGGTCACAGCCATTGTAGACCCCGCCTCCGACGTCACCGTAGCCGAAGAAAGAGATCGTAGTAGCGCTTGTCCCAAGAGCTTGGGCAGTGAGCTTGAGGATGGCCTCCTTGCTCGTGACGCCTTCCGTTGGCTGACCGTCCGTGAAGAAGATGATCCGCTGAACAAAACTGAGAGGTAGATCGAGACTCTTCATCGTCTCGATAGCTCCCAGCAAGCCACCCGAGTAGTTGGTCCCTCCCATGATATGGAGGTTGTCGATAGCCGCTCTGAGCTTTTCCTTGAAAGCTGGCGTCACCGGCTCTGGCTTGACCAAAGGGTGAAAACTGCTCTCAAACGCCAAGAGCCCACAGACATCCCCAGGAGTGAGCTGATCCACAAGCTTTCGCACGCTCTTCTTGGCGTACTCCAGCTTCGAGCCTTTCATGGACCCCGAGAGGTCAATGACTGGAAGAACAGCCAACTTCGGTCGCTGGGTCAGCCAATCGATGGAAGGAGCGATGAGGGACAGAACGAGATGACCGTCCGTGTCCTGGTCGTGGTTGATCTTGTCGTAGGGAAAACGTGCCTGAATCTCCATGGGAGCCTCCGTAAAACAGTCGTTGGGTCTATCTCGGATGCAGAACCGGGCGGTTCCCAAATCCTCGACGTTCCTTCGCGATGCCCGCAGCCTCCTCAAGCCCTAAGGCGCAGTTGGCTGTACAGAGACCCAAACCCAAGAGGGCGCAGTCCCTTGTTGTTGACACCATACCCCGGTCGCTGGGGCAGGACAAGAGAAAAATGCTAGAGCAGAAAAACTAATGTGCCCGGTCCTTTAGGAACCATGGGCAGGGAACGCAAGCAGTCGAGCGGCCGACTTCAGCTCCGGCTCAGTGAGCCGCCGAATGAGCGAAACACGCTCATCCCTTGTCCTGCCTGCGAGGGCCAAGGGTCCAAAGTCCATGAGTCAGGCCATCGCTACTGGGCCAAAGTCTGCAACTGGTGTGAAGGCTTGGGTATGGTTGATGACCGCATCTACAAGATGTTTCGACGTTGGCTAGGGATCTACCACCGAGGGATCCTCTCTAAGCGATGTCGAAAACCGGTGTGAAAAAAGAAAGGGGCGATTGCTCGCCCCTTTCTTACGCCACCCTGACGAAGGACAGCCACTCTTCGGGCGCCCTGACCGGGTCGATGTAGGGCTCCGTCATTGGGAGCACCTTCGGCTTCCTGGGCACGCTGAGAAGGGTCATGCCTGCTTCCTGAGGAGTACGGTCCTCCTTCTTGCTGTTGCAAGGGTAGCAGGCCATCACAACGTTCTCCCAGGTCGTGGGAGTTCCCGTGAAACCTTCCTTCCGCCACCGAGACTTCGGCACAACGTGATCGAAGTTCAGCTTTGAGAGCGGGAGCTTGTCCCCGCAGTATTGGCACATGAAGTGGTCACGAGCCGCAACGTTGATCTTGCTGAACTTGACCCCACTCTTGTCCTTGCTGACCTTCTTCCGAAGAACGGCGACTGCCGGCACCTTGATGGTGATAGACTCAGCATCCGTCCCAATGACCTGACGAAGAGCCCGCCGAAGCTCTGGAAACACCACAAGGTGGTTGCGACCGATCACTGCCAGCACCTCATCATACTGGACGAGAACTTCGATCTTTCCGGAGAACATCCGGGTCACGGCGTCCTTCCAGTCGATGATCTCGTGCGGTCGGTAGACCTGGTTCAAGATGAGAGTCTGAGCAAACGATGACATCACACACCTACCTCATGGGTTCTCCGGAATACGTTGGTTCGGGTTGAAGATCAACCTCTGCAAGACTAGATCACCGCCAAACGTTGTTGGAGACGACCCAGTCTGCGGGAAAGAAAGCGAGAGGCCGGGGAGGCCGGCCTCTCAGGGGCCTTCGGTTTCTACACCACCGGCCTCCACCACTTCGACGGGTTTGAACCGTCAAAGACCTTTTTTCGTGGACTCGCCGGGAATCGAACCCGGGTCCGCGAGACTTCCAGCTAATCTTCGTTCACGTGCGTAGTCACCGTATCCCCGATGACTGAGTTCTCGGATTCGGCCGAAACCTACTTTCCGTGTGCTCCTTGCTCACCTACTCGGAACTCCTCGGTGAACCAGCCCTAGTGCTTGCGCCAGTCTTGATACCAGGACGATCTCTCTAGACTGACGGCTCAGGCCGCGAGGCCGTAAGCAGTTGCGTTGTCGTTCGCAGTTAGTACGACCCCTTGAAGAGATGGGTGCTCTTGCACGCAGACTATCCTTCTGTTCCCACGTCGAAACCAATCGAGCCCATGAACCACTGACCATCATCAACTTCAAGGAACCTCCCTGGAATCAGTCAGGTTCTCCATCTCCGGCCAGTGGGTTGCTGGTTGCCCAGCATCTATACATTCACCGGACATTACGTCCGGGCCGTCATTCAGTCAACCTTCCAGGAAAGATTGATTCGGGGGTCTCCCGAACAGCCTGATCGGCAGGCTGGTGGCAACGAAGGGACTCGAACCCTTACGCCCGCTGAGGAGCAGCAGATTTTGAGTCTGCCTTGTCTACCAGTTCCAGCACGTTGCCATGAAGGCCCTCAATTACCTCAAGGACTTCACTACACCGAACGCCTAACTCCACCAACATCTTTTCCGCACCCCGAGCCGGCTCAAGTGAAATTTGCCTAATGTATCATGAGGCAAGAATCTGAAAAGGGTTGCAGTCTAGATGATCGCTTCAAAGGACATCCGATTGCTCGTTCCTTGAAATCCTCGACCCTAGAAGGTCGAGAACGGAGGAGAGCCACCCACCTCGGCCTTCCGAGGGCTGAACAGCCAAGGCTTCGGTTGGTTTTTTCTCCGGTACCATCGAGAGGATTCGAACCTCCACGCCCACAAAGGAGCACTAGCTTCTGAGGCTAGGGTGTCTACCAGTTCCACCACGATGGCATAACTCTTCGAACTCAGTGGGCCGCAGTGGAGTTGAACCACTTCCGCCCGTTTATAAGACGGGTGCCAGCAACCGGCCAGCTTAGGCTACGGCCCGCAAAGGGCGACGTAGCCTCGTATGCTCTCTGTTCTCATGACGACTTCCTTTCAGTAGCCCCGGAGGGAGTCGAACCCTCACGCTCGCAAGGAGCACCGGATTTTAAGTCCAGGGTGTCTGCCGTTCCACCACGAGGCCACAGATATTGTAGCGGGTATGGGGATCGAACCCATCGAATCTGGTTTGTAGGACCAGCGCTTTCTCCAGCTAGACTCACCCGCCATTCTCGATTTTTGTCGCTAACCCATATACCGCTTGAGGACCGACCCAACCGTTGATGCCTCCTCGGTTGTTTCCGATGAGGAGTCGATCTTCTTGCTTGGCCTTCACGAGGTGCAGATAGACGTTACCCTTGACGCGGACAAGTACGATGTCGTTCTCTTTGAGGTCGGCAGCCTTGCAGGGCACCAGGGTCACTAGAGACCCACTCTCAACTCTTCCTCGCATGGACTGACCATGTGGACGAACCTGAGTGGTTCGCCCTTCACGGAGTTCCTGAATCGCTCTGTCTGCCCAACTCATTCAGCACCCCGAGCTTCTTAACCGCAGATTCGACAGTACACCGAATCTCCGTCCAGGCATGCTTCGGGTCGCCATCCGAGCTATATTCACAACCTCCTGGGTTATCCAACACCGGGACCTGAACAGTGTCAGGGATTCGTGTCATTCTCCAGGAGCCTTTCCCAGGAAGTCAGTAGAGGTCGTGGCTTACCACATTCAGGACAAGGTTCGCCAGGATTCACGTCCACAGCGTCACCAACCCGGAAGCACCGGATGTTGCACGGCACTTGCATCGTGACACGGAACTGCTCAGCATTCGTGAGCTTGTCCCAGTCCAACTCGTTGGCTTCAAGATAGCCAGCTACCCACTCCTCTGCGGTCATCAGTCTTCAACACCATGCTGGAACACCTTGACAGACATGACCTTGAAACCCTCAGGCATATCAAAGCGCCCTCCGTGCAGGATATACGTTACCTCTGCACGAATAAATCTCCCCGTGTACGTCTTGTTCTCTGGAATCCACTCGCTCAACTCCAGAGTATCACCAACCTGGAAATCTCGTCCATCCTCTCGGCGCCACTCGAAAGTCTTCCGACCGTCCCAGAGTGCCTGAAACGGGTCTGGCCAGGTTTTGAGGCGATGATTCTTCATCGTAGGCTCTTGTGCTGAGAGAGGGAGTCGAACCCTCACACCTTAAAAGGTACGGGCTTCTAAGACCCGCGTGTCTGCCGTTCCACCACCCCAGCTCGTTTTCTACGCTCCCGGCCGTAAAGGGCAGTCGAAGTAACCTCTGCCCAACCCTTTCCACCACACCACCCGGGCGTTTGACTGTGGCAGTTAGGACAAATGAACTCAAGGTTAGAGGGCCTGTTGTCCAACCAATCCCTGTTCTTATGGTTCACTTGAAGCATCAAAGGCTTACCGTTCCAAGTTCCTTTTTGGGCACATCGGTTGCACTGATACAGGATGCCATACTCGATCAGAGCACGCCGTAACTGGTAGGCGGCCCTTCGGTTTCCAGTCTTCCTCCGTATCAAGATCTTTCGCCAAGGCTTCTTTTCTGGTCCACGGTGACGAACTCCCGAGTTGGTTGTTTTGCCTTTGAAGTGTGACGTGTCTACACCGTATTCCTGGAGTCTCTTAGCTATAAGAGCCTGCGTTCCTCCAGCCTGACGAAGCCCAAGAATACGCAGCACACCTGCTACCGAAATGGATTGACGGGCGGCATCCTCAAGCAACTGTTTAGTGTACACACGACGACGTGAATAGGGTCTGGCCATTCAATGGTCGAGGCTATAGCAAGAAAACCATCGTGTCTACCATTGGGTGCGAATCCAGGGAATCGAACCCTGCAAATCTACCTTGTGAGAGTAGCGTCTTCACCAGCCGAACCCGATTCGCAACTTGGTGGCGATGAGAGGACTCGAACCTCAGCGCAAAAGCTTATGAAACTCCGCTCCCACCTTGGGACACCGCCGCACCCCCGCCAGGAATCGAACCCGGATCAGTCGGTTTAGAAAACCGATGCCTTATCCATTAGACCACGAGGGCATACGGGAGTCCCGAGAGGGAATCGAACCCTCGAAGTCGATTTTGCAGACCGACTGCCGAGCCATCGAACCGGGACGTTTGGCCATTTTGATTCGCAGACGGCCTTACTGCGGCCTTCCAAGCCATCAGGCGATCCTTTGCAGGGTGCTTCGGCCGAAGTCCTGATCCCCAATGGAGAGTCCCATGTTATCCCACTTCTTGGAAGACGACGCACAATCTCTGGTCATCCTGGGGCCAACCCGGGGTCAGAGAACGGAGACAAGCTCCGGAGCAGGTAACGGGAATTGAACCCGTGTCTGGACGTTGGCAACGTCCTGCTAGACCTTCCAGCTATACCTGCATGTTGCACCTGAAACTAACCTCAGCACCGAGGAATCGAACCTCGTCCTCCGGGTTCCATACCCGGTGTGCGCCCGGCACACTCGTACCAAGTCGGGCTTCAGGCTCCGTCCGGATTGACCTGCCCTTGCGACAGATCCGGCGGCACGATCTCCCTGTCTTACGTCCGAAGACAACACCGAAAGGCTCGACAGGCTTCACGTTGGAGCGGGTAGGGGGAATCGAACCCCTCGTCGTCTGCTTGGAAGGCAGACACTCTACCATTGAGCTATACCCGCATTGTGGTGCTTTATCTCCAGTCAGCTTTCCATGGAAACCAACCGAAGCTTCATGGGGTGGACATAACACCAAACCAAGTGTCCCACGCAGTTACGTAAACCCCGTGTCAGGTGCCCCTGATCGGGCATAACCTGGCGGACATCCCATTCCTGGTCCCGAAGAACCAGTAGAGTTTGAGACGACTAGAGTGCCCGAGAATTGCCTCCATTAGGCGATCGGGCAGATCGAAGAGTCTTCGGCGCCCGATATTGAGATCGAATCAACTGTAATCCCGAAGCGGCATTCGTCTCGGAGCGGGTAGGGGGAATCGGACCCCTCGTCTTCTGGTTGGGAACCAGAAACTCTGCCATTGAGCTATACCCGCGTGTCAGGCGGACCACAGGAAGTGGCCTAAGTCTTCTGCCCAATCTTCGGCGCCTTTGGCCGAAGGATGAATCCCGTCGTTGATCAGTTTGATGCCCAACGGTTCAGCATCATGAACCCGATCTGCACCACTCGCTCGGATACCTTTGCGAACAGCATCAATGGGGTAACGCAGCTTTGGAGGTAGGAGCCAGACCACCTGCACGTCACGTTTGTGGGCTAGTGCAACGAGACGCTTGGCTCGCTCTGGGAACTTCTCACGATTCACAGGAACACCATGATCGTTGACGCCAAGGGAGATCAGAACTCGCGAGGGTTTGTATTGGCGAAGAGCATCTACGAACCAATGGTTCTTGATCCACTGGTCCGCATTAGTCCCACCTCGCGCTGATGTGTGGAGCTTCTTCCCGTACTCCTTGGCAACCTTCCATAACCGAGGAGCCAGCATGTACGCTAGGCTGTCTCCTACCACGAGCGTTGGAGCCGTTGACTCAGACGCTAGAAGCCACGGGCTTGCGAAAGTGACCTGAAGGAAAGCACGTCGGTTCATGGTTACCGGAGCGGGTGACGGGAATCGGACCCGTGTCCCTAACTTGGCAAGCTAGGACTCTACCATTGAGCTACACCCGCAAGACTGTGATGTGACCCCTGTCGGGGCTTCCGTGTTTAAGACGGAGTGGGGCACCTTCCCCAAACGAATACCACCAGGGCACTCGTGTCGGAATCGAACCGACTATTTATCACAGCTTCCTCTTCGGTTGCCTCCACGAAGGAGTGCCGAGAGGCGAGGCTATTCACCTCGGAGCCTCCAGAGAGAATCGAACTCTCGCCGGTCCCATACCAAGGGACTACTCGACCTTCGAGCTATGGAGGCATTTTGGAGCCAATCGAAGGAGCTGGTGGTCCCACGATCAACGAGTCGTTGATCGTCATCCGCTGCTTCGACTAGCGTCCGAAACTTGGGCAGTCTCTCCTGCTGTTACACCACTGTGGCAGGTGTCGCCCTCCCTTGTGCTGGAGACGCAGTGGAGCCACGGGGAGTCGAACCCCGATCTCTAGCTTGCAAAGCTAGCGTCTTCCCATTGGACAGATGGCCCCATGTTGGCACCCCCGCTCGGATTCGAACCGAGACAAAGAGCTTCGAAGGCTCCTGCCTGAATCCTTCAGGACGAGGGCATTGGTTGCAGGAGCCGTGTTGCACCGGCATGGCCAAGGGTATGAGCCTTGGTTGGGAGCTAGGACTACCCTTCCTGCGGCGTCTCTGACAGGAGTCGAACCTGTACAAACCCAGCTTCGGAGGCTGGTGCCCTATCCATTAGGCCACAGAGACATCGTAGATCAGTCTCAACCGACGACGAAGCTTTCGCATCGCCTTCCATTCAATCTGGCGAACCCTCTCCGAGCTGAGTCCAAGGATGAAGGCGATCTCTTCCAATCGAGTCTCTCCAGCATCGGCGAGATCCAAGACACAAAGAGAGTCACTATTGCTGGTCCTTTGGTGGTACACGCAGGAAGACCACTTGCAAGGTCTCGCCTCGTTGATTCCACCAGGTAAGCAGTCGCCACGAGTCTTCGGATCCACAGATCACCGCTTACACCAAATAGATTTGCGGGCCGCAAATCTAAGCGCCTCGTATGGGAATTGAACCCATCTCGACCTGCATTGACAATGCAGCGTCCACCCCAGTGGACTTACGAGGCCAAAACTTGCGGGGCCGACGGGAATCAAACCCGCCTCGCTGGCGTGACAAGCCAGTCGCCTCATCAGATGCGTACGGCCCCAAATCATGTACAATGGTCGGAATGAACCCCACCGATCTTGCCTGGGTAGCGGGCCTTCTCGAAGGGGAGGGTTCTTTCATGGCTGGTCCTCCATCACACCCCAACCAACCTGGCATTGTCATCGAGATGACAGACCTCGACGTACTACAACGACTTGCCAGGATTCTCGGTGTAACCAGAATAAAGATTCGAAAAACTGGCTGGAAACAGTCCTGGAGAGTCCTCGTGCGGTCACGGAAGGCGGCCGACTTGATGAGGCTGCTCCGTCCGTGGATGGGTTCTAGACGACAAGCTCAAATTGATCATGCCTTACAGAACTACAATCAGTCGCAGAGTGATCTGAGACAGCTTGTCCTGCCACCTATCAATGAGCTTAGGCATCTCAACCGTAGTCACTCTATGAGGGAACTTGGAAAGATGTTCGGTTGCAGCCAAACGAAAATCTATCGGGCTCTTCACAAAGCAGCCTGAAAGTTCTTGAGTAACCCTGTAAGCGGGGTTCTGTCGTGGATAGTCATTCCTCTAGGCCCACCGTCACCGATGGGCTCAAGCAGCAACCCGGAAACTCGGGCGAGCAGCCCTCGAACGTCCCCTGTTTGCCTTGCTCCGGGCCTCGCCCCATGCCTCACATGTTACCACGTGAGCGGTGGGCTTTTACCCCACCGTTTCACCCTTACCTCGGTTGCCCGAGGCGGTTTGTTTTCTGTTGAACGAGTGAGACATCACTGCCTCCCAGGCGTTACCTGGAACCCTGCTCTATGGAGCCCCGACTTTCCTCAGGGCCGGAGAAGCCCTGCGACTATCTGAGATACTCAAGTTGTTGAGAGAGATGACAAGGGACGCAGAGACTTTTTTGGGACCGGCGCTCTGCCAACTGAGCTACGTCCTCCATATCGTTTCCGGGGAGAACGACGGGACTCGAACCCGCGACCACTGGTTTGAATTGTAATCCCTACAGCATTCACCACTCTCGGTAGGCGCACGAGGAATTGCACCTCGACCTCCGATTTATCAGACCGGCGTTCAGAACTGACTAAACTATGCGCCTGTAGCGTCCCCACAGGGAGTCGAACCCTGATCTTCTCGCTGAGAACGAGAGATCCTGAGCCATTAGACGATGGGGACATGAATGAAAGGCGACGACAAAAGTTGGTGTGTCAACACCTCATCTCCAAGGTTTCCCTCTTCGAAGGTGGGTATCGATCCCACTCCTCCAGCTCTTGCGAGCTGACGTGCTGACCATTGTAGACAACACCGGCATTCGTCGCTGGCGTCTCCTTCAGGATTCGAACCTGAAATCTGGGTTTCGTAGACCCATGTGATATCCGTTTCACCAAGGAGACATGTCAGTTTCAGGGCGGGACTGACAGCCCGCTCCAACCTCCGGTTCCCACTCCAGTAGCCCGGCGTCCCGGGGTGAGTGGTTGCGGATGTCCTGGTGACCCTGACGGGAATCGGACCCGTGTTCCGAGCGTGAGAGGCTCGTGTCCTTAACCGCTAGACGACAGGGCCGTGTCGAAGTCTGGAAAGATGGGCTGGAGAGGTTTCCGAGGGAGAGCTTCCGGGGGCGGTGTGCTCTCCTCCACGGAGGACCCTGAGTGTGGGGCTGTAGCTCGAAAAGAAGACATCTCACAAGCACAACTACAATACTCAGTGGTCGTGTATGCCGCTGGCTTCTCACCACACCAAGCACAAGGTCGTTTCACTCTGGTACCCCTGGCAGGATTCGAACCTGCGATCACACGCTTTAGGAAAGCGGGGCCTTATCCACTAGACTACAGGGGCGTAGACTACACCTGGCGGAAGGCAGAGGTCTCGAACCCCAGACCCTTTCAGGTCCGACCTGTTTTCAAGGCAGGCTTGGCTCCCAGCCAATTTACCTTCCGAACTCAGCCCGTTGTTCCTTCTCGGAGAGCCTGGCTTTCTGCTCTTGCCAAGTCTGCTGACCTAGATTGCCCTTCATACCGTTGCCCTTGTGGGGCTTGCACCAAAGACAACCCGACCGTCGATTTTTGCTTCGACCGCGCTTGTGATGTGCCATGAGTCACTCCTTGCCGGCGTCACCGGCTTGAACGTGATCTCGTGGACATCCCAGAACGACATGGCCTGAAAGTTGGCAGTCTTGGGGCGAGTTGTCAACCGTTTATGGATCCTCTTGGGCGTGGTCATCTACTCTTCAACGGTAAGCTTCCTGCTCGCCATCGGCCCCTACGTGAATGACCAGGGGAAGTATGTGCTCTGGCAGGACCAGGGGCTTCAGTTGTTCGGCCTTCAGAGACGGACGAACTTGCAAGACATCCTGGCCATCCCACTGAACAGCATCCTCTCGGGTCTCGGCCTCTTGCAACATTACCCAAACACGGTCCAGCGAGCCCGAGTAGACACCTGGATTAGGGTTGTCGAAGCCGCTGTAACTTTGCCGAGTGTCGGACCCTACTACTACA